CAATGCAATGAAGCATGGCAATAAAACTCCTAACTTAGCACAATCTACTAACCGTGGTGGTGAACTTGCAACTGAAGCATACAACTCTAAAAAAACGGTAAGTAGTTTTGGTGTAAATAGAAAAAATAGTGCTTACGTTAAGAAATATGATCCAACTTCAATATCAAAAATAGAAACGCAAGAAGATTTTATATTTCAACGTAAAGCTATTATGACTAACTTAATGAATAAAAGAATCAAGTTAGTTATGCCAGGTAATTTTCAATTAACTTCTGGTTTTAATTTGAATTTGAGGGTACCAGATTTTTCAATAAAAGAACCTGGTGATGATGAGAATGAAGATCGTGGAACAAGTGGTAAATATTTGATTATTGCCACTCGTCATATTATTGGTTTTGAGAAACATGAAACAATATTAGAAGTTGCAACAACATCCAATGAACTTGGATTTATACCACAAGGTGTGGCAGATCAAAATCAAGCAATAAAGACATATGGATCCTACTGAAGATAATAAAGACTTTGCTGGCAAAAATGGATTCATCTGGTTCGTGGGTGTCGTTGAGGCTATCAATGATCCCTTAAAACTGGGTCGGTGTCGTGTTCGTTGTGTCGGTTGGCATACAGATAATAAATCGTTGTTGCCTACAGATTCGTTGCCTTGGGCGCAAGTAATGTTACCAACAAATAACGTTAATCCATATCCACCAAGACAGTCTGATATGGTAATAGGGTTTTTTACAGATGGACCGAATGCACAAGATCCAATTATTATAGGCACACTTCCTGGTATTCCATTGTCTGCTGGAAACTCACAGCAAGGTTTTTGTGATCCAAGAACATCGGCAGAACTTGCGGCAGCACCTGTAAAGCCTGATGAGTCTGCTACAAATTATCCACGAAAGTTGGATGAACCAACAACATCACGTTTAGCAAGAAATGATTCTGATTATCCGTCAGCAATCAATACAGCAAAGAAAACAAAGAAAGCAAGTAAAGTAGAACCAGATTCTTACTATGCTGCCAAGTATCCATATAACAATGTGTACGAATCTGAATCTGGACATGCATTAGAGTTTGATGACACTAAAGATGCAGAACGAATACACATGTATCATCGGTCGGGTTCTTATGTTGAATATGGTCCATTAGGTGATCGTTCGGAAAGAATACAAAGAAATAAGTTTGAAGTTGTAATTGGTAACGAACAAGTATATGTCAAGGGTGATGTTACAGTTTTTATTGATGGAAATGCCACTGTAGATGTGGGTAAAAACGCAAAACTTAAAGTTGGCGGCAGTTTTCAAGCAGACATTGGTGGCACATGTAAGATAACGTCTGGTGGTAATATGTCATTTAAAGCGCCACGTATTGATTTGAATTAATATGAAACACGAATTTATTATTTTAGTAAAAGGTAAATTAAAAACTTACACTAACTGGGAAGATATTCCAGAAAAGTTTGATAACGTAATCAAGTTTAATCCGTATATGCCTCCTCCTCCACACACGGAAAAAGAACATGATGAGATAGAATCTTGGATGCCAAGGTTTAAAGAATTGATGAGTAGAGAAACAAAGTGACTCTATCAACGTATGGTAGACAATTTACAGATGTGCCCGCAGGTGAAACCGTTACCATAACTGCATCTGCTTTAGTCAATCCAATAGTAATAACATATGTTGGTGCTACAGTTGATGGTAAATCTATCTCTAGTGTAACTATGTCAAATACTAGTTGTATATTATCTGATCCTTTAACACAAACATATACAACGACTTTTACATTAACTGGTCAATATAGTTACGATTTAGCAACAGAAGATGAGTTTATTGCAATTAATACTAAAAATTATATTTCATCTTCAGAAGATTTTGAACAATTAACTTATCAATCATATGATAAATTAATTGCGGAAAAAGGAGTAAAATGGGATCAAATTATTAAATTTTATCCAGATAGGTCACCAGAAAAAACTGTAATCTATACATTCACTGGAGGCACTCCAACAACGACTACACAAAAAGTACATTTGATACCAACAAGACAATTTACTAGGTTACAGAGTATAATGCAATCTATATCACCTAATAGAGTTGTTACAGATGCATCGGGTAATATAATAACACCAGGTTATAGTTCCGACCCATCAGGTTGGACATAGGAGAAATTAATGCCAGCAGCAACTAGAATTGGGGATACAGATATCACTCATTGTTCAACACCGGCAAGAGCTGAAGGAGCTTCAAAGGTATTTGTAAATGGAATACCTTGGAGTTGTCAGGGTCACACAAATACTCCACATCTTATTCCGAATGATGATCCATGTTCGGTTCATGCTGCCAGTATATCTTCTGGTTCGTCCACCGTTAAAGTGCAAGGACGTGGCGCTGGAAGAGTAGGAGACAGTATTTCAGGATGTACTGCTGTGGCATCTGGTTCTGGTAATGTTTTTGCTGGAGGTTGAATAAATAAACGATGTCAACAAAAATTACTTCAAATGATCCAACAATTACCGCAGAAAGGTCGTTTAAAGACCTTGATCTGAACTTCACTTCACATCCGATTAAAAAAGATGTGAGTAGACATTACAATGAAAAGGCGATCATTAATGCAGTCAAGAACTTAGTTTCCACTAATTTTTATGAGAAACCATTTCAACCAGACTTTGGTGCAGGTATTAGAGGACTATTATTTGAACCTGTTGATTCGGTTTTTGGTGCATCAATTGAAAGAAAATTAAGTGAAACAATAAAAAATTATGAACCTAGGGTGGCAATTGAATCTATTACTGCTATACCAGCACCCGATGAGAATGGATATAAAGTTAGAATGGTGTTTTTCATCATCAACTCTCCAAATCCAGTAACGATTAACTTCTTTTTAGAGCGTATAAGATAAAATGACAGATCGTCTAAGAGTAACCGAACTTGATTTTGATACAATCAAGCAGAATCTAAAAACATATTTAAAAGCACAATCTGAATTTACAGACTATGACTTTGAAGGTTCTGGTTTGAATGTGTTGTTGGATATTCTGGCATATAATACTCATTACAATGCATATTATTTAAATATGGTTGCAAATGAATCATTTATGGACACGGCTTTATTAAGAGATTCTGTTATTTCTCACGCAAAAGTTTTAGGTTATGTTCCATATTCACGTAAGACTTCTGAGGCAACTTTAAATTTTACTGTTTCTACCAGTTCAAATACTTCATCAACGTTGACTATACCTAAAGGATTTTCCTTCTTATCGAATGAAATTGATGGTATCAGTTATAATTTTGTAACTCTTGCGGAAACAACTGCGACAAAGTCTAATACAGACTTTACATTTTTAAACTTGCCAATATACGAAGGTCAGTTGGTATCATATAATTACACATATGATCAAACAACAAATCCAAAACAAACATTTTTAATACCTGACACTAATATAGATACTTCTACTATTTCTTTAACTGTACAAGCATCATCAACCAATACATCAATTGAAACTTTTATGTTGGCTACGGATGCCGGCAATGTTACAACAACTTCACCAGTATTTTATTTGCAGGAAGATAAAGGAGAAAAATATAGCATTTACTTTGGAAATAATGTTATAGGTAAAACAATAACGAATGGTAATATTGTATCTTTAAGTTATTTAATTACAAACGGTGATGTTGCGAATAAAGCAAACAATTTTGTTGCAACGGGAACATTGGTAGATTCTTTAGGCAACTCATTAACAGACTTTACAATTGATCCTATAAGTTCTTCTTCTGGTGGATCTGAACGTGAATCCGTAGACGAAATTAAATTTGCAGCACCTCTTCAGTTTACTACTCAAAATCGTTTGATTACTTTTAACGATTATGCATCGTACATCAAGAAAAATTATTCTGCCATAGACTCGGTTTCTGTTTGGGGTGGAGAAGATGAATCACCTCCAGTTTTTGGTCGTGTTTTTGTTTCTTTAAAACCAAAACAAAATTATTATCTTTCTGATGTTGAAAAACAAAAAATTATTGATGAAATTATTAAACCAAAAGCTGTTGTAGCTGTACAAACAATTATTCGTGATCCAGAATATCTATATTTGTTAATAAATTCAAATGTTTCATATGATGCTAAAAAAACTATTTTAACTAAAGAACAAGTAATTTCTGCTATTCGTTCTTCTATTTTAACTTATAAAACGCAAAACCTGGATCAATTTAATTCAAAATTTATTTTATCAAGATTACAAGATGCAATTGACAATACAGATGTCAACTCAATTATTGGATCACAAACTGTAATTAAATTACAGAAAAGGTTTAAGCCGTCTTTAAATGCAAATAAATCTTACAATATTGTTTTTGGTGCTCCTCTACATAGAGGTACAATTACGAACAAGATGACCTCTACTCAATTTAAAGTATATGATAATCAAGGAATTGAAAGAGAAGTTATCTTTGAAGAAACACCACAATCATATACTGGTATCTCTTCAATTGCAGTTTTAAATGGTGGTGTTGGTTATACTTCGGCACCCACAATAACCATTTTGGGTGATGGATATGGTGCAGAAGCATCTGCAATAATTGTTAATGGTAAAATTAAAGAAATTAATATAACAAAAACTGGTATTGAATACACCAAAGCCACTATATCAATTTCTGGTGGTGGTGGATATGGAGCTCAAGCTGCTGTTTCGGTTGATTCCAGAATAGGTACTGTTCGAGTTGTATACTTTGACCAAAATGCAGTAAGACAAATCGTAAATGGTAATGCCGGCACAATTGACTATAATGCTGGTATAATTTACATTAACAATATTTTAATTAATTCAGTAAGTTCAATTGATGGATATCTCAGACTAACTATTGAATCTGATAAAGGTATTATTGGAACTTCTAAAAATATTATTATTACATTAGACAAAGATGATCCAACTTCTATTAGTACAATCTTAGAAACTGTATAATGACGACAGATTTAAAAACATCACTACTTGTTAATCAACAGGTTCCTGAATATGTTAGAGACGAATATCCCACATTTATAGCTTTTCTTGAGGCTTACTATGAGTTTTTAGAAACTAAGCAAGGAACTGAAAAAAATGATTTGGTCACTCAAGCCAAAAAGTTAAAAAATATTTCTGATATTGACGATTCAATTGAAGAGTTTGAAAAAAGTTTTTATAATACGTATGGTTCACTTGTACCTTTAGAGGTTCAATCCGATAAAGCACTTCTTTTTAAACATCTATTACCTCTTTATAGAATAAAAGGTAGTGAAAATTCTTTCAAACTTCTTTTCCGTTTAGTATTTGGAGAAGATATTGATGTTATTTTACCCCGTAATAATGTCTTAAAAGCATCCAACAGTAAATGGACGATTGATAACAAACTTCGAATTAATACTGATGTTTATACAAATTATGTTGGTGACGGTTTAACTAAAGAATTTATTTTAGCACAAATTGTAACAACCAATGATATTACAGTTTATATTAATGATATTGAAACAAATTCTTTTTTTATACGAAAAGAATATCGTAAAATAATTTTTGATACTGCACCACCAAATGGTTCTGTTATTAAAGTTGTTTATGATAAATTTGATGAGAAACTTTTTCAAAACAGAAAAGTTATAGGTTTAACTTCTGGTGCATCTGCAATTATTGAAATAGCTAGTCGCCGAATTCTTTCCGATGTATTAAATCTTGGTTTACCTATTGAATTGTTAATCAACACAACTTCTTTAGAAGGTAATTTTTTAAATGGTGAATTTGTAACCATTCCTATTATTGACGCTAATGGAATTCTATTAGATGTTCGTGCATCTACATTTTCTATTGTTAAAAAAGTTAATATTATTAATCGTGGATTTAATTACAGAGTAGGTGATCCAATTTCTATTATTGGTGGTAATTCAATAACGAGTGCTATTGCCACGGTTGGAACTGTATTCTCTGGTGCAATTAATCGTGTTTTAGTTTTTCATGGCGGTGCAGTTTTTACAAATGGCTCTCCTATTTTAATTTCAGCAAATGGAAATTCCGTTTTTAATTTAGTTGTTGATGCTATTGATGAATCTGGAACTAATTCTGCGAATACATTTATCGTTAGCACTGACATAATTGATGATTATAAAAATATTTTAATTAGTGCATCAGATTATGGTTTTCCAAATGCAAACAATCCTACGGGTGAAAACGTAAATACACGTATTATTGATTCACTTTCATATGATGTGTTAAAAGTTGGACCAATTGCAAATGTTAGAGTTTTGTCCGCCGATGCATCAGTATTTACTCCTATTTTAGACGGATTTGGTGCATCATATGGTCCTGGCGCAGCAATTAGAACTGTAAAAAGTTTAGGTAGTATTGCACGATTTAAAATTAATAACGGTGGAATAGGATATGCAGTTGGTGATGAGATTGTTTTTGGTTCAAATCCTGTAGCAACATATGGACAAGGTGCAGCTGCTGTTGTTGCTAACGTAGCATTAAATGGTTCTATTCGAAAAATTGAAGTTGCAAATACACGAATTTCTGGCACAGCCACAATTTCAACGAGTGGTGTTGTCGTATCAGGAACTGGCACAAAATTTACTACAGAATTAAAAGTTGGTGACACAATTGATATTAATAACCAGTCTAGAGTAATTGCCACAATTACTGATCCAATAACAATGTCTGTAACACAGCCTTGGACATATGCATCAACTAATAAACGTATTGGTGTATATAATTATTATCCAAAAGGTGGTTTTGGATATGTACAGAATAATTTTCCAACTATAACTGTATCATCTCTTTTAGGTTCAAATGCAAATATAGTAATTGATTCTATTGCATCAGATAATGAACAGTTGCAAGGTACCTCTGATGATGTTCCTGGTGCGATTCTTTCTGTTAGAGTTCCAGTACCTGGAAGTGGTTATCAATTTGTTCCTATTGCAACTGTAATTAGTTCTACAGGTAGTGGTGCATCTCTTGTTCCAGAAATTGAACGGTCTTATGTTTCTTCTACAGGTCGTTGGGAAACTTCTGATTCTTTATTATCAACATCAGAAAGAAAAATTGCTGGCCGTCAATATTATGTTGATTACTCATATGTAATTTCTTCTAAAGTGGAATTTTACAAATATAAAAAGATACTAAAGGATTTATTACATCCAGTAGGTTTTGTAAATTATGCTGAATATCAAAAATCAAATTCTTTTAGTGGTTCTACTATTAATGTAGAAAATACAAAAGAAATTACACTTTCTGGTAAAATTAATGTTTCAAATGGAAGTGTACTTGTTACAGGTCTTTCTACTAAATTTAATATCGCAAATCAAAAGAACATTCTAACTCCAGGCACAAGAATTGCAGTTAATGGTGAAATCAGGACTGTTAATAGTATTATCTCAAATACTACACTCTTAACTTCAGAAAATTTATCCAACATTTGGATTACAAATTCGGGTTCAGGATATTCAAATGGATACCTGAATATTAATAATGGTGGTGGTATAATTACAAGTTTAACTATTGGTTATAAAGGTGCTGGGTATTCCAATGGTATCTTATTGTTTACTGGTTCAGATCAATCTATATCAGCTGTTGCTAATGTTGAAGTTTTTCCTTCTAATGGTTCATTAAGAAGAGTTACATTGTCAAGTGGCGGATTATTTTCAAAAACACCTATTGCTACACCAGATACACCTGCAGGTAACGTAGTTTATGCCAACTCAATTACGATTACTAATCCTGGTTCGGGTTATTCAAATGGTTTTTTAAATTTTTCTGATGGTGATCCAATTCGTGTACCAAAAGTCAATATAGAAGTTTATCCCTCAAATGGTGGAATTAGAACAATTCTTACTACTGGAATTGATCCTGGTTTGTATAGAGGTCCTGGTTTTCCAACACTCACACCAAACACAAGTCCAAACGTGGTTATATCTAAAGTTACTGTTACGAATAATGGACTTGGGCATTCAAATGGTGTATTGACAATTACTGGTGGAGGTAGTTCTAGGGCAGCACAAGTTGCAGTTGAAGTTAATGCTAATGGCAGTATTGTTAGTACCACTATTTTAGACCCCGGACTTTATACTTCAGCAGTTAATGTGGCAAGTATTACTGCCAATACTAATGCTGTAGGTGTAAATAGTTTTGTTATATTCACTGGTGGTGGAACAGGTAATACTGCGGCTAACGCAAGAATTTATGTAAATACTGCTGGTTATATTGTTAATGTTGTGGTTATTGCTAATGGTGCATATGTTAGTTTACCAACTGCAACAGCAAATACGGGTAATGGAGTTTTCACTGTAATTACGCAATCTATCATAAAAGCTACTGTGAATAACACACCACTTCACGTATCGTCATTTGCAGCAAATACTGCAACTTATAACGGTCGTGCAATAGCTAATGGGTATATTGTATTCACTGGAGGTAATCCTGTAATTAATGCTAACGTGTCTTATGAAGTGTATCCAAACACAGGTACGATAAGATCATACACTATTAATCAGGTTGGATTATATCGCACAACACCTAATGTTGCTCCTAGTTCTGTACCTTATTCGGTAACAGAAGTTTGGCCAACTGATGGTGGTAGTGGATATGCAAATGGATATATTGTTATTCAAGGTGGTGAACCGATAATGAACGGTAATACTGGAGTAGGAAACACCTCTTCTTTTGCCAATACAGGTTATCCAACATCAAACGCTAACGTACAAATTATTGTTAATAGTATAGGTGCTATCGTTAGAACTATTATTACAAACATTGGACTATATGCAAACGTTTCTAATATTAATTTGAATGGTGCTGTTGAAAGTATTATTGCTAATTCGGGCGCAAGAACTGTTAATAGTTGGATTACATTGTCTAACCCACAAACATATGGCAACACAAGACTCAATTCAAATGTGGCAAATGCCAGAATTTTTGTAAATACTGCTGGATATGTTGTTAATGTGGCTGTTTTTGCTAATGGTATTTACTATGGTACGCCAATAGTTACTAATTTAAGATATTATGAAAATACTGCATCAGTTCCAGCAGGTTCGGGTGGATTAAATGGACAAACATCAAATGCCGCCTTTACAATTACGATGGGACCAAGAACAATTTATGCTGGTAATGGTGTAAGTCAAAACGGCTCAGGTGCTCGTTTCAGAATTTCTTATAATGCCAATACATCAAACATTGCAAATATTGCAGCCACAATGACATCAAATACATTGTACACTGCAACAATTGCTTTAACTGCAAATAGTAACTCTACAACAAATGCAACATTCACTGTTTACCCTGTATCTAATGTTCAAACAGTAGCTAATATTACGGTAGGATTTACTGGTCAGAATACACCAGCAAACGTATCAGTTGAAGTTTATCCTGCTAATGGTGCTATTAGAAATCTAACAATTAATACTCAAGGTAATTACTATTATCCGCCAGATATAACGCCAGATAGTGTGGGAACTGGTGCAGATTTGAGAGTGAACAGTAAAGGAATTTTTACTCAAACTGCTAACAATCAAGACTTAATTGTCTACAAATAGAGAATAAATACAATTTATGACATCAGCAATTTCTAAAAAATTAAATTATTCTGTGGCCCAGCAGTTCAAGGAAGGTTTTTATGAACCTTCTCCTACTCTTGGATATGTTTTTATTGGTAATCATTTAAGCTATCAAGACGAAAACACTGTACCATCTATTACCGACAGTATCAGAGATGAAAAAACTGTATGGAATAATATGATTGCCGCTAAAAAAATAACAGGTACGGATGTAGAACTTGTTATTCCTAGAGTTAATTGGACCGCTAATACAAGATATAAACAATATGATGATGCCATTTCGGTATCAGATTTAATTACTGCTTGTGCTGCGGTATATAATGTAGCAAGTATTACTGTTAATACTAACGCAGTAGGTGTAAATAGTTTTGTTACATTTACTGGTGGTGGAACCTCTAACGTTGCTGCTAATGCAAGAATATATGTAAATAGTCGAAACTATATTATTAATGTTGAGGTTATTGCTAATGGTTCATACACCAGCACACCAACCGCAACAGTAAATACTGGCAACGGAGTTCTTACTGTAATCACTAATTCTGTATCTCCATATATTAACCCAGTTTATGTGATGACTACATCTCGAAATGTATATAAATGTTTGTCAAATAATTCTTCAGCAAATTCAACCGTAGAACCAGTTGGAGATTATACGACATCAAATGGTAACATTTCTACTTCTGATGGATATATTTGGAAGTATATGTATAATGTTAAACCATCAAACAAATTCCTAACAAACGCTTGGATTCCAGTACCATCTTCAGTAAATCAAATAGATTATCAAAGTAATATATTGGATGTTGTTGATGGTGAAATTGCAACAATCGTAGTATCAAATTCTGGATCTGGATATTATGAAAGTAATATTTCTATTCCTTCTACATTTCAATCTGGTTGTACCGTTTTCACACTTTCGGGTGAAGATATTGCAAATGCAAATGTTTCTATACAATCTGCTAACATGTCAATATCTGGAACAGGAGTTACTCCAGGGTCTTATATTTCTTCTATTGATATTGCAAATGCAAAAATAACGTTGTCGGCTCCAACTGTAGGTGCGGGTGGTGGTGGAACAACTGCAAATCAAGTATCTTTAACTACTAGAGTTTATGTGGATGGAGACGGTACACCTTTAGAGGGATATGCAACACTTAGTGCTAGTGGACAAATAAGTAAAGTCACTGTTACGACTATTGGAACTGGATATACGATAGCAAATGCTTACATATTTGGAACAGGAACTGGTTGTATAGTTAGACCTATTCTGGATCCAAAATATGGACATGCTTATAACCCAGCCAAAGAATTGGGTTGTTCTAATGTAATGGTTGCTGTAAAAATTGGTGAAATTGACTCTACAGAAAATGGAGTAATTTCAGCAAATACCACATTTAGGCAATATGGTATTCTTGTGGATCCTCATAAATACGGTAGTTCTTCTGTTGTAACATCTGTAAATGCAAGCTCTGTGATATCACAAACTACCAATCTTCAACTTGTTACTGGTGCAAGTTATGCATTAGATGAATTTGTTTATCAAGGAACATCTGCTAATTCTGCATATGCATATGGATTTGTTGTGGATCAACAAAATTTGGTTAGACTGACTAATGTTCGAGGTTCATTTACTGTAGGTGTTCCTCTTATTGGAGCAAATACTGGTACAAGTCGTTTGGTTATTGGATCCACGCTGCCAGAATTTCAACCCTATAGCGGTGATATTTTGTATACTGAAAACGCAATTAAAACAACCAGATCAGATGGTCAAGCTGAGAGTATTAAACTTGTTGTTAAATTTTAAAGGTTAAGAAATGGCACTTACTACGAATTTTAATGTTGATCCTTACTACGATGATTTTGATGATAATAAAGATTTTCATCGCATACTGTATAAACCAGGTAATGCAGTTCAAGCCCGTGAATTAACTCAATCACAAACAATTCTTCAAGATCAAATTAAAAAATTTGGTGACCATATTTTTCAAAATGGTTCGGTTGTAACTGGCGGACAAGTCACAATTCAAAATACAGCGTATATTAATCTGGCCTCAACATATGCAACAAACGACATTTCATATATTGGATTTGATAAAGTTCAAATTTATAACTCTGCCAACACTAAACGTGCCTATGTTTTAGCGTCTTATGATGCAGATTCGCTTGCTGACCAACCTGTCACTTTGGTAATTAATCAATTATTTGGTGATCCATTTGTTGCTGGTGAAACAATTTATACAGCAAATACTGATACAAATGCTGTCACTTATTATGCGAATGTGGCAGCAACAAATCCAACAGGTAATAATCAAACTTTTTCTATCAACAATGGTGTATTTTATTATGAAGGATACTTTGTAAAAAATCAACCTCAATCGGTTGCAATTGACAAATATAGTCGTAATGGTAATACAATTATTGGTTTTGAGGTTACTGAAGGTATTGTTGATTATACGCAAGACACTTCACTTCTCGATCCTGCACAAAGTTCGTCCAACTTCCAAGCTCCTGGCGCTGATAGGTACAAAATCAGTTTACTTCTTGCAAAACGTGGTTTAACCAGTACAGACTTAAGCCAATTTATCGAATTAGCTACTATTAAAAATGGTTTGCCGCAAAAAGTTGTTCAAACTCCAATTTATGGTCCACTTGGTGATGAACTGGCTCGCCGAACGTCTGACGAATCTGGTGATTATGTAATTAAAAATTTTGAGATTTCTATTACGGATAGTGAAGCAAATTCTGCGTTTGCAAACGTTACGTTGAGTGCAGGTAAAGCATATATTAAAGGTTATGAATTTCAGACAATCGCACCTACAGTAATTAATATACCAAAACCAAGAACAGTAGAGTCTCTTGTTAATCAACCGGTTTCTATCAATTACGGTTATTATATTTACGCTAATAATTTATATGGTAATTTTGGAACCAACCAATTTAATACTGTAGAACTTTCTCTTTTAAATACGACACAAGCAACTAACTATTTAACAAGTGCTGCAACAGCAAATACCGCAGTGTATGCCAATACAATTATTGGTTCTGCTAAAGTTAAAGGAACATCTTTTTATAGTTTTGGAGCCAATACTTTTGACAGTGGTGCATACACATACAAAGTTTTTTTAACTGATATTAATACAACACAATGTGGTTACGCTAATGGTACAGGTGTTCTTGCATTAGGAGGCGGTACAAGTACAGTTTTATTGCCTACAGGTTTTGCTGCAAACAATGATGTTTATAAAGGTCTGTTGCTAAAATTTACTGCTGGTACTAATGATACTTCAGAAAGAACAATTACTGATTATACGTATAGTCCTGGTGGTTCACCTACAGGAGTTTCAATAACTAGTACAGATGGATATTTTAGTTGTTCTCCAACATCTTTTGTTATGACACCTGGTCAACAAATTGCTCTTAGCGGTAGTATTGCACCAGTTGCATTAGGAAATTTAACATCCAATGTAACATCAATTACCGCCAATGGTAGAACAGTTAATAGTTGGATTACATTTTCAACTTATGGTCTTAATCCAGGAGTAAATCCTGCCAACGCAAGGATATTTGTTTACGGTACTGGTGCTAATGCTGGTTACGTTCAGAACGTTACTATTTACGCTAACGGTTCTTATAGTAATACACCAAACATAACTGGTTTAACATATTATGAAAATACGATAGCCGTTCCAACAAGTACATCAAACGCAACATTTATTATACAAGGTTCAGGTAACGTTAGAATAACTAGCACCGGTGGCGATTTCATTTATCCACCAGGATTTTCAGGACTAAAAGTTGGACAATCTGTTACGCTTGCTAACACTCCCAATTCACAAGTAGGAATATCAGTAGGTGTGATGCCAGGTCAAGCATATTATGGATCAGGTTTTGCACCTGTAGGTACCTTTACTGGTAACATTACTAATGGTTATGCAAATACGTCACAAACTTATTACATTATTGCCACTAATGGTTCAACAACATTTAGATTATCGGCAACTCCTGGTGGTTCTGCTATTACGACTTCAATTGGTTCACTTTATGGTATGTCGTTTACTGTTTCTGGTCCCACAATTACAAATTATGCGAATACATCAGCATCAGCACAAACTTATTACATTATTGCCACTAATGGTTCAACAACATTCCAATTAGCAGCAAATATTGGTGATGCCACAAGTGTTATTACAACTGTACCAAGTACACCTATTGGATTGACATACACTGTAAGCGATGCTAGAATTGCAACTTTAAGTAATGGATTTTTAACGCCAGTTAGTAATAATCATCGTTTTGTAATGAATACTACTTTTGGTAGTGTAGAATCTTTAGTAGTTAGAAATACTTCAGGTCAGGCTATTACATATGCTAACGTATCTCCATCGTCAAAACTTTTGAGTTTGAATCCTCAGTTACTTGAAAGATACGGTCGTTTTCAACCAGTTATTATTCAAGAAGTGTCGAATGAACCTTTGTTGATACGAATTGGTAAAACTAATGTAGCGGATAATTCAATAACGAATTTCGTTTACACTTATCAAAGATTATATCAAAGTATTCCATTTAACGGTGGAGTTTCTTCGGCATTATCTGTAGGCACTGGCGAAACTTTAGTTGATCCTGGTAGTGCAACATCATCATCATCAGAATTACAATATTATGAAGTCATTGTAACTAATGCTGGTACTAGTACATCAATGGTAAAAGGCCAATATGTGCCAGCACAACAATTCAGTGTAAGTACCGCAGATCGTACTATTTCAGTCGATGGTGGTGCCGACATGACAGCAAACATTTATGCTACAATTAGTGCATCTAATCCTACATCAAAATCTAAAACATTCACTAAAGCGAATACAATTTTAGTTGAAAATACAGGTAGTGCCACTAAAGATATTTTTGGTAATGCTGCTGTTTTTGTGGCTACAGTCGATGGTCAAACACAGATTGCTGAAAGTTTTGTTGTTAAGAAACCAAATTCTCCTCAATATTTGTTTGTTACTGACGTACACTCAATCAATGCTATTTTTGATTTTAACGGCACAGCAATTAATCTTACAAATTATAATGCATTAAATGCATCAGCTAATGTAACTGATCGGTATACTGTAAATACTGGACAAAAAGATTCTTACTATGATTGGAGTGCAATTGTTTTAAAACCGGGAATAACTGCTCCACGTGGTCCTCTTCTTGTTCGGTACAATAGATTTAGATCAACAGGATCAGGATTCTTCAACGTAGACTCATATACACGGTTAGGTTCACAAGAAAATGGTGGAAAAGGTATTGACTATGGTCAAATTCCAATTTATACTACACAAACTGGTAATCCATTAAAACTCAGTGATTATTTGGATTTTCGTCCTGTTCGCAAGGATGGAGTTGATTCCGCCACTGCAAATTATTTTGTCTTAGATATAGAAGAGTCTGGAGTAGGTACAAAAATTCCTACACCTGGATCATTCGTATACATTAATTATTCTTACTATTTACCACGTATTGATAGAATTGTTTTAAATAAGAATAGACAATTTAATATTTTACAAGGTATTCCGGCAGTTAATCCTGTGGTTCTTCCTGAACCATCAGATGCTATGACTCTTTATATTTTGAGTTATCCACCTTATTTAACATATCCTTCGTCAGTACAAATTCAATCGTTTAATAATCGCCGTTACACGATGAAAGATATTGGACTTTTAGAAAGAAGAATTCAAAATCTAGAATTGTACACATCATTATCAATTGCAGAACTTACTACAATACAGAAAAATGATAAAACAATCCGTGATTCGGTTGGTTTATCTAGACCTAAAAATGGTATCTTTGTAGACTCATTTGTTGATAAAGGTTCTGCTGCAATTACGGCTCCAGATTTTAATGCAGCAATTGATATTGTTGGTCGACAACTTCGTGGTTCTTATAATCTTTATTCAACACACCTTATTACAGATACTACATTAAATTATAATACTGAACTTGACGGACCATTGTTAATGATGAACTCAAGTAATACAACATTTATTATGCAAAATAGAGCGTCAAAAACTCTTAATATTAATCCATTTAATGTAGTTAATTTTCTTGGTACAATTAAACTTGATCCTTCTTCAGATGTTTGGAAATCAGATGTTCGTTTAGAGTCACAGAATATTGATCTATCTGGTGGTGATGCGGCACGTGATGCGTGGTCCTCAATTCAAAGCACCTCGTGGGGTGCATGGAATACTCAGTGGACAACCACAAGTGAAGATTTAGGTACTACAACAACAAAAACTGCTTCTGGTACGAATGCTGCAGCAGTAAATCAATTTAATGCAACTGGAGTTGCCAGTAGTGTCAATGGTGGAGGAACTCGGTATTCCATTACGGGTGATGTAACTACCACAACTACGAAAACAACAAAAGAAACGCAAACATTAGATGCTAGCCGTACAGGCATTCTTTCTCAAATTGTTCCTCAACAATTAACCAAATCATTAGGTGATCGTTTAGTTGATGTAAGTGTAGTAAACTTTATGAGAGAGAAAAATGTATTGGTAGTTGCTGAGAAATTTAAACCATACACGACATTATATCCATTCTTTGATAATACAAAAGTAACAAAATATGTTGCAAAAGTTAATCGTTTTGAGATGACGAAAAATAACTTAGAATATAAAACTACTATTGGAGATGCTGAAACTGTAAAGATTTATGCAGCTGCAGCAGATGGAACATATAAGTCAACTGATCTTATAGGAACAGGTGGTGTCGTTTTAACATCGAACAATAATGCATTCTTGGTTAATTTAGTTCCATCAACTGGATCAAATTGGGCATCAGCAGCAACAAATGGTATTGCTGTCGTAGGTAATGTTACTGGTAAATCTTATATCTCTAAAAAATGGTATCATTCAACCGGTCGTGCAATTAGTGGTACAACTAATACGATTGTTCTTGGACTTCATGCTGGTGGAGCACAAAATGCAACTGCATCTAACTTAATCGGTCAGACCATTTATATAATTTATGGAACTGGTAAAGGACAATCTGCCCTCATTTCTGGATACGATTCAGCCACAAGAACTGTTACAATCACTGGAAATTGGGCAACAAATCCAGATTCAAATTCAGTATATTCAATAGGTAGTTTGGATACAACGGCTGAAGGTACTTGTGCTGCGGTATTCATTATTCCTGCTGATATATTCCGAACTGGTGAGAAATTATTCCGTTTAATTGATGATCAAAACGGTAATATTGAAAATTCTCGCACTAATGGTGATGCAAGTTTCTATGCTCAAGGCATGGTACAAACTAAACAAGAAAGTACAGTTACTGTATTTACTCCTACAGTAGTAAGAAGTACAGTATCAGAATCGTTTACAGCATCAACATCGTCAATTAAATCTGTAACTTCTGTTGATGTACAAAAGAATGTTGTTATTGGTTATTATGATCCTTTGGCGCAAACATTCTTGATTAATCCAAAACAATATCCGCAAGGAACTGTTATTGATTCAGTTCGAGTATGTTTTAAAACTAAAGATGTTTCGGTTCCAGTTTCTTTACAACTTCGTCCTGTTGTTAATGGTTTTCCATCATCATCAACAATATATCCGTATGCAGAAAAAACATTAACTCCAGATAAAGTTAATCTCTCTGAAATTCCTGATTTGAATGATCCAACCAAATACACTGAATTTAAATTTGATGTTCCCGTTTTATTGTTACCTGGAGAACATTCATTCGTTCTTGTATCGAATAGTAATGGATACGAAGCATTCGTTGCTGAAATGGGTGCAGTAGATTTAAGAACAAAAGATGCAAATGGAAATGGTATTAAAATTTCTGAACAGCCTTATACTGGATCGTTATTCTTATCTCAGAATGGATCCACTTGGACACCAGATCAAACAACAGATTTGATGTTCTCTATTCAAAAACGAGTGTTTAATACTGGTTTGGGATATGCTTACTTCAATGCAGACTTATCACAATATACAGAAAATATTCCTTATGACGTATTGCAATTAATGTCAACTGATGCTATTGTTGCTAATACTGCTTTACAATATGATTTTTCTGCCGAGATGGATTTAGGTGGACAGCACAGTTTAATACCTCTTTTTCCAAATGATGATTATACTTGCAATGACGGATATGGTCGTAGAATTTTAAATCCAACAACAGGTAATACATCATTTATATTACGTGCGACATTAAACACAACTAATCCTGATATATCACCTATGATTGATGTCAGTCGTATGAATTTACTGACGATTGAAAATAAAATTAATAATATGCCTCTGCAAAACAGTGGATTTGTAATTGTTAATGGTGGTTCTGGTTATACAGGTAACGCCGCAATTACTATTACTCCAGGTGTTGGAGGTGGTTCAGGTGCTGCAGCGATGGGATATGTTGTTGGTGGTGTTGTCACACGTATTGATTTGACCACCAACGGAGGTATAGGTTATTTAACTTCACCAACAATTACGGCAAGTGCTCCAGCTAGTGGTACAACTGCAATAATTACTTATAATGGTGAAGATAAAGCAGTTGGTGGTAATAGTAACATACGATATATTACTAAGAAAGTTCAACTTGCTTCTGGATTTGAATGTGGTGATTTGCGTGTTTACATGGATGCATACCGACCATCAAGTGCTGGAATTCTAGTATATTATAAAGTATTATCTCCATCCGATTCAACTGTTTTTGAAAATAATAACTGGCAGTTGATGACAGAGGCGGCAGACACGGTTAATTTTTCTTCGACAAATGAAGATGATTATGCTGAATTAACTTTTTCTCCTGGGTTATATGGAACTGGTATTTCTGATAATAGAATTTCTTATACTTCAGCAGCCGGTACAACATTTAATATTTTTAATGTGTTTGCAGTTAAAGTGGTTATGTATGGTTCAACTACATATGATGTTCCAAAAATATCCAATTTACGTGTTATTGCATTACCTGCTTCATCAGCAACACCAATATCCACTTTTACTCTATAATAAAATAAGGTAAATCATGTACGTACAAATAGAATCTAATTCCAGTTTAATTAGAGATATTGATAACAGAGCACTGTTAAATACTAATCGTGAGGAGTTAATTACTTATTATACTGAAAGAGATTTAAAACTTAAAGAATTTGAAGATAAGAAATTAATTCAAGAAAAAGTAGACAATTTAGAAAAAGATATAACGGAAATAAAAGATATGTTAAAACAGATCGTACAGATGAGAACCCAAGATGGCAATTAATTCATTATCCACTGCTAATACTTTTCAAGAATGGTTGGTGACAACATCAACACTTGTTGCTGTTACCAATAATCTTACTGATGGATCGAATGGTTATCCACTTCTAATCAATTCACAACTTATTTTGCAGGGCTCAAATGCTAGTATAAACGTAAGAAATAGTGGTGCAATTAATCAACTATATGCTAATACAGCAAATATTTCTAATGTATCGTTTGCTACCAGTAACATATATTTACCCGCCAACGGAAGTTTAATTGGTGGTAACATTCAAATGGCCAACGTCACAAGTAATTTGACAGTTGGTGGCGATGCATTCATTTCAGGTAATCTTGTTGTATCTGGAAACGTAACATTAGATGCGCTTGGTTTTGATGAAATATCGATTGCTGGTGGTGCTTATATTGGTACAGTTTTAAATGTCAGTCAAGGTTCAACATTTACTGGTGATATTATTGCATTAAGTAATGTTAAAACGGTTAATGTTACAAGTAATTTATATGTGGGCGCAAATGCAACTGTATATGGTAATATTTCAATATCTGGAAATACAACGTCTCCGAATGTGAACACGGGTAATCTTACTGCCAATACATTAGTCTTAACTGGTTCATTGCGTGGTGCGGTAAATACTGCAATTTACAATTCAATTACAGCGGCCATAGATGCATCAATTGGGTTTGCAATGGCACTTAGTTAATATAAATGCATAAATAAAGAAAAACAGAGGATTTAATGGCTAATAATTTTAAGAATTACACTTTAAAGTCTGTAGGAACTTCATCAACAAATGTATATGCTGCTGGTACGGGTGTTCAAGCCACTGTAATTGGTATGTCAATAGCAAACATGATTACTACTCCTATTTCCGCTAGTATTATTATAAACGGTGGAGGAATTACCGGTAACGTATTTCTTATTAAAGATGCGACAATTGCTCCCGGTGGTGCATTAATACCTATTGGTGGTGATCAAAAATTTGTTTTGGAAGCAGGAGACTACTTGCAAGTAAACACTTCAATTGCGTCATCGGCTGACGTTATTTTATCGGTTTTGGAGATTAGTTAATGGCTTACCTAGGTAACACACCAGATATTAACAATTATACAATGGCCGTTCAAAAGTTTAACGGTACTGGTGCCTGTACTCAATTTACTTTGAGCCGGAACGTTAGTGATGCTAATACTCTGGCAGTTGTAGTTAATGGTGTTCTGCAAACTCCAGGTGATTCGTATTCAGTAACAAGTGGCATTCTAACTTTTACTGAAGCACCAAATTCAAGTGCAAATAATATTACAGTAACCTATCTGGCATCAAGTGTCATAACATATAGTCTAGTATCTTCAAGTCAATTGTTGGCTGGTTCTGTAACTACTACTGCACTTGCTAAAGGTTCAGTGACAGATGATAAATTAGCTAGTACAGCAATTTTTGACGATGTATTTCTATTTGGTGGAATGTAAATAAAGGAAAATAAAAAATGGCAAGAACATATAGAATTTTAGGACAAAAAAATCCAACAGGAAATACATTAACAACTTTATATACAGTTCCGACTAGTAATTCTGCCATCATATCTTCATTAATAATTGCAAATCTTAACGAAACTGATGGTACCGGAAATTCATTTAGTATTGCAGTTAATATTGGTGGCGTTGCAGTATCAAATTCAAATTATATTGCATATCGTGTTAATTGTCCAGTAAGAGATACTGTTACTATGACTCTTGGTATTACAATGAATGCAGGTACAACTATTTCTGTAAATGCTAATAATTCATTACTTACCTTCTCAGCATTTGGAACTGAAATTTATTAATGGATTTTAAATGAGTCAACGTAGACTTCAAGTTAGTAGAACAGTCGATAGACAAAACCAAAAATTATCTGGTAAAAGATTATCATTAGCTAGAATGTCTGTTCCTAATAGGTTTGTTAATATTTCTATTCCTCCTGGAATATATACTCTCATATATGGTACTACTAGTACATTTACTGTACCCGATGGACTTACTCAAGTAGACTATATCATTGTTGGAGGTGGAGGTGGTGGAGGTGCATTTAGAGGAGGTGGCGGTGGCGGTGGAGGAGTTATTCAAGGAACAAATTTACCCGTAATTCCAGGAACAACATATACGATTAGTATTGGTGCTGGTGGTGCTGGAGGTACAAATGGAGGCGATACCAATGGTTCTAATGGTGCTGATGGTGGCTCTACTGTAATTATAAATGGACCAACGAATCTAACTTCATATGCGCTTGGTGGTGGTGGAGGTGCGGGTGGATTAAAAAATGGTAATGGTGGCGGTTCTGGTGGAGGTGCTGGTGGTGGTGGCGGTGGCAGTACAGCAGACTTTTTTGCAGGTGCTGGAATCCAAGGAACTCCAGGTCAAGGTAATAATGGTGGAGATAATATTAGTCCTGGTCCATTAGGAACATCACAAAGAGCCGCAGGTGGCGGTGGTGCTGGTGGTGTCGGACAATCAATTACAACACACCCAGCAACTTCAAGTGCTCCTGAAGGTTATGGAGGCATAGGAACAATTTCTTCACTTTCTGGAACAATAACTTACTATGCTGGTGGTGGTGGAGGAGGCGGTGGTCCAAATTATGCTGCGCTTGGTGGCAATGGAGGTGGAGGTAATGGTGCGTTTAGTCCAACAACTCCTGCTACTACTGGAACAACTGGATTGGGTGGCGGTGGTGGTGGCGGAAATGGTTTAAATCCATATCCTGTTGGTGATCCTGCTTCATTTAGGAATGGTGCAGCTGGCGGTTCAGGAGTTGCTATAATTAGATACACTATATTGTGATTATTAAGTATTGATAAATATTTTTATTTTAAAGGTGATTGAATGAATAACACAGAAATTGAATATGCACATTTTCTAATTGGCAGTAACAACAAATTAGTTTGTGGTATTGACACAGCAATTAAAGCATTACGTCCAACAGCACGATACGATATGTCCGCATCAGGTGGACACTTTGAGTTTACACGTTGGGAAGATGATGCTAAAACAGAAGCACCAACAAAAGCAGAAATTATGGCAGAGTTGGAATATCAGAATAAGTTTATTGAGTATCATCAGTATTTTCTAGATCGTGCATCAAACTATCCCGATATTACAGTTCTTGTAAACTCTCTTTGGGAAGCAATGAACAACAGTGAGATACCAGGTAAAGGAACAAAATTTTATAATATGATCAAAGAAATCAATGATAAATATCCTAAACCTGAAGGCGATGCACCAGTAAGACCAGAATAACAAGGAAATAAAATGGCATATATTGGAAATCAAGTAACATCAGTACCATTTACTATAGATGTGTTCAGTGGAGATGGATCAGCAACTTCGTTTGGACCACTTGTTCGTGCTCCAGCCACTGCTGCATCTGTTATGATATTTGTTGCTGGTGTCTATCAACGTCCAAATATTGATTATACGTTGAATGCTGATTATGTCGATTTTACTTTTATACCTAATTCTGGTACAAATAATATTGTTATTCATCATATAGGTAATGGTGTAATTGCAACACAAGTATCACCAGATTATTCAACAACAGCAAAGTTAGGATGGGGATGGTGGTAGTAAAAGACCTGAATCACGAAATTTTCAATTCAGATATTGATATAGATAGGACATCGAATCCTTCTAACATAAATAGATTAAATTGTTTTAACTTGGGAGAGTATTGAATGGCACATTTCGCACAACTTGATGAAAATAACGTTGTAACACAAGTAATTGTTGTTGGTAACAATGAATTGCTTGACGCTCATGGCCAAGAACGTGAAGAACTTGGCATCGCATTTTGCCAAAAACTATTTGGTGGTAACTGGAAACAAACATCATATAATAATAATAAACGTGTTCGCTATGCTGGTATCGGTTATTCGTATCATGCTGACATCGATGCATTTGTTCCTCCAAAACCTCATGCATCATGGCATCTAAACAACACAACAGCATTGTGGGAAGCACCTACGCCTGCACCTGATGATGGTAAATTCTATTACTGGGTTGAAGAAACTCAATCATGGGTTGAAGATGAAACTGCACCTGCGTAAGTTATTTTCATTTTAAAGAAACCCTGCTTCGGCAGGGTTTTTTATTGGCAATATGAGATTGACTAAATATACCAATAAAAGGAGAAAATCTTGGCGGCATTTTCAGAATTAACAATTGAGCAGGGTGCAAATCTAACATCATATGTTACAGTATCCGATAGTAGTGGTTACCCAATAAATTTACAATTTTATTCTGCCGTTTCTCAACTTCGCAAATCTTATTATTCTTCATCATATAAACCTTTAACTGCAACAGTTACGGGTATTGCAAATGGTCAAATTACATTGACGATGACCGCAGCAAATACTGCTAATCTTAATCCTGGTCGATATGTATATGATTTAAACATAATTAATTCTGTAGATAATTCAGTGATACGAGTAGTGGAAGGAACGGCAGTAATTCTTCCAGCAGTTACAAATAGTTATAACTCATATTCACCACCTCCAGAACCACCATCAGGAGATTTAGAAATTGATGGTGGAACTTTCTAAAGAGGATAAATATGGATTCAGTTTCAGTTAAAGTTTTTCAACCAAATAGAACTACAATCGTATCTAATGATTTTCGTGCCAAACCTAATGTGTCAATGGCAGAAATAAATGATGTAAGTACGACAGGACTTCAAGATGGATATATACTTGTTTATAGTTCGGCAAATAACAAATATGAAACTAAAAGCAGTTCAAACATAACTCCTGCTACAGTGATTCAGGTTGATGGTGGTTATTTCTAAAAAAATATAAATGGCTAATCTATCAATACAAATTAAACGGTCATTAACGACCAATACTCCAAATAGTTTAAACATTGGAGAACCAGCATATTCATATGCCAGTAATACATTCTTTATAGGTTCACCTGCAGGCACTGGTTCTATTGCGGTTGGTGGCAAGTTCTATCTAGACCAACAACAAACAATTTTTAATACAGTAAATGCTGCGTTTACTGCTGCTAATAATGCTGTTGCTGGAAATGTAGATCAGGCCGCTCGTAATCAATCAAACTCCGCATTTATTCAAGCAAATGCTGCTTTTGCTGCAGCAAATGCTGGTGGTACAGATCAATTTGCTCGTAATACTGCCAATGCTGCATTCATACAAGCAAACACTCCAAGTTATGTTGCTAACTCTGCTGCATCATATGCAAATGCTGCTTTTGCTGCTGCAAATGCTTCTACTGCAACCAATGTAACACAAAATAATTCTATTACTGCTGCATTTAATACTGCGAATGCTGCGTTTGCTGCTGCTAATGCTGGCAGTAGTGGTACTGATTCATATGCACGTAACCAAGCAAATGCTGCGTTTGTTGCTGCAAATGCTTCTACTGCAACTGATACCACACAAAACAATTCTATTACCGTAGCACTGAATACCGCTAATGCTGCGTTTGCTTCAGCAAATAATATTGATGGTATCAATTCTACACAGAATAATTCTATTGCTGCTGCGTTTGCTGCTGCTAACGCTGCAAGTGCAACTGATACAACACAAAACAATTCTATTACTGCGGCATTCAATACCGCTAATGCTGCATTTATACAAGCAAATACACCATCATATGTTTCTAACTCTGCGGCATCATATGCGAATGCTGCTTTTGCGGCTGCTAATGCTGCATTCACACAAGCGAATGTTTCAGTCGGTGTTGATGCATCACAAAACAGTTCTATTACTGCTGCATTCAATACTGCAAATGCTGCTTTTGCTGCTGCGAATGCTGGTGGTTCATCCACCGATTCGTGGGCACGTAACCAAGCCAATGCTGCATTCATACAAGCGAATACAACTGGTACTCCTGTTGGCAATAATATTTCATTAGGAGCAAATGGTGTAGGTCAATTAGTAAGCAATGCAATAACTCTTACCACAACAACATCAGTGACGAATAGTATAGCGCAATTAAATCAAGTGTTAGGTAAACTTGTACCTCCTGGACCACCAGCATTTCCATCTGGAAATACTCTTACAATTAGTAATGTCCAGACGTTTAGAATGACGAACTTTACTCAAACGGATCGTACATCATCATCAAGAAATGTTGCTGGTGGTACTACTGTTACAAACATTCGTCGTTCAAGTTCTTATAGCACATCAACGATTCAAGATCAAGGTCCAGGTGATAGTGGTACATTAACATTATTTAAAAACAGTGCTAATAATAGTGCATACACTTTTACAAATGCTTCGGCAAATGGAACATATGGTGATATAGTTATTTCGGACAGTGTTGATTATGGTTCAAAAGTTACTGGAACAGCGCAAGGTTTTTGGAGAAGTTTTGACTCTTCAGCAGCAGGTACAGTATCAAATGGTTGGAATGAAATCTATCTGACACATTCTGGAGCATCAACAACCAATACTCCTTTCTGGTACTATGACGATAATGCACCAGGTGCACCAGTAATATCATCAACAAGTATCGTATCAAATACTGTTTCGTATGCTAACTCAAGCACCATACCACATTACAATTCATCTACTTTGTTTAATTTAGGATTCAATGTTGCAAAATTAAGTGGTGATACGTATCCAACAACTGATACATTTGTGTCAGCAGCAAGTGGTGGTGCTTTTCAATCAAATGCAGGTGTCACATATACACAAGCAGGGATTACAACACCGCTTGCACGTAATCTTTATGTGACAAGTGGTTATGCAACGGTAAATTTAACATGTGCTGTTACTACAGGTTTTGGTAATAGTTCTTCTGGTCCTACAGTAACAACAAACAATAGTTATCTCTCTACAACATCAGCAGCAATTACTCCTGGCGCAATTGTTCAGTATAAAACTGGTACATCAAGTGCAATGGAAGAAACTACTTTAACATTTGGTTCGGCTATTGGAGTGGGTTCAGGATTGGCATTTAGAGTTGCAAATCCTGATTCAGGAACTGCTAATGATAATCCTTCATATGCTAATAATGCTTCAGCATTTGATAGCACAAATGGACCACTTCGTGTTACTGATGCTACTATTGTTGCTGGTGTATTAAAACATGATATAACAAATTACTCTACAGGTTATTTACCAGTAGGTCCGAATTTAAGCACAGGTCGTTCTGGTTCACAATACTTTACATTTAAATTTATTCGTACATCGGTATCTAAATTTGATATTCAATTCTCTGGAACAATTGCTGGTCTATGGGTTGCACTTCCCGGTAGTATTATAGATTCAAAATCTACTATTGGTGGATGGTTAGACATGAGTGTGGCATACGCTGGTTCAGGTATACCAGGTGTGTTAGGAAATGGAAGTAATGGTTGTGCATTAGGTGGTATAGTCACACTAAATAGTTTAGTATCATCACATAGAAAAACTTGTACGTTTGGTACGGTGTCAAGTTCAGATACTACATTAAATGAAATTTACGTTAGGATTAAACTTACAACCGGTCAAACTGTGACTGCGTTATCCCTACAAACCGCAAGTAACTAACTATGTCAATATCAGATTCGTCAAAAGTAGACTTATTATATAAAAAGCTTTTTGGTGTTGCCAAGACAGATACGGCAACAAATAAAAGTCCGAGCAATGAATCGATTGCCAGTCCAACCATCAATCGTGGTGATCGTGTTTGGACCCAAGCGGCAGACATTCCTGCAACAGCACCTGGATCAAATACTTCAGTAGTTCAACTTTATCAAACGACTGCTAGAGTTCAATGTACTGCTGATACCACAACGACCCCAATAAGTTCTGTTTATCCATCATGGAAAACAAATCTAACTGATTGGATTACTCCGGAATTCGGTTCAACATATTTTATTAAAGTGTATGCTGAAACTTCAGGTAATGCTAATCCAACTACAGGAACACCATTATCGGATTCTGGTATTGGTGGTGTAGGTGAATGGTTCTTTGATTATCAAGCAGGAGTGTTAAACTTTATTGGTGGTACAATACCAGCAACGCTAACATCATCAAAGGTAATTTATATTACTGGTTACAGATACGTTGGTGAGATTGGTGTTGCTGCTGCAAACAACAGACTTGTTGCTGCTTTTAATACCGCTAATGCTGCATTTCAACAAGCAAATACTGGTCCGCTATCAATTGTTGGTGGCAGTTTTTAGATAATCAAAAGTGTTAAATACATTAATACAATTTAAAAGATCATTAACAAATAATTCTCCAACTGCTTTAAACATTGGAGAACCTGGTTATTCGTATTCAAGTAATACATTATTCATTGGAACATCTGATAATAATGGTGTCATTGAAATTGGTGGCAGTAAGTATATTGTTCAATTAGGATATGCGTTTGACGCTGCTAATTCTGCATTTATACAAGCCAATTCTGCTTATCGGTCACAAAATGCAACTGGAAATGTAGCAAACTCAGCATACACTCAAGCAAATGCGGCATTTATTGCTGCTAATGCAATCACAACATTGATTTTTGGTGGTAGTTTCTAAAAACGTAAAAACATAAATAAAGAATAATTAAAAGCCTTAATCGAGAGGATAAAAAATGGCCAATACAGTAATTCAACTAAAATACTCCCAGGTAAATGCTACTCCAACATCATTAAATGTTGCAGAACCAGCATATTCTTATGTCAGTAATACATTCTTTATTGGTTCTCCTTCTGGTACTGGAGTTATTCCAATCGGTGGTAAGTTCTATCTTGATCAACAACAATCAATTTATGATTCGGTAAATGCGGCGTTTCAACAAGCAAATACTGGAGCGACCAGTACATATGCATTTAATCAGGCAAACTCTGCATTCTTCCATGCTAATGCCGCATTCAGCACAGCAAACGGTTCAGTAGCAGTAAATACAACACAAAATAATAGTATTGCTGCTGCTTTTTATCATGCAAACGCTGCATATGGTAAAGCAAACACTGCTGACACTAATGCTGGTAATGCTCAAACCACTGCCGATAATGCTGCTGCTGCTGCTTCTAATGCACAAAGCACTGCCGATGGTGCAGTAGCAGTAAACACAACACAAAATAATAGTATTGCTGCCGCTTTTGCTGCTGCTAATGCTGCAACGGCAACTAATACGACACAGAATAATAGCATCACTTTTGCTTCTGATACTGCTAATGCTGCTTTTGCCAATGCAAACAGTTACATCACACGTAACGAAGCAGTTAATGTAACACAAAATAATAGAACTGATGCTGCTTTTACACGTGCTAATAACTCGTTGTCTGCCAATAACGGTGGTACAGTTACTGGTGACGTTTCTATTACTGGTAACTTGTATGTTACTGGTAATGTTGTCTCGATTAGCACCACAGAAATTGTTGCCAATGACTCGTTAATTGTTCTTGGCCTTGGAAATTACACATCCGATCTCGTAGATATCGGTTTTGCTGGTCATTACAACGATGGTACGAATGCTCACTCTGGTATTATTCGTGATTCATCCAATAAAGAATTCTATGTTTTTGATGGTTACACTCCAGAAATTGGAGCAAATAATAATATCAATCCAAATCATGCATCGTTCAATCTTTCAACACTGAATGCAAATCTAAAATCGCAGACTGTTCGTATCAAAAATATTGATATACTTCCATATGCAAATATAATATACGACACTGCAAATGCTGCGTTTGCAGCTGCTAATGCTGCAACTGCAACTGATACAACACAAAATAATTCCATTACTGCGGCATTTAATACTGCAAATGCTGCATTTACTGCTGCTAATGGTGCAGTTGCTGTTAATGCTACTCAAAATACCAATATTACTAACGCACAGAATTCTGCTGATGCCGCATTCAGTGCTGCTAATGGTTCAATAGCGGTTAATAATACACAAAACAATTCTATTACGGTAGCATTGAACACATCAAATGCAGCATTTAATCATGCTAATGCTGCATTTGCTTCTGCTAATAATATTGATGGCATTAATGCTACTCAAAATACCAATATTACTAGTGTAACAAATACTGCTACATCAGCATTTAATCATGCTAATGCTGCATTTAATACAGCAAATACTGACGTTACAAACGTTTCAATTACTGCTGCAAACTATGGTACTGCAAGTGCAGTTGCTTCGTTTAGAGTTGAAGCAAATGGTCGTATCACCTCTGCCAATAACACAGCGATTGCAATCTCTGCTGATGCAATTACTTCTGGTACATTACCTGTAGGAAGAGGCGGCACTGGTGCTACTACGTTTACAACTAATGGTGTTCTATTGGGTCAAGGAACAAGCGCATTCTCAACTGCATCATCGTCAACTGAAGGACACGTATTAACCATCAACGCTTCTGGTGTTCCAACATTTACATATCTACAAGGTGGAACATTCTAAATACTTTATCATGAAAAGGAGTTATTATGAGTGTAGAATTTTCAAATGTATATCAAGAGGTTTTGCTTGAGAACTTAGATGTAATCATCAAGCAAAACTTCGTGATGCAAGCAAGATTAAAATTGCTTGAAAAAGAAACAGACGTTCGTGCAGAAATGCAGGCAAAAATTGATGAAATTACAGTAAAACACCAAGAAGCTTTACAACAAATTAGTCAGACTCAACATTATAAAGCACAAGCAGATAGTAATGATGCGATAGTTCAAGAAAAAACTAGAATTCAATCTGCTTTAAATGATACTATGCGGGATCTTGGTGTAACAAAAGATGCATTACAAGCAAAAGAAAATGCTTATAATGGCATTTTGCAAGAACTTAATACAACAAAGAGTGTGCTAGAGTTAAAAGAAAAGGAAATAGAAGAAATGAAATCTCGTATTTCTGAATTGGAAAAATTAGTTCCTTCTGCACCTAAAGTTGTTAAGAAAGTTGCTGTAAAGTCTATTGAAGAATTGCCTGTTGAAATTTCTGCTACTGAAACCAATAAACTAAAGGTTGAGGCTGGCGGGACATTTTAATGGCAAACACAGTAATACAACTTAAACATTCCACCGTAACTGGCAACGTACCTACATCGTTAGCAAACGGTGAACTTTCTATCAACAATCGTGATGGAAAGTTTTTCTATGCAACGCCTATTGGTACAATCATAACGCATTATCCTTATTCGGGTCCAGCAGGTCTTAACCAAGAAATACAATTTAATGACTCAGGTTCACTGGGATCAAACTCTGGATTAACTTTTAATAAATCTAGTGCTGTTCTTACGGTAAATGGTGCGTCAGTTGTTGCGGGTGTTAATGTTGTACCACAAATACAGTTCAGTTACAATCAAGCAAACTCCGCATTCATTCAAGCAAATGCTGCATTTGCTGCTGTTAATACTGCCATCACTGGTTCAGCAGTTGATACGTATGCTCGTAACACTGGAAATTCAGCATTCATACAGGCGAACTCTGCTTATCAAAGTCAAAATGCCACAGGACAGTATGCTAACTCCGCTTTTGCACAAGCAAATGCTGCTTATCAAAGTCAGAATGCCACAGGACAATATGCTAACTCCGCTTTTGCACAAGCAAATGCCTCATACCAATCACAGAATGCCACTGGTCAATATGCCAACTCAGCATTTATACAAGCGAACTCTTCTTATCAAAGTCAGAATGCCACAGGACAGTATGCCAACTCTGCTTTTGCACAAGCAAATGCCTCATACCAATCACAGAATGCAACTGGTCAATATGCCAACTCAGCATTCATACAAGCAAATGCCTCATATCAATCACAGAATGCAACTGCTAACTATGCAAACTCAGCATTAATACAAGCAAACTCTGCGTTCATTTATGGTAATGCAACTGCTAACTATGCGAATGCCGCATTCCTTCGTGCTAACAATTCACTGAATGCAAACGTTGGTGGTCAAGTTACTGGCGATGTAACCTTTGTTGGTAATATAACATCAAACACAATAACAACAACAGGTTCAAATGGTAGCATCTCTGGTGCTAATGCCATTTTTACCAACTATATTTTTGCAGCAAATGGTAATGTAGATTTATACATCTATAGTTCTAATGCCTACGCAAATGCTAATGCTGCTTTTGCCAAATCAAATGCTGCTTTTGCTAATGCGAATGGTGCATATACTGCTGCAAACTTGGCATTTAATCAAGCCAACTCTGCGTTTATACAATCAAATTCGGCATACGCACAAGCGAATGCTGCTTATACTTCACAGAATGCCACTGGTCAATATGCCAACTCAGCATTTATACAAGCGAACTCTGCTTATCAAAGTCAGAATGCCACAGGCCAATACGCTAACTCTGCATTCTTCCAAGCAAACTCTGCGTTCACTTATGGTAATGCTACCGCTACGTATGCAAACTCCGCTTTCTATCAAGCAAACTCGGCATATGCACAAGCAAATACTGCAACCAATATCGGTCAAGCAGCATACAATAATTCTAATACAAAGTTTAACTCATCTGGTGGTACAGTTTCGGGCAGTGTTAATGTTACTGGTAGTTTGGTTATTAGCGGCAACTTAACAGTTCTTGGTAACGGTACAAGTATTAATTCTAGTACCATTACTACCAACAGTAATATGATTTTGTTGTCCACTGGACAATATAGTTCTGATGTTTTAGACATTGGTATTGCAGGACATTATAATGATGGTGTAAATACTCATACTGGTATATTCCGTGATGCTGCTGTCAAAGAATGGTTTTTGTTCAAGAGGTATGATCCTGAGATTGAAGCAAATACCAATATTGATGTTTCAAATAGTACATTCCAACTTGATACACTGAATGCAAATCTGCGTTCAAACAATATTATACTGAATGGTTTTGATTTAAATTCATACATCAATTCAGTATACTATCAGGCAAACTCCAGTTTTATTCAAGCAAATATTGCATTCTTTACTGGCAACTCCGCATTCATTCAAGCAAATGCTGCTTTTGCTGCTGCAAATGCTGGCGGTAGTGGCACAGATCAAACTGCTCGTAATATTGCCAATGCTGCATTCTCTGCTGCCAATTCTGCTGGTGCTTATGCAAATGCTGCTTTTGCTGCGGCTAACTCTGCTGGTTCATTAACATTTGTTCAGCAGGTTGCTAACACTGCTAATGCTGCATTCATTCAAGCCAATGCTTCATTCTCGTATGGTAATGCTACTGCTACGTATGCGAACTCAGCATTAATACAAGCAAACGCAGCATTTTTACAAGCAAACACGCCAAGTTATACTGCTAACTCTGCGGCATCATACGCAAACTCGGCATTTGCTTCCGCAAACTCGGCTTCAATTTATGCTAACGGTGCTTTTACTACTGCTAACGTTGCAAACAGTAATGCTATATCAGCAGGTAACTATGCAAATACTGCTTTTGCTGCTGCTAACTCTGCTGCAATTTATGCTAACGGTGCATTCTTACAAGCCAATGCAGCATTCTTACAAGCAAACACACCAAGTTATACTGCTAACTCCGCTGCAATTTATGCTAACGGCGCCTTTACTACTGCTAACGTTGCAAATAATAATTCTATATCAGCAGGTAATTACGCAAATGCCGCATTCTTACAAGCAAATGTTTCTGTTGGTGTAGATTTAACACAGAATAATAGTATCATTGCTGCATTCTTACAAGCAAACACACCATCATATGTTGCTAACTCTGCTGCAATTTATGCCAATGGTGCATTCTCTGCCGCTAACGTTGCGAACAGTAATTCTGTATCAGCAGGCAATTATGCTAACTCTGGTTTTGCAGTTGCTAACTCTGCTTCAATTTATGCAAACGGTGCATTCTTACAAGCAAATACTCCAGATTATGTTGCAAACTCTGCTGCGATATATGCTAACTTAGCATTTTCTGCTGCAAACGTTGCTGATAGTAAAGCAGTAGCGTCAGGCTCTTATGCTAACTCAGCATTTTCTGCTGCAAACGTTGCTGATAGTAAAGCAGTAGCGTCAGGCTCTTATGCTAACTCAGCATTTTCTGCTGCAAACTCTGGATTTATTCGAGCAAATGCAACGAGTGATGTAGCAAACTCTGCAGCAATCTATGCCAATGGTGCTTTTGCTGCTGCTAATGATATAACAAATGTATTATACACTTACGATTTAGATGATGTATCTTATTTGACTGATGGTTTTACGAATGTATTTCCTTTGACATACAATACGGCAAACATTTCTGTGCCAAGCCCGTGGAATTTGATGGTAACAATTTATGGCATAACTCAAGCAGCATATGCTAATAATTATGATACCGTTTGGCTGAGTTTAGTTCCAACAGCATCTAAAGGATATACCTTAGATGATAGTGGAAATATTAAATTTGCTGATTCAGTTCCTGCTGGTGCTGACGTAATGATTCGTTTAGTTCCAGGTATACCTAACGCAAATACTAAGATATATCCTTTTAAACCCACTGATATTTTCATGGGTTACTAAATAGTAGAGATTTTAAAAATTAACACTTTTTCAATATATTGGAGTTAAAATGGCCAGAAAAGCAATATTAGACACCTATTATACGTTTACTCCGTCTAGTAGGACTATCGTCTTTAATCAAGCAATTCAACGTGAACGTTTCGTTCTTATTACGAACGTTACCTCAAATAGAGTTATTTACAATTTCTCAGATCCAAATCTGACATTTACTTCACACTCAATCTCAACAGATCCGACTAGTGGTCTAACGACAACTACGGTAGTATTGGCTTATAATACAACTACAATGACCAATACGAATAAATTGCAAGTTGTGATTGATGAATATGAAGAGAAGTTTAGTCCATCAGAAACGTATACTGACCCAGTAAATAAATTTCGTGTCTCAATGCCGCAAGCATTGATCGATACAGACTTTGAATATGGTACTCAATCAACAAAATGGGAAACTATAGGTCTGTTGAACAACAAATCATATGCATATGCTAACTTAAATTCTACTACTTCTGGTCCATTGGTTGTAACTGACATTACTGCTGTTGTAAATTCGCCTACTATTATTGTGGCTACCACTACACCTCCAGCAGTTAATACTCCGGTTATTATTACTGATACAAACTGGCCACCTGCTGAAGGTACATTTATGGTTGAGTCTGTGGTTACAGGTACAAGTTTTCGTTACTCTACTAAGCAACGTTATGCCAGTGTAACTAATACTAATCAATCAATTTTTATTCCAAATGCGACTCAAGTTGCCAATGGTTCAATTTTTAATCGTGCAAATACACCAATTGCAAACGTCAATACACCAGGTGGTCTTGCAAATTGCTATATAACGACAGTTCAACCACATGGTTTAACAATTGGTAATCAAGTTGTTCTTCAAGGGTTAGCAGCGGGTACATCTGGTGCACCTAACGGAACATTCACTATTACTCAAGTTGTTTCAAATACAGTTTTCCGTATTGATGCTAATAGTGCTCCAGTTGGTGGCGTAACTGCTTCTGGTCTTTCAGCAATGTATCCAATATCACGTGGTACAGTTTCACATCGTGCATATGATGGTGGTGTTGAATTTGGCACATCAGCAGATTCACATAATAATCAACTGATTCGCCAAACACGCCGTTATTTCCGTTATCAATCTGGTAAAGGTGTTCAAGTATCAACAGGCACTTTGTTGAAACCTTCTATGCGTGTTGATAGTTTGACTAGTTCAGGTACTTTAGTTACAGTTAAAACTAAAGACGCTCATTTTATTAGTCCAAACGTTGCTATGGTAATTACTGGTGCTAATGAAACTGGTTACAACGGTTCATATTCAGTAAATCAAGTGATTGATCCATTTACGTTTACATACGTTTCAAGTACGACTCCCTCAAGTGCAACAGCAACTGGTACATATCGTGTGTCTGCAAATACTTGGTATGGTGCTTTAAATCGTATGGGTTTGTTTGATGATCAAAATGGTATGTTCTTTGAATTTGATGGACAAACTTTATCTGCTGTTCGCCGTAATAGTGTTTTTCAATTAGCAGGTTTTGTTTCTGCAAATACTGGCAATAGTACAATTACTGGTGTAACAGTAAACGGCACCACAACAAACTTCTCAGGTCAATTAAATCCTGGAGATTATGTTGTTATTAAAGGTATGTCATATCGTGTGGAAAATATTCGTTCTAATCAGGTTATGGAGGTTCAACCGAACTATCGTGGCGAAGCAAATACTTTACAAGCAGTTATCAGTAAAACAGTTGAGACCCGTGTTCCACAATCTCAATGGAATATTGATCGTTGTGATGGTACAGGTCCTTCTGGATTTAATATAGATTTAACCAAAATGCAGATGTTTTATATGGACTATTCTTGGTACGGTGCTGGTTTTGTCCGTTGGGGATTCCGTGGACCAGACGGTAACGTTATCTATTGCCACAAGATGATCAATAACAATGTAAACTATGAAGCACATATGCGTTCAGGTAACTTACCTGGACGTTATGAGACAAATACATTCTCTAAGAAAACTAAACTGAATGCTACACTAAATCCAGCAGATGTTACATTAAACGTTGCAGATGCATCAGCATTCCCAACAACTGGTACGGTTTGGGTGAATGGTCAAGGTCGGTCTGAGTACATTAACTATGATGGTATTACAGGTAATGCTACAAATGGTTATCTATTAAATGTAGCGCTTCGTGGTCAACCAGGTAATACAATTAACTGTATTATGAACACATCAAATGCAACATTGAATTTGGTTGCTGGACAAACAACTGTTGGTATTCAACCTGGTATGTACGTAGTGAATGCGAACGTTCCACAGGCTGCTGTAATTACAAACATCAATCCAGGTGTTTCAATTACACTGTCTCAAGCACCAACATATTCTGGCACAGGTACAGTAAATTTTATTCCTATGGGTAATGTAGCGCAGACATTTACATATTCTGCAACTGCACCTGTAGCAATTGATTTACATGCGCCTGGTTACGCACCACGTATTTCTCATTGGGGCACTTCGGTGATTATGGATGGTCGTTACGATGATGATAAATCTTTAGTGTTCACAACAGGTATGACAACTTCTGCGAACGTTGCTGCTGGTCAAACACTTGCATTGCAAAGTTTCCGTATCGCACCATCAGTAAGTAACGGTATTTCTGGTGCATCTTTAGGTGTACGTGAAATTAAAAATACTATGCAAATGGTTTTGCGTACATTAGATATGTTATCTTCTGGTACATTCTTAGTACAAATTGTTTTGAATGGCGCATCATCAAATGCAACACCTACTTGGACTTCTGTTGGTGGTTCAAGTCTTGTTCAATATATTAACCATACTGTATCGACTGCCGGTGCGGCTGCCGGTACAAGCGTGGCAGGAGGCGAAGTTATTTTTGCTGGCTTTACTAATGCTTCTGGTGGTACAAACTTCTCAACAACCACGTATGACTTACCTTTGGTTCGTGACCTTGGTAATAGTATTCTTGGTGGTGGTACTTCTGCACCAAATCTGAGTTTCTATCCAGATGGTCCTGATATTGTAACAATTACTGCTCGTAACATTGGTACAGCGTCAGCGAATATCTTTACACGTTTATCTTGGACAGAAGCACAAGCATAAATGCAAACAGTCGTTACTTTACCGATACTGCAAACCGTTAGTGATACTACAACTCACTATCTCGGTTTGCAGCCGAACATTAGTGGAACTACAACGGCAGAATTCGTTAATCGGAATCTGTCGTTCGATCCTTCTTCTAATACATTGACGCTTGGTGTAAATCTTGATTTATTACCTAATGCTATTCAAAGTTCGGCATTAGCAGATCAGGCAGTCACAACATCAAAGATTGTTGCTGGTGCAATCAAAGGCAATTTAATTCCCATTGGTGCTATCACAGGCAATTTAATTCCAATTGGTGCTATTCGTGGTAATAATATTGTTGCTGCTCAAATTACAAGCAATCATATTGTTGCTGGTGCAATCACAGGTAACTTAATTCCTGCTGGTGCTGTAACTACAAATCATATTGTTGCTGGTGCCGTCACATCAAACTTGTTGTCTCCTAATCTTGCATTTTCAATTACTACATTGTTTGAAACTGCAAATGTATTTTCTACAGCAATTGGTGGCACTACAAATATTGATATTTTAAATAATACAGTATACTTTTTCTCATCAAATACTACTGCAAATGTAACTTTTAATGTTAGAGGAAACTCTTCTACTAGTTTAGACAGTGCCTTAAATACTGGAAGTTCTATATCTTTGGCCATATTATTGAAACAAGGTTTAAATAATTATAAAGCAAATCTTAATATTGACGGCACATTAATTAGTCCTTATTGGATAGGTAACACTTATCCAGTTTATTCGGTTGGTTTTCAAGAGTCTATTGATACATATACTTTTAATATAATAAAAACGGGAAGTAGTTCATACACTGTTTTGGCAGCAAATTCCAAATTTAGTGCATCATACATGTATTAATTATGGCACACCCAAAAACAAGAACACAATTTAAAGAATACTGCCTACGTAAATTAGGTTTTCCAGTAATTGAAATCAACGTTGATGATGATCAAGTAGATGATCGAATTGATGAAGCACTTTCTTTCTGGGGTGATTATCATTATGATGGTACTGAAAAATTGTTTATGAAACACTGCATCACTGCTGCGGATATTAATAGGCAGTGGATATATTGTCCTGATGCTGTGCAATTTGTTACTGGTGTTATGCCATTTGATTTATCTAACGCATCAATCAATATGTTTGATTTGCGCTATCAGTTACGTCTGCATGATCTCTATGATTTCACATCGGTGTCGTATGTATCATATGAAATTACCATGCAACATTTACGTACATTGAATTTGTTGTTCTCTGGTACTCCACAGTTTCGGTTTAATAGACACCAAAATAAAGTATTCTTAGACATTGATTGGACAAGAGATGTTCAACCAGGTAACTATGTTATCATTGAATGCTATCGTACATTAGAACCAGAAACAATTACACTGACAGGTACTTTATCATGTGCTCCAGGTTCTAATACCGTTACTGGTATAGGTACCAAGTTTGATCAAGAACTTGTTGATTTTGATTTTATTACGATTGGCACTGAACAGAAACAAGTAAAAAAAATTTCAAGTCCTACCTCTTTAGAATTTGTTGGTAATACAGCACAAACTTATACGAATATAACCGCAACAATTGAAGGTGTTGCCGATGTATGGAACGATAGGTTTTTAAAAAAATATGCAACTGCATTGATCAAACGTCAGTGGGGTGCTAACCTCAAAAAGTTTGCTGGTATACAAATGCCAGGTGGTGTTACATTAAACGGTCAAGTAATTTACGATGAAGCAGTACAAGAGATTGACAAAATGGAAGACGAAATGTATCAAATGGGTTCGTTGCCATCAGAAATTCTGACGGGATAAAATGTGGCAACTAATTTTTACTTCAATAATTATCCTGCAAATCAGATAACTTCCGAGCAACTGCTCGTTGAAGATTTAGTTATTGAAGCACTGAAAATCTACGGCATGGATGTGTATTACATGCCACGTACCACACGTGATCAAGTAGATTACCTATTCGGTGAAGATACTCTTAAACAATATCTAACTGCTCATCCGATTGAAATGTACCTAGAAAATGTTACAGGTATGGATGGTGAGCAAGATTTTATTTCCAAATTTGGTCTTGAGATTCGTGATGAAGCAACATTCTTGGTATCACGCCTTCGATTCCGATACACAGTAAATGGATATACTCGTCCACGTGAAGGTGATTTGGTATTCATTCCAATGCTAAACAACTTCTTCGAGATTACTTTTGTTGAACATGAAGATCAACAGACTATGTTCTATACATTAGGTCGTGGTCGTGGTGGTAATGTATATGTTTATGCATTGAAGATGAAACAATACGTATTCTCAAATGAGATTATTGAAACTGGCATCAAGATGATTGATGAACAAATTGTCGATTACTATCCAAAAACAAGACTGTATTTTGCGGCTGGTGGTTCAGGCAATTTTATTAATCAAGAAATAGTATATCAAGGTGCCAATTTAACATCGGCAACTGCACAAGCACTTGTCCATGCTCATGTTGATAATCAATTTGTAGAAGTATATCGTGTTCAAGGTAATTTTACAACAAATACTTTATATGGTAATACAAGTGGTGCAAACTGGACTATCAATGTAATTTCTGATGCGGCTACGATGAACAATGCATTTGAAGATATTTTCGACAACGCTCGTATTGAAGCAAGTTCAGATGGCATAATTGACTTCACTGAACATAACCCATTTGGCGAAGCATAATGTTAGGTAATTCTCAGTTCTATCATCGAACCATTCGTAAAATGGTGGTTGTATTTGGTACACTCTTTAATGATTTAGAGATTGTACGATACACACAAGCGGGAGTACCAAAAGAAAAATGGAAAGTACCGCTAACATATTCACCAAAAGAACGTTTTCTAACGGCGATTACATCTGATCCTAATCTGATCAAGTCTATTGCTACTGTTGTTCCACGTATGTCATTTAATCTTGACAGTTTGGAATATGATGTTAATCGCAAACAAGTTTCAACACTTCGTAACTTTGCTAAAAAAGATAACACTTCTGTAAGCACACAGTTTGTTCCTATACCATATAACTTTCAGTTTTCGTTATCGATCTATGTACGTAATACTGAAGATGGTACACAGATATTAGAACAGATTCTACCTTTCTTTACACCAGACTTCAATGTCACTGTAGACTTTATTCCAGAAATGGATCAAAAATATAATGTACCTATTATACTTGATTCAGTAGCATCAACTGTGGAATATGAGGGTGCAGAAAATGAAGGTTCTACACGATTGATTCTTTGGGATTTAACTTTTACTGCTAAAGGTTACATATGGCCACCAGTTAAATCTAGTAAGTACATCAAGACTGCTAATACAAATTCGTTTATTGATCTGACATCTAAAGAAATACAAAAAGTTTATGTTGATTATGCAAATGGTAGTGGTGTATTTGCTCAAGGTGAAACACTTCGTGCAAACAACTCAGATTTGTTTGGCTCAGTAGATTATTTTAGTAATACATCTTCAGGTATATTAATAGTAACTGGCGCCAATAAATTTATCAAAGTCGGTGATAAACTTACAGGTGATTATACGGGTGCATCATATAATGTGATTGTAACTGACGTTAATTCATTAAATGTTGTACAGATAAAAACTTCAACTAATCCAGGAACTGCTTTACTTGGAGATGAATTTGGATTCTTTGAAACTACAAAAGAATATCCTAATACTTTACCATGAAAAAAATAAATGCAAATCTCTCAGAGATTTTTGATGTTGAACCAATTAAAGAAGAACCTAAAGTCGAAACTTTACCTGCTGTGGTAGAGTATGCTGATCCAGTAAATGCTGATGCAGACTTTGCACGAAAAAATATTCGTGAACTGGTGACTCAAGGCAATCAAGCAGTAAACGAATTGATGCTCATAGCAAGAGATGGTCAACACCCACGTGCGTTTGAAGTGCTATCTGGTCTAATGAAAAACTTGGCTGATATGAATAAAGACTTGCTTGAAATACAAAAACGTAAAAAAGATTTAGTACCAAAAGCGGAAGCACAAAATAATTTAAACATAGATAAAGCAGTGTTTGTTGGTTCTACCGCAGAATTGGTAAAGATGCTTAAAACTCAAAAACAGGAAACATAATGGAAAAACTTATTTCTCAACTTAAAACAATTTTAGGTACAAACTTTGCTTTGTATCTCAAATCGCATGGTTATCATTGGAACATTGAGGGTTCCAACTTTCCACAATATCATGAATTTTTAAATGATTTTTATAATTCTGTATGGTTACAGACAGATGATATTGCAGAAAAACTTCGTTCATTAAATTCGTATGCACCAGGTTCACTTGCACGTATGTTAGAATTAGCAGACATTCAAGAAGCAACTAGTATACCTGATGCGATGGCAATGATGCGTGAACTATATGCAGACAATGAACGTTATATTGTTCATCTTCGTGCTGGTATTATTGCTGCCGATGCTGCAGGTGAACCTGCTGTTGGTAACTTTTTACAAGACTTGTTAGGCGCACACCAGAAAAAAGGATGGATGTTGAGAAGCATCATTAAATAAAAATGGATGACGGATACCTTGGTAATGCTAGACTTAAAAAAACAGGCACTGAACTATCCTATACTGAAGAACAAGTATTAGAAATCGCAAAGTGTGCAGATGATCCTGTATACTTTATCAAAAAATACGTCAAGATTGTCAATGTTGACCGTGGTCTTATTCCATTTGACATGTGGGATTTTCAAGAGGACATGGTACGTACCTTTCACGAAAATCGTTTTACTATTGCAAAGATGCCACGACAGGTTGGTAAGACAACTACGACAGTTGGTTACATGTTATGGGCAGCAATCTTCAACGAAGAATACACTATTGGTATTCTTGCCAACAAAGGTCAGTTAGCCCGTGATATTCTAGGTCGTATTCAAAAGGCATATGAATATCTCCCTGCTTGGTTGCAACAAGGTATTATGACATGGAACAAAGGTTCTTTAGAATTAGAAAATGGTTCCAAAATATTTGCTTATGCAACATCAGCAGGTGGTGTTCGAGGTGGTACTTATAATTTAATTTTTCTTGATGAGTTTGCGTTCGTTCCACACAACATGGCAGTTGAATTCTTCACATCAACATATCCTGTTATCTCTTCTGGTCAAACCTCCAAAGTAATTATCGTTTCAACTCCTAATGGATTGAATTTGTTTTATAAGATGTGGACAGATGCAATTGAAAAACGTTCCACATATAAAACAGTTGAAGTTCACTGGTCGCAAGTACCTGGTCGTGATGCTCAGTGGAAAGAAGAAACAATACGAAACACTTCCGAAGAACAATTTCGACAAGAGTTTGAGACAGAGTTTATTGGTTCATCGGCAACTCTTATTTCTGGTGCAAAACTTAGATCATTAGCATTTCATGAACCAATTAAAATAGAAGAAAATTTTTACATTTATGAAGAACCTATACCTGGTCATCTATACATTGCTACGGTAGACTGTTCAGAGGGTGTAAATTTAGACTATTCCACCATTAATGTACTTGATGCTACACAAGCACCATACAAACAGGTAGCAAGATACCGTAATAATAAATTACCACTATTGTTTTTTCCAACAGTCATTTACTCAGTTGCAAAACGATACAATGAAGCATTCGTATTAGTAGAAACTAATAATGTTGGTCAACAAGTGGTAGATATTCTTCATTATGACTTAGAGTATGAAAATATTTACAAGACTGAACAACATCACATTAAAGGTCAGTCTATCTCTTCAGGATTTAAAAGGTCAACATCGTTTGGTATTAAAACAACCAAATCAGTCAAGAAGATTGGTTGTGCCAACTTAAAGACTTTGGTGGAGAATGACAAGTTGATTATCAATGACTTTGATACCATTAATGAGATGAATACATTTGTTCGAGTCAGAGATTCATATGCGGCAGAAGAAGGCAGCAATGATGACATTGTTATGGGATTGGTTTTGTTTTCTTGGTTGACTGCACAGTCATTCTTCAAAGACTCTACCAATATTGATATTCGTAAGATGATGTTAGATGAACAAAATATGTTAATTGATGAGACCATGACACCTTTTGGATTCATAGAAAATGGTCTCCAAGAAGAAGTTGTAGATGATGGTGATGACCGTTGGCACTTTGCGGAAAAACGTGGGTATCCAATCTCAAGTTTCTAAAAAACTAAATAGACTATCAAAGACAATTGACCCAAACAATTAAAGGAGAAATCCAATGGCATTTCAATTATCACCTGGAGTAAATGTATCAGAAATTGATCTGACTACAGTTATTCCTTCAGTTGCAACTTCTACAGGAGCATTTGTAGGACCTTTTGCTTGGGGACCATGCAGTGAAGTTACTACCATTTCTGACGAAACTCGTTTAGTCAGTACCTTTGGTAAACCGAATAACGATAATTATGAATATTGGTTCTCAGCAGCAAACTTTCTGGCATACGGAAACAATTTAAAAGTAGTTCGTGCAATCAATACCGCAACATCTGGAAATAGTACAGCAAGCGGTAATCCTGTTCAAATCAAAAATAAAGATGAGTGGACAGCAAATCAACAAGGTAATGCGGACGGCACAAATAACGGATGGGCAGCACGTTATCCTGGTGCAATTGGCAATACACTTAAAATTTCTGTAGCAGATGGCGGTTCATATGCTGGATGGGCATACGCTTCTCAATTTACCGCAACTCCAAATACATCTACTTATGTTGCCAGCAAAGGCAATTCAAATGCTAATGATGAAATGCATATTGTAGTTGTGGATGAAGAAGGTTTATTTTCAGGCACCGCAGGCACAGTTTTAGAAAAATATGCATTTGTTTCAAAAGCATCCGATGCAAAAGATGATTCTGGCAATTCAAGTTACTATAAAAATGTTATTGCTCAACAATCACAATATATTCACTGGTTGGCACATCCTGCTACTGCAAACTTAGGTTCAGGCACTGCATGGGGTTCAACAGCAAATGGATCTGCATTTAAAACAACAACAGCAAATATCACATTCTCATTCTCTGGCGGTACTGATGGTAACATTAGTTCATCCCAGATTACTTCTGGTTGGGATTCATTTAAAAATGCTGAAGCAGTTGATGTGTCGTTGTTAGTAACTGGTACAGGTAACTCAACAGTTGCAACATATGTTATCAGCAACATTGCAGAAAGTCGTAAAGATTGCGTAGCATTTATTTCGCCAACTAAGGCAAATGTTGTCAACAATCCAGGTAACGAAGCAACATCGGTAGTTGCTTTCCGTAATGCTTTGACATCATCTTCTTATGCTGTAATTGATTCTGGTTACAAATACCAGTATGACAAATATGCAGACCTCTATCGCTGGGTACCACTGAATGGTGACATTGCTGGTCTCTGTGTTCGTACAGATACCGAACGTGATCCTTGGTTCTCACCAGGTGGTATGAACCGTGGTGTAATTAAAAACGTAGTTAAACTTGCATGGAATCCAACTAAGACTGAGCGTGATACATTATACGTTACAGGTATTAACCCAGTTGTTTCATTCCCAGGTGAAGGTACAGTTTTGTTTGGTGATAAAACAATGTTGGCCAAACCAAGTGCATTTGATCGTATCAATGTTCGCCGTTTGTTTATTGTACTTGAGAAAGCAATTAGTCGTGCAGCACGTTTCTCATTATTTGAATTCAATGACCAGTTTACACGTGCTCAGTTTGTAGCAATCGTAGAACCATTCTTGCGTGATGTACAAGGTCGCCGTGGTATCACTGACTTCCGTGTTGTTTGTGATGATACAAATAATACTGGACAAGTTATTGATTCAAATCAGTTTATTGGTGACATTTATATCAAACCAGCCCGATCAATCAACTTCATTCAGTTGAACTTTGTTGCCGTTCGTACAGGCGTACAGTTCAATGAAGTTGTAGGATCGTTCTAAATAGAGAGAAACAGGAGAAAATAAATGGCATTTAATGTAAATCAGTTCCGTTCACAATTAACAGGTGACGGTGCCCGCCCAAATCTATTTGAGGTAAGTTTGCCGTTTCCTGCGTTCTCATTGCCAGGAAACGCACAAACAAAAACAACGTTCATGTGTAAGACAGCACAACTTCCAGGTTCAACTCTGGGTGTTGCGCCTGTACAATACTTTGGTCGTGAGTTAAAGTTTGTGGGAAATCGTACATTTGCTGACTGGACAATTACAGTTATCAATGATGAGGACTTTGTGGTACGCAATGCATTTGAACGTTGGATGGCTGGCATTAATAGTCATAATCTAAACGTTCGTAATCCAGTTGCTGGTACACCACTTGGTTACACTGTTGATGGTGAAGTTACTCAGTTTGGCAAAGCAGGCAACACTCTTAAAAAGTATAAATTTATAGGATTGTTTCCAACAGATGTAACTCCAATTGACGTTGATTGGGGTTCAAATGATGCGATTGAAGAGTTCTCTGTTACTTTGACCTACCAGTGGTGGGACTCAGTAGCAAGCGGCGTGATCTAAGAGTAGGGGATTTTCCCTACTTTTATCTATAGGATGAAAGATTAATGGCAATAAAATTATTCGGCTTTACATTAGGCTCAAAGGATGTTGTTCAGGTAGAAAAACCTGAGCAGTCATCCTTTGCGTTGCCTACTGCGGCTATTGATGACGGTGCAGTTACCGTTACACAGAATGCCTATTATGGTACGTATGTCGATTTAGAAGGTTCGGTGCGTAATGAGATTGAACTCATTACACGTTATCGTGAGATGTCTAATCATCCAGAATTAGATATGGCAATTGATGAGATTGTCAACGAAGCAATCTCTCATGATGAAGCAGGTAAAGTTTGTGATATCGTAATGGATAATCTCAATCAACCTGAATCAATCAAAAAGAAAATCAACGAAGAGTTTCAAAACGTCTTAAAGATGTTGAACTTTTCTAATCTTGCGGATGACTTATTCAAACGTTGGTACATTGATGGAAGATTGTTCTATCATGTTGTTGTCAACGATAAAAATCCAAAAGAAGGTATACAAGAACTAAGATATATTGATCCACGTAAGATTCGTAAAGTTCGTGAGATCAAAAAAGATCGTGATCCTAAAACAGGCGCACAGATTATTGCATCTACCGCAGAGTATTATGTCTTTAATGATAAAGGTCAGACTACTCAAACATTTACATCAAATGTAGGTCAAGGCGTTCGTATTGCACCAGATTCAATTATTAATGTGAACTCTGGTTTGATGGATGCAAAGAATACATTTGTTATTTCATATCTACATAAAGCAATCAAGCCACTCAATCAACTTAGAATGATTGAAGATGCGATTGTTATCTACCGTATTAGTCGTGCTCCCGAACGCCGTATATTCTACATTGACGTTGGTAACTTGCCACGTGGTAAAGCAGAACAGTATCTTCGTGATGTTATGGTCAAGTATCGTAACAAGATGGTGTATGATGCTAACACTGGTGAACTTCGTGATGAACGTAAGCACATGTCGATGCTTGAAGATTTCTGGTTACCACGCCGTGAAGGTGGTAAAGGTACAGAGATTACTACATTACCAGCGGGTCAAAACTTAGGTGAATTGGAAGATGTTAAATACTTTCAGAAGAAATTACTACAGTGTTTGAATGTACCTTATTCACGCCTTGAAGATACTGGAGGTGGTTTTGCAGGCATGGGTCGTTCACAAGAAGTTACCCGTGATGAATTAAAGTTTGCTAAGTTTGTTTCTAGACTTCGTAATAAGTTTACACAGTTATTTGATCATGCTTTGCGTATTCAGTTGGTACTTAAAGGTATCTGTACATTGGAAGAGTATGAAGAATTCAAAGAAGATATCTACTATGACTTCCAAAAAGATAATAACTTTACTGAGATGCGAGCCTCAGAATTGTTACAGAATCGTTTACAGATGTTGCAAATGGTTGATCCATATATTGGTAGATACTTTTCTAATCATTACATTAAGAACAAAATTTTGATGATGACAGATGAAGAGATTGAGAAGATGGATGAACAAATTGCAGAAGAAAAAGATTCATTACCAGATGATATGCAAGGTTCTATAATGAATGCGCCTCAAGATGGTGCCGATGCTAATGAGTATCCACCAGAAGATAATACCGCAGAAAATACAGATCAAGAAGAGTCTTTAACACCTGGTCTAGATGATGAGGTAAACAAGTCTGTAACAAACATAAATAGTAAACGTAAATAGGAGTTGTGATGGATATTCAAGACATAATTAATAATATTGCAGCAGGCGAAAATCTTGACGCTAAAGAAGGTTTAGAAAATGTATTATCCACGAAAGCGTTCGATGCGCTCCAAAATCGCAAACAAGAAATCGCTTCTGCTCTTTATGCTGGGCAAGAGGAAACGCCTGAAGATGATGCCGAATCCGAAGAAGAAAACGAAGAAATAGAACAAGAATGAAATCGTTACTAGATTTTAAACTTATTACGGAAGAAGAGAAGAAAGACTATTCAAAGTTTGATGCTCTTGTTCGTGCAGGTTTAGCAAACAAAGCACAAGTGCAACGTATCCACAAGATACTGGATAAGATGGGTGAAGATAAACCTAATTTTAGTCCTGCTGATCGTGCCATAATGCAGAACTTGTTTAACCGTATGGTAGATTTAATTTCTAATAATAAACAAATTTATGGTCGTGTAAAGCAAGCGGTACGTGAAGAGTTGGATGAGTCAACAAGTTCACCACTGGTACCAGTACCGCCAATTATTCTGGTAATCAAACGTAAAGCGGTAAGATTATATCCAGATGGTACACGTATTGCATTGTACTACAGTGATAAGATGAATAGGTATTTTAGTGTGCCGTTTGGATCACCAATGGCAGATATTTCTGGTATACAGGCAGAAAATTTTATTGATGAACTAAGAGCAACTGTTAAATTAACTGAAGAGACTACATTAGAATTGCAAGATGGTAGTCAAATAGAACTTGATACTTTGATGGTTAATCGTATAGTTTATGCTTACGATGGTTTAGAAGAAGAGAACAAAGAAAAGTTTATAGACTTACTAACAAGTTCCGAAGAAAGTTTTGACAAGACATATGAGTTTTGTAGATCACATTATCAAGTCTAAACTAGATGAAGCTCGTCAGGCCATCTTTGCACGTTTAGATGAACTTGTTGCTCAAAAGTTAGAAGAAGCAAAACCATTTGTTGTTGAAACAATTTTTGAGGAAGTTGAGTGGGAAGGTTTGGATGAGGCAGTAAAACGTAATCCAAATATTATGAAGATGGGTAGAGTTACTAAAATTCGTAGGCGCATTCGCCGTAACACCAAAGGTAGAATTATAGTACAAAGAAATGTTCGTAAGTCGGGTATTAAAGGTTATAAATTGTCAGGTAATACAGTACGTAAAATACCTGCAACAGTAAGAATAGCAAAAGCACGAAAGTTAAAACGTTCGTGGAAAACAACAAGAAGAGCAAAACTTAGACGCACATTGATGAAAAGAAAGATGTCGATGCGCCGAAGATCATCTATAGGACTAAAGTAAAATGGGAATTGAATATAACAATACGTTAAGAGGATCATCAGTGATTAGGATTAATGATCCTGGCACTTATTATATTAATCTTACTGATTTAAGAGCAAACACAACTACTGAAAACGTAACTTCGTTTGATATCAAACGTATATTTTGGTCAACAAACGGTAACATTCTTATTACCAGAAACAGTATTCCACTTCTGAGTTTACATAACTCAAGTGAATTCCGTTTTGATGATTTGGGATATTCATTAGCAAACAATAATACATCAAGTGTAACTATTACAATTAATAGTGGAGGCACTGTTATTATGGAAACTTCAAAAGTTGCTTCTTATAACGTTGATCCATATACAGGGTATTCAATTCCATGAAACTAATTAAAGAACAAATTGAGGACGTAAAGTACCTTACAGAAACCACAGAGAGTGGTAAAAAAAACATGTATATCGAAGGTCGTTTTTTGGTTGGCGATGAAGTCAATCGAAATAACCGCATGTATGAAATGAAAACATTACGAAATGAAGTTGCTCGTTATACCAAAGAATACATCAATACTAATCGTGCTCTTGGTGAACTAGGGCATCCAGATACTCCATCGTTAAATCTAGAACGTGTGTCACATAAGATTGTAAGTCTAGTAGAAGATGGAAATACTTTCAGAGGTAAAGCACTTGTATTAGATACACCTTATGGCCAGATTGTCAAGAATTTTATTGATTGTGATGTTAATCTTGGTGTATCCAGTCGTGCTATGGGTTCTGTAGTTATGACAAAAGAAGGTTATAATCTGGTACAAGATGATCTGCGTCTTGCTACAGCTGCAGACATTGTTGCTGATCCATCTGCACCCGGTGCTTTCGTTCAAGGTATTATGGAAAACAAAGAATGGTTGTTTGTCGAGGGGCGATTTGTTGAAGTAGACTTTGACAATGCTAAAAGACAGATTCGTGCAGCACCTTCCCGTCAGATAGAGGAAGTTGCTCTGAAACTATTTGAAAATTACCTATCTAAACTTTAAAATTTATAAATAAGAAATCATAAGGAGATATCCAATGGCAACAAACAAACTCATGGAAGCAGCAGCCGAAATTCTTGCAGGTAGCAAGAGTTCTGCTCCTGCTATGCCAATGCAAAAACTTCCAGGTGCTACTATTGTAGACATGGGCGGTCCTACACCTCAAGATTCTAAACCTGAAGGCGATTCAAATAAAATTGATGCAACCAAAGGTGCTAAATCTGCAACTGCTCCTACAACTAAACCTTCTGCTGCATCGTCAGACACTCAAAACCGTGTTGGTAAAAACACTATGCGTGAAAATGAAGAGTATGATGAAGATCAACTTGATGAAGTTTCTTTAGATACTGCTGCAAAAGTTTACAAAAAACGTGCAGACAATGCATATGATGGTCAGAGTAATAAAGATGTAAACAAACAAGTATCAAGCAGAGAAATTATTGGTAAAAGGTTTGGTCTTGCAGGTAAACAAATGGCCAAAGGAATTGAGAAAAAATACAGCAATTATTCAGAAAGCACAGATCAGGAAGAGTATTCAATGATTGACGAAATGCGGGCACAGATGCACGATGATATTCAAGCACTGTTTGCTGATGACCAAACTATTTCGGAAGATTTTAAATCTAAAGCCGCAACAATTTTTGAAGCACGTGTCTTTGACCGTGTTGCACAGATTCAAGAAGAAATGGAATCCGAGTATGCTGGTATGCTTGAAGAAACCGTTGAACAAATCAAATCCGATCTAACAGAGAAGGTTGATGATTACCTAAACTACGTAGTAGAACAGTGGATGCAAGAGAATCAAATCGCTATTGAAAGTGGTCTGCGTTCTGAAATCACAGAAGATTTTATTGCTGGTCTCCGTAATCTGTTTGCAGAAAACTATATCAATGTTCCAGAAGATAAAGTTGACCTAGTTGAAGAGTTAGCCGCTAAAGTGGAAGAACTTGAAACTAAACTCAATGAAGAAATTGAAACAAACATTGAATATAAAAAAGCTTTGACTGAAGCTATTAAAGAACAATTGACAGTAGAAGTATGTGAAGGTTTGACCGCAACTCAAGTTGCAAAAATCAAAACACTTGCAGAAAGTGTAGACTTTTCCACAGAAGAAGAGTTTGTAGAGAAACTTGAAACCTTGCGTGAAAACTATTTTCCATCTGGTATCCAGAAAGCGAAAGTATCACATCTTCAAGAGCAATTTGAAGAGACTGAAGAGAAAAAATTGGTAAGTGCTGATCCATTTATTTCCGCAGTTTCACAAGCAATTTCAAAAACAAAAATTTAAAAAATAAACAAGGAGATACACATGTATTTGTCTGAAGAAAGCCAACAAAAATGGGCATCGGTACTGGATCATCCAGACCTTCCCGCAATTAAAGATCCATATCGCCGTGCTGTTACCTCTGTTATTCTGGAAAACCAGTTGACAGAAATGCGTAAAGAAGCTGGCATTCTGAACGAAGGTCCTCCAGCTAACTTTTCTGGTACAGGCGGTTTCGGTGGCGGTGCTGCTGCAGCTGGTCCAGTTGCCGGTTTTGATCCAATCCTTATTAGCTTGGTTCGCCGTTCATTGCCTAACTTGATCGCTTATGACGTTTGCGGCGTTCAGCCAATGACTGGTCCTACAGGTCTGATTTTTGCAATGCGTACTAAGTACGACACACAAGGTGGTACTGAAGCATTCTATAACGAAGCTAACACAAACTTCTCAGGCGCTAACGGTGCTATTGCAACTGGTTCTATGACCATTTCTGCTAACGCCACTGACGTTCTGTTGGGTAACGCATCGCCAGGTAACGCAATGACAACTGGTTCTGCTGAAGCCTTGGGTGACGGTGCTGCTGGTAACACATTCCAACAAATGGCATTCTCAATTGAGAAAGTCACTGTAACTGCTAAGACACGTGCTCTGAAAGCAGAATACTCAATGGAATTGGCACAAGACTTGAAAGCAGTTCATGGTCTTGACGCTGAAACTGAATTAGCAAACATTTTGTCTGCTGAGATTCTTGCTGAGATTAACCGTGAAGTTATTCGCACAATTTACTACGTTTCGAAGCGTGGCGCACAAGCAGGTACAACTACTAAAGGTGTGTTCAACCTGGATACAGATTCGAACGGTCGTTGGATGGTTGAAAAGATTAAAGGTCTGGCATTCCAGATTGAGCGTGAAGCCAATCAAATCGCCAAGACAACCCGTCGTGGTAAAGGTAATGTAATGATCTGCTCGTCAGACGTTGCATCTGCCTTAGCAATGGCTGGTATTCTTGACTATCAATCAGCATTAGCTGGTCAAGTTAATCTGACAGTTGATGACACTGGCAATACATTTGCTGGTACAATCTTCGGTCGTATCAAAGTTTACATTGATCCATATTCGCAGACTGGTTCAACCTCTGAGTTCGCAGTTGTGGGCTACAAAGGTACCAATGCATATGACGCAGGTATTTTCTACTGCCCATACGTTCCTCTGCAAATGGTTCGTGCAGTTGATACTGGTACTTTCCAACCTAAGATCGGTTTCAAGACTCGTTACGGCATGGTTGCAAACCCATTTGCCGAAGGTACAAGTCAAGGTCTAGGCGCAATGAACGTTGGTCTAAACAACTACTATCGTTCATTCGGTATTCAAAACTTGATGTAATCAAACCACCACTAAGAGTGGGTTTAGAGAGAGTCCTTCGGGACTCTCTTTTTTTCGTTTATAAATACACGTATGACAGCACTCAATAGAAATCCATCCAATCCAAACATGCTCCAACCGAATAAGTTCACACTGAACTTATCAAGAGCACCCAACCTTCAATACTTTTGCCAAACTGTAACATTACCAGGTCTTTCTACATCTGAAATACCTATCAATAATCCATTTGTTGAATTGTATGCACCAGGTGAAAAAGCAATCTATGATACGTTGAATGTTACTTTTCTAGTTGATCAAGAGATGACTGGCTGGTTAGAGATACACGATTGGCTCCGTGCTATGACATTTCCCACATCATTTGAAGAGTATACTAGATTAGGTCAATTAAATAAATTCACCACTACAGCTGATTCTAAAACACCTCAATATGCCGATGGTTCGGTAACTATTCTTTCTGCTGCAAACAAACCTTATTTTAAAATTAACTTTATCAATATGTTTCCTATTGCTCTAGGTGGATTCATGATGTCTGCTACTGATACACCAGAGACTATTATTACTTCTGATGCCACATTCAGATTTACCTATTTTAATATTGAAAAATTGATTTAGATGTGATATACTCCTAAAGAGGAGATAAACCATGAGCAAACTTGATGATGTATTGAAGATGTGGACAGACGATTCTAACATAGATCGTACTGAACCAGGTAAAGCACTAATAGATATTCCCAAACTTCACAGTAAGTATCTCAACATTCTATCACAACATAGATTGATGGTGAAAGATGCTGAGTTCAAATATAACCGAATGAAGAAACTCAAATGGGAATATTACACAGGTAAATTAGATGATGATGACTTGAAGAAGTATGGTTGGGAACCATTTCCATTCACACTCAAATCCGACATCACTACATACTTGGATGCAGATGAGGATATTAATAAGTATCTGGCAAATAAAATGCTGAATGAAGAAGTTGTTGAAGTATGTAATGCTATATTAAAAGAACTTAACTCTAGAACGTTTCAACTTAGATCGTTCATTGATTGGGAAAAATTTATACAAGGTATATAATGAGAATTGATCCAAGTAAAGACTTAATGCAACATCATAGCAAAAAATATCCAATGGAGGTAGGTGCTCCAGTCTTTGCACCTGTTGCCGTCAAAGAAGAAAAAGATAAAAGTTTAAATGTAGCAAAACTACATGCCAAACAAGAGTATGAACGTATTATGGAACAAGTTGATGTTCTACGCAAACAAGCAGAATCGTTGATGCGTAGATTAGATGTTACTCATATTGTTCATGAGTCTGATTGTAGTTTTAATCCAGGATTTAATCAAATATATTTTATTTACTTCAGTACAATACGCAATAAAAATGTAGTGATGTGTATGCATCCAGACCAATGGTGTATAGGTGGTATACCAGAACATCTAAACTTTATTGTTGCCATTCGTAAGAAAGGTGATAGCACTTGGGAAGAAGTTTTAGATGAATGATTTAGTTCTCTATAAACAGAATGAAGCCTTTATTCGTTTTGCATGTGAGAAAAGTCTTGCTCAAGAATTAGCAGACTACTTTACATTCTATGTTCCTGGTTATCAATTTATGCCAGCATACAAAAACAGATTGTGGGATGGTAAAATAAGACTTGCAGACCTACGTACAAATACCGTGTATCATGGTCTTGTACCGTATATACAGAAGTTTTGCAAAGAGAGAGACTATAAACTAGAGATTGATACTACGGTGAGTATTACTGAGAACTTTTCTGTCACTGAGGCTAAGGAATTTATAGATCAACTTCAATTGGACACCAGCATTATAACAGAAGGTGTAAGAGAACATCAAGTAAAAGCATTCATTACTGCCGTAAGAAATAGAAGAATGCTTTTACTATCACCAACAGGTTCAGGTAAGTCTTTAATACAATACCTTATATTAAGGTACTTGCAGTCTAAGGAATACAAAAAAGGTTTATTGATTGTTCCTACTACATCATTGGTAGAACAAATGTATTCCGATTTTAAAACATATGGATACGATTCAGAAAATAATTGTCACCGTCAATACTCAGGTAAAGACAAAGTAACAGATAAGTTTTTAACAATTACCACGTGGCAATCAATCTATAAGAACCCACCAGAATACTTTGAACAGTTTGATTTTGTTTTAGGTGATGAAGCACATCAGTTTAAAGCGAAGTCATTAACAACTATCATGACTGGTTTGACTAAGGCAAAATATAGAATTGGTTGTACAGGTACAGTAGACGGTACACAAACACATAAGTTGGTATTAGAAGGTTTGTTTGGTCCATTATATCAATCTACTACCACTGCCGAACTGATTGAGAATAAACAGTTAGCAGATTTTAAAATCAAATGTTTAGTATTAAAATATCCAGAAGAAGTATGTAAACTATCACGTGGTTGGGACTATCAAAGTGAGATAAACTACATAGTTGGTAGTAATGCACGAAATGAATTTATCCGAAACTTGGTACTATCATTAGAAGGTAACTCACTTGTATTATTTAATTTGGTAGAAAAACATGGAAAGATATTACACAAACTTATTAAAGAAAAAGCTGGTGATCGCCATGTTTTCTTTGTGTATGGTGGAACAGACGTTGAAGTCCGTGAACAAGTTCGTGAGATTACAGAAAAACAAAATGATGCAATCATTGTTGCCTCTTACGGCACTTTTAGTACCGGCATTAATATACGGCATTTGCATAATGTCGTATTTGCTTCTCCAAGCAAATCAAGAGTAAGAAATTTACAGTCAATAGGTCGTGGTCTTAGAATAGGTGAGAATAAAACTGAAGCAGTTCTGTATGATATAGCAGACGATTTTCGTATAGGCAAACATGTTAATTTTACCTTGCTTCATCTACAGGAACGTGTTAAGATATACGATGAAGAAAAGTTCAAATATAAGTTTTACACTATAGAGGTCAAGAATGCATAACGTAAAAATTATAAGAATGCAAACTGGCGAAGATATTATGGCATCTATGATAGGTGAAGAACAAGAAGAAACAGTTCTTCTGGAAGACCCAATGAGATTGATCTATCGCCGTATGCCTACAGGGCAAACTGTAATGATGATGATGCCGTGGTTACCAGTAGAATTAATTAAAGATAATAATGCTTTAATATATAATTCGGACATCATTACTATTATTGATCCAAAAGAATCTATGATAGAATATTATGAAAATCTTGTAATCAAAACCATGCTTGAGATGGAAAAGTCTGAAGATATGATTGCAGGACTTTTGAAAGATCAATCAGGTGAAGGTGAAGGTGATGTTGAAGAATATAGTATGGAAGATTTAATTCAATTTGTAGAAGAAGTGAAGAACAGGACACTACACTAATTTGAGGACTATTTTGTCATGAATTTATTTTTGTATCAAGCATATTATGATGTTGAACAGATGAAACATTTGGATCCAATTTGTGTTCCATATGATAATCTTGCAAATCTTAATCCAACACTTCGTGAGTATCCTTTTATAAAAAATTTGTACGAGAAACATTCCAAAAATCAAGACGATTATTGGGGTTTGTTGTCGTGGAGATGGTACGATAAAACTAAACTTGAAATGAAAGAGTTTAGAGATTGGATATTAGACAATCCTGGTTATGATGTATATCACCTTGACCCATTTTTAGATGTGTCTGCCACTCACTTAAATTTATGGACTCAAGGTGACATATGGGTTCCTGGTATGATTGATTTCTGTGATAGATTATTTCCAAGACTAGGCATAGATGCTAATGTAAGAAATTTTGTTTATCACCCACAAGATTTTGCTACATGCAATTATCATGTAGGTAATAATAAATTTTGGAAGAGTTTTATTGCGTTTGTCGATGAATGTTTAAACATCATTGAAACGGATACCGAAATGAAGTATTATATGTATGATAAAAAAATACCTTATAACGGCGCAATGTTACCTGGTTTTATCTTTGTTATAGAAAGATTGTTTTCTATACACACAATGTTTAATCGAAACATAAAAATTAAGAAGTACCCAATTGAATCTCCTAACTATGAGCGATTATTTGGTAGTTCCCATAAATTTTATGTTGACTTATATAATCAAAAAATGATAGAATATGAAAAGCATTTAAAAATTGAAATTGGAGATAGTGATGTTAAGAGATTTAAATTGGGATGAGATTGTAGATAGATTTACATCGTCCGAGCCATTCAATCATGTTGTAATCGACAACTTCTTTATTCCAGAAGTAGCCGATAAAATTTCTGAAGAGTTTCCAGATTTTAATGATGGTGAATTGAATGATCATAATAGTCCATTAGAAATTAAAAAAACTATGAATCGTTGGGATAAATTTCCAGCGACAACCTATCGAGCATTTTCTCTTTTTGGTAGAGAAAGTTTCTTACAGAACATGAGATATTTGGTGAACAGAGAAGATTTAGTTTTTGATTCTGGCCTTAATGGTGGCGGATGGCACATGCATGGGCGTGGTGGTAACAATAACATCCACCTTGACTATAATGTGCATCCTAAATTAAATCTACAAAGAAAACTTAATATAATTGTTTACATGACTCAAGATTGGCAGCCATCATGGAATGGTGGTCTTGAATTCTGGTCACATGATGATAAGACAAAACAACCCAAAGAACTTGTAAAAGTTATTGAAAATAAATTTAATCGTGCTATAATATTTGATACTACTCAGAATTCTTGGCATGGCCTTCCGAATACTATACTTTGCCCAGAAGGTATCTATCGCAAATCTATCGCTGCTTATTTTCTTTGTGCTGCTCCTGCAATAACAGAAGATCGTGGTCGTGCGTTATTTGCTCCAAGAGAAGAACAAAAAAATGATAAGTTGATTACGGAACTTATTCAAAAACGAGCATCGGTAACACAGTCTGCTTCCGTATATAATACAAAATATTCTCAAAAATAATTGAAAGGTATATAATGTCTAAACGTGTTCTTATTACAGGTGGTGCTGGTTTTATCGGACATCACATTATTGATTTGTTTTTGAAAAAAACAGACTGGACAATTGTGTCGTTGGATAGGTTAGATTATTCTGGTAATCTAAATCGTTTAAATGATGTTGTGGGTAAATACCCACCAGAAGTTCGTAAAAGAGTTAAAATTGTATGGCACGATTTGAAATCTGAAATACAAGACTTAACACAAAATCTTATTGGTGATGTAGATATTATTTTACATCTTGCCGCATCTTCACATGTTGATCGTTCTATTACATATCCTATGGAATTCTTAATGGATAACACTGTGGGTACAGTGAACGTTCTTAACTTTGCCCGTAAATTAAAAAATCTTGAACGTCTAATTTATTTCTCAACAGATGAGATTTTTGGTATTGCTCCAAATGATGTGGCGTATTCAGAACGTGATCGTTATAATTCAACAAACCCATACTCTGCATCTAAAGCAGCGGCTGAAGAATTCTGTGTAGCATATGAAAATACTTATAAACTTCCTATTTTCATTACACATACAATGAACGTATTTGGTGAGCGTCAACACCCAGAAAAGTTTATTCCAATGAGCATTCGTAAAGTTCGTGATGGTCAAACTATTTACATTCATTCAGACCCATCAAAGACTGTTCCTGGTTCACGGTTTTACATTCATGCTAAAGACGTTGCAGAAGCAATGTATTTCTTATTACATCTAAATGAAGATCAGAAAAAAATAATTTATACACCAGACTATGGTGGTGCTAAGTGTCCCAAGTTCAATGTTGTTGGTAAAGAAGAAACTGATAATCTTAGACTTGTTACAGCAATTGCGACGGCGCAGAATAAAGAATTGAAATATGAAATGGTAGACTTCCATACATCACGTCCTGGACACGACCTTCGTTATGCTTTATCTGGAGACTTCATGCGTCAGTTGGGATGGGAACCGAAATATTCATTCGATGACCGTATTAAAGAAGTTGTTGAGTGGTCAATCGCTAATCCAGAATGGATTGAACTGAGTGGAGAATAATATGAATGACCAAATGAAACCTGTCAATCAGTGTATAGCCTGTGGTTCGAGTAATTTAAAATTCACTCTTAACTTGGGTGAACAACCATTAGCAAATTCTTTTAAGCCGACTAATGAAGTGCAGGATGAATATCCTTTGGCAATTAATCGATGTGAGGATTGCGACCATTTACAATTAACTCATATAGTTAATCCAGAACTCATCTATAAGAATTATGCTTACGTGAGTGGTACAACTAAAACTTATGTAGAATATATGTCATGGTTTGCTGATTGGACCAGAGAATATACAAATTGTTGGCAAGGAGATGTTCTTGATATTGGCTGTAATGATGGAACACAGTTGGATGCATTTGCAAACTTGGGGTTGAATACATTTGGTGTTGATCCTGCCGAGAATCTATTTGAAACAAGTTCTAAAAAAGGCCATAATGTTGTTTGTGGATTTTGGGATGAGAAAAGTGTTACAGAATTGAAAGACACTAAATTTGATATTGTAGTCTCACAAAACGCATTTGCACATATTCCCGATCCACATAAATATTTACAACTCCTTCATCCTCTAATGAAAGAAGGAGGATTATTCTTTATTCAAACCAGTCAAGCGGATATGGTATTGAACGGTGAGTTTGATACCATATATCATGAACACATTAGTTTTTATAATATTCAATCAATGAAAAGATTGGCTGAACGTTCTGGTTGGAACTTAGTGGATGTTATCAAAACACCTATTCATGGTACCAGTTATGTATTCGTGTTGAGTCCATATCGCAAACGTCCAGAAAACATTGTTAATCTAGTTGCAATGGAATCAAAACTACAGAGTTCGGCAACATATGATAAGTGGGCTGATGGTGTAACAAAAATTAAAGATGAATTTATAACTGTATGTGATGAATTTAAATCAAAAGGTTATAAACTAGTTGGCTATGGTGCTGCCGCTAAAGGTATGACTTTATTGAACTATGTGAAAGTAGAATTGGATTTTATTATTGACGATAATCCACTGAAACAAAATCAATATACGCCTGGTTTAAATATTCCAATTACTCCTATTTCTAAACTTGATGAAATACAAGAACCAATTTGTTTTGTTCCATTGGCTTGGAATTTCTTCAATGAGATTGTAAAAAGAATTAAAGACCGTAGAGTTGATAGTCGAGATAGGTACATTACATATTTTCCAAAAGTTGAGGCTAAAGAATAAAATGGCAACCAATAACCACTACGTTAATAATGCCGATTTTCTTGCTGCGTTAATTAAATATAAAAGTGATTGTGTAGAAGCAGAGAAGAATGATAAACCTGAACCAAAAGTACCAAATTATATTGGTGAATGTTTTCTAAAAATTGCTGAACATCTATCCCGCAAACCAAACTTTATCTCATATACTTATCGTGATGAGATGATTTCTGATGGTGTAGAGAATTGCATCATGTATTTTCGTAATTTTGATCCAGACAAATCAAAGAACCCATTTGCATACTTTACTCAGATAATTTACTACGCTTTCCTTCGTAGAATTATGAAAGAAAAGAAACAATTATATGTAAAGTATAAAGCTACTCAACAGTTTGGGTTACTTGATGAAGGTGAGATGTTTGAAGATGAAAATGGTAACATGAAACAGTTTGAACTGTATGACAATATTTCCGAATTCATCTTTAATTTTGAAGAGAATAAGAAAAAGAAAAAGGCAAAGAAGTCGGAAGGGCTTGAATCTTTCTTACAAGATGATGTAGAATAGTAATTTTTGAGATTAATATTATTATGAAATTAGAATTTTGTGCAGTTTGTGGAATTACTACAGACCTTCAACAGCATCATATTGAACCTGTAATACTTACAGGTATTAGTAGGAAAAAAATAAAGAGGTATGATGGTAATAAGCCATTAAAAGAATGTGACTCGATGGAAGTTTTTGCTTTTCTATTCGATCAAGGAATAATTTCTGATGATGGTGAATTAACCGTCTGCTCTTTTCACCATAATATACTTCATGGTATTGTCAAGTTTCAAAAAGCAAAATTAGGAACTTTAATTAAAGAAGGCCAATTACGAGCAAAGGAGAATGGTGTTACGATAGGACGACCTACTAAACTTAATTTTGATATTTATGAGAGAATTGAAACTATGAGAGATGACGGTATGGGTATCAAAGCCATTGCAAGAAAATTACGAATTGGTGTTGGAACTGTTTATTCTGCAATTGATAAAATAGAAAAAGGTATTATTCAAGATTTACAAAGAAAAAAATTAATAGAAGAAAACCCAGCAACATTTGTTGATTTAATTTAATATGAAAATATGCATACTTGGCGATACTCATTTCGGAATGAGAGGTGACTCTTTAGATTTCCATAAATACGTGGAGAAGTTCTATACGAACGTATTTTTCCCTTATCTAAAGGATCACAATGTTACTACCGTTGTACAACTTGGTGATCTTTTCGACCGTAGGAAGTTTATTAACTTCAACTCACTGTATCTGTGCCGTAAATATTTCTTCGAGAAATTACAAGAATATGGTATACAGTTCATTACACTGTTGGGAAACCATGATGTCGCATTCAAAAACACCTTACAGGTTAACTCATCACAATTACTTCTAAACGAGTATGATAACGTTACTGTATGTGATTCTTTTACTACATTTAACTTTGACGGGATTGATGTTGATATCATACCTTGGATATGTGATGATAATGAAGTTGAAATCCTTGACAAGATAAAACAAAGTAAATCAGAAATCTGTTTTGGTCATTTTGAAATTGATGGATTTAAAATGGATGCAGTAAATGTGCATGAAGGTGGACTTAAAAAAGATAAACTATCAAAATACGATATCGTTTTAAGTGGACATTTTCATCACAAGTCAAATGATGGTCACATCTTCTACGTTGGTACACCAAATGAAATGACTTGGATTGATTATAATGATCCAAGAGGATTTCATATCTTTGATACTGACACACGTGAAATGGAATTTATCAAGAATCCATATCGCATGTTCTTCAAAATAAATTATGATGATTCATTAGAAAACATGGCACAACAATACCGAACATTTGACTACTCTGTGTATGAAGGTGCATATGTCAAAGTTGTGGTAGTAAACAAAAATAATCCATTTATATTTGATATGGTAATTGATAATCTATACAAAGTAGGTGCTGCTGACATTTCCATCGTTGAAGATTTTACTGATTTGACTATTGATTCTGACCAAGACTTGATTAACCAAGCGGAAGATACGATGACAATTCTTTCCAAATACATTGATAACTTGACATTGAATGTAGAAAGTGATAAACTTAAAGGTCTTATGCGTGAACTTTATGTTGAAGCACTTAATACCGAAACTGAATGATACTATTTAAAACTTTGCGTTGGAAGAATCTTCTTTCAACTGGTAACTACTTTTCCGAAATACAACTGAATGCCAATACTAATAGTTTGATTATTGGTAAAAATGGTTCTGGTAAATCAACCATGTTGGATGCGTTATGCTTTGCTCTATTTGGCAAACCATTTCGTAATGTAAACAAACCTAATCTACTGAACTCAATCAATGGTAAAGATTGTGTAGTTGAGGTTGAGTTTAGTGTAGGTAATAAACAGTATAAGATAGTTCGTGGTATCAAACCAAATATCTTTGAAATATACCAAGATGGTATTCTAGTCAATCAAGATGCTGCATCAAGAGACTATCAAGAATACTTAGAACGATTTATTATCAAACTAAACTATAAATCATTCACTCAGATTGTTATTCTTGGTTCGGCATCATTTGTGCCATTCATGCAGTTATCGGCATCAGATCGTCGTTCTATTATTGAGGACTTGTTAGACATTCAAATTTTTTCTACTATGAATAGTTTGGTAAAAGAAAGAATGAGCATCAACAAAGAGAACACTACACTCAAGAAAAGTGAAATAGAATTAATCAAACAACGGTATCAGTTGAAGAAAGAGTATCAAGATAAACTTAATGAAGATAAAGACGCAAAGGTAAAAGAATATGAGAGTGAGATACAAAGTTGCAGAGAAACCATACGCACCTTACATAGAGACATTGACGATCTGGAGCGACAGAAAGAAGTATATACCGAAGTCTGCAAGAAAATTCCTGAAAATGAAAAAAAGATTACTGCGCTTAAAAAAATTGAATCTAAAATTGAAAGCAAGATATCCGAAGTGGGAACAGATAGAAGCTTCTATGAACACAATGCTGATTGCCCAACGTGTAGGCAGGCCATTACCATGGAGTTTAAGCAAGGGCACTTGGGCGAACTATTATCAAAAGAACAGGAACTTACCACAGGTCTAACAGAACTTCAAACAAAGATATCAGAACATGAAACTTTGTTGGCAACTCTACGCTCAGAAGAACAAAAATTACACACTGTAAGAATTGAACTTGCAACAAAACAAACTGGCAAAACAGGACTAGAATCAGTAATTGCAAAACTTGAAAAGCAAATTGCAGACTTAAACACCATTCAAGAAGATGCTGATACAAATGAATTGGTGATATTAAAAGAACAGATAACAACAACAGAAAATGATCTAAGAAATTTGATTGAAGAGAAATCTTATTATGATACTGCGGCATCTTTGCTTCGAGATTCAGGTATCAAGACTAAGATCATCAAGCAATACTTACCAATCATAAACAAGTTAGTCAATAAGTATCTTGCATCATTAGACTTCTTTGTCAACTTCAACCTTGATGAGTCGTTTAAAGAAACAATTAAGTCTAGACACCGTGATGACTTTAGTTACCATAACTTCTCTGAAGGTGAGAAACAACGTATTGATATGGCATTGATGTTGACATGGCGTGCAGTTGCCAAGCTAAAGAACTCATCCAGTACCAATCTGTTAATACTTGATGAAGTGTTTGATTCGTCTTTAGATACTACAGGTACAGAAGAATTGATGAAGATACTACATGGTCTTGAAGATGTAAACCTATTTGTTATTAGTCACAAGGGTGATATACTTCAAGACAAATTTGCAAATACAATTCGGTTTGATAAGGTAAAGAATTTTTCAAGGATAGTAAAATGAGTGAATATCAAAGTGGAAATAGAATTGCTAAAATTTATCCAAGAACACTTGGTGGATATAGAGTATGGATGTATGATATATTTACTGAGTTTCAAGATGAAAAATATTTTGATAATAAATTAGAAGCAGAAACATCTGCAAAAGGATGGTGTAATTATGAGTGAGATATTAACGATTGATACCGCAGCAGGCATACAAACAACCGAAAAGATCGATCCATTACCACTGTTTGGTGAAGATTATCCAATGTTACTTACTGTAATGCCAGAATATAAAGGTGGATTTCCCAGTCCAAGTATGGTAATGTTGGCAAAGAGAATGAAGATGACCATGAAATTATATGGTGGTATTGGACTATCTGCCAATCAATGTGGGGTATCAGAAAGAATGTTTGTTATTGGTACGGACGAATTTCAAATGGTTTGTATAAACCCAAAAGTAATAAAGAAATCCGAAACTGCCGTTAAGAACAAGGAAGGTTGTCTTTCTTATCCGGGTTTATTTTTAAGTATTGACAGACCAGACTGGATTGATGTAGAATATACAGATGAGTTTGGTAATACTAAAGAAAGTAGACTTGAAGGTGTAAGTGCTCAATGTTTCCTACACGAACTAGATCACTTAAACGGTATCAAGTTTGTTACTTATGTCAAACCAATTGCGTTACAGATGGCAAGAAAAAAACAAAAGAAAACCGTAAAAACAATTGTGAGAAAAGCAAAAAATGGCCAAAATAGATGATGTAGAAGTACAATGGACAAAATTTTTAGAAGAAAATCCTTCCGATTCATTGCCTGTTGTTGATGAAAATGCCTTGCGTGAACGTATGATTAAAGAATTAACATATGTTTCTGCAATGGATGTTAAAGAATATACATTATACCAAAAATGGCATGAAATTCATACTAAATTTCCAAGCAAAACTATAAATACATTGTTCGATGGAGAAGAAACTTTCCTGGCCGACCCTGTACAGGCAAAATATATTGCTGAAGCTAAAAGTAATATTTGGATTCCTGAATCTGTAGATGATTACATGGACTTGGAACCAGTGCTTGAATATACGGACGATTCAAGTAAAGGTTCCAAAAAAGGTATCGATGGTTCAGTAGTATCATATAATATTGAACGAAACAAAGAGTTATCTATTCGTTGTAATGCCTTAAAAAGTTTTATTACAAATGGACGTAATAACAGTAACATTGGACGAAATCTTCACTTCATAGTAAAAGACAATAAGACAAATAAATATCTTGGTGTAATTACAATTTCATCCGACTTTCTTGACTTGACGCCACGTGATAAATATATTGGTTGGGATAGAACACTAAAAACGCAAGGTGGTATGATTAACCACACAGGTATAGGTTCATCAATTGTACCAACACAACCACTAGGTTACAATTATGTTGGTGGTAAACTTCTATCTTTATTGTGTCTTTCAGATGAAGTTCAACGTTTATGGAAAGAACAATACGGCGACATTATGGTTGGCGTTACAACTACATCATTATATGGAAACACTAAGGTGGGTGGATTATCTCAATATGATGGGTTAGATTATTGGAATAAAATGGGATTCACCGCAGGTTCTGTATCATATGAACCTGAGAGGGAAACAATTTATTTAATTCGTGATTGGTTAAAAACCAAACACACACGTAAATACTTTGAATGGTATATTGCAACGAAATCAACTGGTCAACCATACAAACGTGACCACAAAAATCGTTCATTACAATTTGTTTATGCACAGATGAAAATTCCAAAAGAATTGATTCGTTCAGATCATGCTAGAGGTATTTACTTTAGTGAACTGTACACAAACACAAATGAATTTTTACGTGGAGAAATTAAAGAAGATAGGTTGGTCAAAAAATTTGATTCAAGTTATGAAAATCTTGTAAAGATTTGGAAAGAGAAACATGCACGTGGTCGTATCGGTTTTTTAAAGAAAAAAGATAAAGTATCCAAAGACATTTTGTTCCTTGATGATTTGATTTATATGAATTGGCAAGAAACGAAGGATAAGTACCTATCCCAGATCGGACGTTAATAATCTGACAATACTTGACAATCTCCTATTTTTATGCGATAATCCGTATATTGATTGATTAGGAGAAGAAGATGTCAAGTTTGCAACAGTTTGCAGAATTGCAAGAGTTAGAATACTACGCCGCAGTTTCCGATATCAAAAATGCAATAGAACGATTCGGTATAGATATAATTGCCGAGGCATTAGAGGATATCGGGTTGACAGATATCCAAACCTCTGATATACTGGTTGTTCACTGATAACGGGATTGTCAAATGAGTAACATTCAAAATCAAAAGTCTGGTCTGGCCAAACTACTGGCGACCGAGAATCTAACAATACAACATCAAAAAATTCCTACCGCAGCATTTGATCCTAAAAATCGTGTACTATACTGTCCTATCTGGGAAGATATGTCAGGCGACCTGTATGACCTATTGATGGGTCATGAAGTTGGTCACGCCTTAGATACTCCTTCTGATGGCTGGCATGATGCAGTACATTCTATGGGTAAGAACTATAAAGGGTTCTTAAACGTGGTTGAGGATGCACGAATTGAGAAGCGTCAGAAACGCCGGTATCCAGGTCTACGTTCATCATTCATCAAAGGTTATAATGAACTGATGAAGCGCAACTTTTTTGGTATTCAAGACCGTGACATTAATACAATGTCATTTATTGACCGATTGAATATTTTCACCAAGTCTGGTTACACTCATGAAATTCAATTCACCAAAGATGAATTGGTGATGATTGAAAAAGTTAAAGAATGTGAAACATGGGATGATGTTCTTCGTGTTACCGGTGAGATTTGGAACTATTCTAAAAAAGAACAGAAAGAAATTTTATTATCTGAAGAATACGATTATAGTTTTGAAAAGTCTGATCAAGGTGATGATTTTGAAACAGGTGACGGTGATGGTGATACCGAAACTGACGGTGAAGGTGATGATGAAGGTAAGTCCAAAGGCGACCTTGATGAAGATGGTGAAGAGGCTGAAGGTGAAGGCCAAGAACAAAATGATAATGACGGTGAATATGATGATGAAAATGATGAAATGTCCGATATCATCAACCGTAATAAAGAATCCACTGGCACTGATGAGCACTTTGAACCAACATGCGAAACTGATGATAACTTCCGTAAAAATGAATCATCATTAATTGCAGCTAAGGCACGTGAGTATGTGTATGTAAATATTCCTACACCTAATCTAGATCGTATCGTTACACCTGCCAAACGTGTTCAAGAATTGTTGACCGAAGCATTTGTTGGCCAATATAGCACCGTATCGTATAGTAATATGGCAAATGAATTGTACACCGAGTTCCGTAAAAAGAATGAACGTTATATTTCTTTATTAGCAAAAGAATTTGAAATGCGTAAGGCGGCATCTAAGTTTGCAAAAGCAAAAGTGTCAGAGACTGGTGACATTGACGTAAATAAAATTTACAAGTACCAGATTGACGATAGTATTTTCAAAAAGATTATGCGTGTTCCTAAAGGCAAATCGCATGGCATGATGTTGTTGTTGGATAAGTCTGGTTCAATGGCAGGTAACCTTGCGGCATCATACGAACAGATTCTTATCCTTGCAATGTTCTGCCGTAAAGTAAATATTCCTTTTACAGCATACGGTTTTGGCAATCACCGTGGTCTACGTGATATGGATTATCCAAATGAACGAAATAGTGACTTTGATGAAAAAGGTAACTATGTAAAAGGTGACAGTTCAGGTTGCTTTACTGAAAATGAGGGTGAAATTCATTGTTCAGAAGTTTATCTTCGTGAAATGATTAATTCTAAAATGAGCAACGCAGAATTTTCAAAATCAGTAAAGAACATTCTTTGTTTGATGGACGGATGGGCACACCGCTACGGTGCACCAGGTAAGTTCCTTCGTCCACAGTGTGATGCATTATCAAACACACCATTGTCAGAAGCATTGATTGCTATGCAACCAATTATCAAAGAGTTTCGCCGTATTAATAACCTTGACATTGTGAATACTACAATTGTCCATGATGGTGATGCCGATTCTATAATCTGGGCTCATGCTTCTAATGGTGACAAAAAAACTTATTTTTCAACTACCAGTCAAAACGTTTTTCTGGTAGATAAGAAAAATAAAGTGCAAGTGAATTTGAAAGTAAGTGATGATGATGTTCGTGAAGGTATATGTGAATGGCTTCAGAAAACAACCGGTACCAAGATTGTTGGTTTCTATTTGACACCAATCTCTAATGCTAAGGCAGCATTGAAACGCCGTTTGTTTAATGATGAGTTGGATGCGGTTCGTGGTGTGTATCATCAAACAATTGAAGTGATTACAAAACACGTAAAGAAATTGAAAAAAGAAAAGTACCTTGAATCAAAAAATGTAGGTTATGATTCTTTCTATATTCTACCTGCTGGTAATGATCTGTCAATTGATGATGAATCGTTTGAGGTATCAGGTAAGGCAACAACAACAAATCTTACCAAGGCATTTATGAAATTCAACAAAGCACGACAAATCAACCGAGTATTAGTTTCAAGATTTATAACACAGATAGCAGTTTGATAACAAACCACCACTTGACAAAGTGGTGGTTATTCTTTATAATGGTAGTTCCTATTGTGAGATGGAGTTTATATTATGACAAGTCGTTCTGATAAGCGTCAAGCATTTCTTGATGCATTAATTGCAACTGGCAAAGATGTTGTCAGTTTAACAGATATTAAAACAATTGCAAGTGATGCGGGTCTTGCAATACCCTACTGGTTCACCAATGATGAACAAAACAAGGTTAAACGTGGTCTATACCGTGTACCGGTGCAGTCTCCAACGCCTGTTCCAGCAGCAATCAATATGGTTGCTCAAGTAATACCAATGGCAGCACCCCAAGCGCCTTCTGGTAATCGTATTGCAAATGTGATAACAGACCTTGAGACTAAGGACTTGGTACCTTTCAAATATGACAACTATGTTCCTTTTGGTAACTTTGAGGATGTGTTGTCAATTATACAATCAAAACAGTTCTTTCCCGTATTCATTACTGGTCCCTCCGGCAACGGTAAGACTATGAGTATTGAGCAGGCTTGTGCCAAGGCAAAACGTAAATTCGTTTGCGTATCAATGACACCTGATACCGATGAAGGCGACCTACTTGGTAACTATGTTCTGATTAACGGTCAGATGGAATGGCGTGATGGTCCCGTTACACTTGCTGCCCGTCAAGGTGCCGTATTGTGTATTGACGAAATTGATTACGGTTCTAACAACCTGTCCTGTTTGCAGCGTGTATTTGAAGGCAAACCATTCTTACTAAAGAAAAAGAATGAGTTAATTTCTCCTGCTGCCGGTTTTACTGTATTCGCTACTGCTAACACCAAAGGTAAAGGTTCAGAAGATGGTCGCTACATGTTCACCAACGTTTTGAATGAAGCGTTCCTTGAGCGTTTCCCAAATACGTTTGAACAGGAATGGGCACCAGTATCAGTTGAGAAAAAGATTGTTGCCAAAGAATTAGAATCTGTTGGTAAAGAAGATAAAGATTTTGCCGACAAACTGGTAACATGGGCAACCGTAATTCGTAGCACCTTTGATGAAGGTGGTTGTGATGAGGTTATTTCAACCCGCCGTCTGGTACATATCGTAAAGACCTACGGTATTTTTGGTGACAAACTGAAAGCAATTCAGTTCTGCTTGAATCGTTTTGATACTGATACCAAGGTTACTTTCCTTGATCTGTATACCAAGATTGATTCTGGTGTGGATCCAACAGCACCTGTATCAGCACCAGAAGTAACAGACCCATCAGTAGAAGTTCCATTTTAAACTTGACAGAGGCTTAGACCTCTGTCATAATGTAATCTGTTCTTATGATATGAGAACAATTTTTAAAACCCTTGTTATATAAGGAAAATATTATGAAAGTCAACAAAGTAACTCTTGGTATTGATCGCCAATATCCCTTGATAAGTGACAAAATTGCGGCCTTCCGCAACAAAACTGTCCTAGACAAATCTTTCAATCGTAGTGCTTGTTGGGACAAAAACCAAGAATCACGTTATATTACTTCATTGATTACTGGTCAAGCACCATCTAAAATCATTGTTGCTAATATTGATGAATGCTTAAAACAAGCTCTTGAAGATACCCTTGACCATGAATATTTTAGCAATTTCTCTCAAATGGGATATGACAAAATTGCTATTGATGGTAACAATCGTACACAAACAATTTTCAAATACCTGAATGGAGAAGTTGTCATTCAAAATGGACAATATGATTTACCAGATTTACCTGTTGTAATTAATAACAACAATAACACATTCAAAACACATCCTAAGGCATTAAAAGATCACATTCGTAATAATGTAACTGTTACAATTTGTGAATATGTTATTGCTACAAGAGAAGATTTATCTCGTTTGTTTATTAATATTAATGATGGTTACACACTAAACGATCAAGAAATTCGTAATGCAATTCTTGTTCCTTTTGCTGAATATGTCCGTCAAATGTCTGAGAAACATGCAAACGCATTCAAATATATTTTTCGTAATGGTAATTTTCGTTTGAAACGTGATGAACAAATGGTCAACTTATCAGTATGCTCTACTTATGGTCCTGCTCATGGCATTTCCAAAAAAGACAAATTCGAGGCATATGAAGATAACTCCACCGTTTGGACACATATTCTAAAAAAAGGTGGACAGAAAAATATTTCTGATGCACTTACGTTGATTGAAAAGTATGCTGACAAAGGATTCAAAGATACCTCAACTTTGACCAACTTTTTTATGTTAATATGTCATATCAACAAAGAGAAAATTAAAATCTTAGATGAGAAAGCATTCTTCAAATGGTTTATGGCAACAGAAAACAAACGTGTTGCTAATGTTGACCGCAAAATTGTTACCTTGCAAAATGGTACTGAACTAAACTATAATGCAACAGGTTCTGCGGCTTCATCAATCTTTTTACCTGCTCGTTTTGAAATCATCTTAGAAGATTTTGCAAAGATTCCAAAAGGTATCGTTACTGATGTTGATCCTGAGAGATTGTTTACACCAGTGCAGAGATATCAAGCGTGGGTAAACCAAGGTGGTATTTGCCCACGTACAGGTAAAAGTATTTCGGAAGATGAAATCAATAACCACAATTTGTGGGCAGCTGATCACGTGATACCTTATTCAAAAGGTGGTAAAACTAACTTAGATAATTTAGAATTGGTTTGCCGCAAATACAACGAGTCTAAGGGCAATAGACCTGCAAAGAAATTAATTGCCGCATAAACACTTGACACTTCTGCAAGGGAGTGTTATACTTATATCTTATTATGAAATTGCGGAGAAAGACTGCCTCTGTAATGTTTTTAAAATGCAGTCATATTTTATGGAGTTTTTGAATGAAGTCAGCTAAACAAAAAGTGCTTGCATACCTTTCTAAAGAAGATGGTTACAACACACTAACCCCGAACAAAATGCAATCGCTTTATGGCATTGCAAATCCATCTGCAACTATTAATGAGTTGCGTAATGATGGTCACGCTATCTACTTGAATAGTCGCATCAACAGCAACGGTGATAAAATTTCTTTCTATCGTTTAGGTGCACCAACTAAGCGTGTAGTTGCTGCAGGTATCGCAGCACTTCGTGCTCAAGGCGAACGAGCATTTGCCTAAAGTAGGTTGAAACTTAGTAGAGTGGAGACATATATACTTTGTGTCTCTACTCTTTTTTTATGGATAAATTATGCAAATACAAGTAAATATTGAAGAATTGAGAAAGAACAAACTGTTCGTGGCAACACCGATGTATGGTGGTATGTCACATGGACTGTATGTGAAATCTTGTCTTGATCTACAAACCGTAATGATGCGTTACGGCATTGAAGTAAAATTCTCCTTCCTTTTTAACGAATCACTTATCACACGTGCCAGAAATTATTTGGTAGATGAGTTCCTTCGTACAGACTTCACACACATGTTGTTTATCGATTCAGACATTCACTTTGATCCGAACGATATCGTAGCACTGATGGCACTTGATAAAGATGTTGTTGGTGGTCCTTACCCTAAGAAATCTATCAACTGGGGTAACATTGCAGAAACTGCACGTAAGAATCCAGACTTGAATCCCAAAGAACTTGAGAATCTAGTTGGTGAATATGTGTTTAACGTTGTTAAAGGTACGCAACAGTTCCAAGTTTCAGAACCATTAGAAGTTATGGAAATTGGTACAGGTCATATGATGATCAAGCGTGAAGTTTTTGATAAGATGGCAATAGAATATCCTACCATTCGTTACAAACCAGATCATGTTGGCCAAGCACACTTTGATGGCTCACGTTATATTCATGCTTACTTTGATACTGTAATTGACACCAAAGAGTCTATTGTTGGTGGTGGTTCAGAACGTTATCTATCAGAAGATTATATGTTCTGTCAAATGTGGCGTAAGATGGGTGGCCAAATCTTCTTGTGTCCTTGGATGAAAACACAACACATTGGTACCTATGCATTCACTGGTAACATGCCAGCGGTTGCTCAGTATACTGGTAAGTTGTAATGGATAAGGATGCTATCAAGGCATCCCAAACAGCAACAACTGGTGGTCGTAAATTTGATGGTGGTAAAATTCGTTATGGTCTTTTACCACCATTAGCACTTAAAGCGACCGCAGATGTTCTGACATTCGGTGCTGAGAAATATGAACCAAACAATTGGAAACATGTTCCAGATTCACTTAACCGATACTTTGATGCAACACAACGACACATGTGGGCATACCAAGAAGGTGAAGCAATTGATCCTGAATCTGGTAAACATCATCTAGCACATGCAATTTGCTGCTTGATGTTTTTGTATGAACATGATATACTATATTCTGCAAGTGAAAAACAAACTTAATTATGGAGTAACTGATGAAATTATCAAACAACACATTGGGTGTATTGAAGAACTTCGCTTCAATCAACCAAGGTATGCTTTTCAAAAAAGGTAAGACTATTCGTACAGTCTCACCTCACAAAAATGTTATGGCAGAAGCAACAATCTCTGAAGAAATTCCAACAGAGTTTGGCGTCTATGACTTGAACAACTTTCTTTCTATTCTAACTCTTCACAAAGAAGAACCAACAATTGACTTTGAAGATAACAGTGTTCTTATCTCTGGTCTAAAAGGTCGTAGTAAAATCAAGTATCGCTTCTGTGCTGCGAATATGATTGTTACACCACCAGAAAAACCATTGGCAATGCCTGACCCAGAAATTTCTTTTGAACTTTCAGCAGAAGATTTTGATTGGATCATGAGAACTGCAAATGTATTATCATCACCTCAAATTGCTGTTGAGTCTGACGGAGAAAAGATATTCATTACAACATTTGATTCTACAAATGATGCTGCACACACAGAATCATTAGAGATCAGTAAAGGTAATGGAAACAAATATCGTATGATATTTAAAACAGAAAATCTGAAATTAATTTCTGGTGGTTATATGGTTAAAATATCTTCCAAGAATGTTTCTCATTTTAAACATGCAACATCCGATGTTCAGTATTGGATTGCAAATGAAACTGGTTCAACTTTCACAAAGGCTTAATCATGGCAATGAAAATGTTTACAAATGCATCACCATCTTTTGATGGTGAATCCATTGCTATCAATTCGGATATTGTGGCATCAGTATTTGAATTGATTCAACCCGATGCAGATGCTAAACTACAAATGCGTACAGTTATTTTTGGTGTCAATGGTACTGATTGGCACGTGAAAGAACCATACCTTGAAGTAGTTGCAACATTGAACCAAAAAGACTGATTGTTATTTTATATTATGATTTATGTGAAAGGTTTTCATGGAACATCTTCTATGGACAGAACGTTACAGACCTCAGACAGTGGAAGATTGTATTCTGCCAGAACGATTGAAAGTACCATTTCAGGAGTACGTCAATCAAAAGCAGATACCAAATCTTCTACTGACTGGTGGAGCGGGTGTAGGCAAGACCACGATAGCCAAGGCGATGTGCAACGAAATCGGTTGCGATTACATGGTGATCAATGGTTCTGATGAATCAGGTATTGATGTATTCCGTAACAAGATAAAAAACTATGCATCATCAATGTCATTGGCTGGTGGCCGTAAGGTCATCATCATTGATGAAGCAGACTATCTAAATCCAAACTCAACACAACCAGCACTTCGTAATGCGATTGAAGAGTTTGCAGGCAACTGTTCATTCATATTCACTTGTAACTTCAAAAACCGTATCATTGATCCACTACATTCACGATGTGCAGTGATTGATTTTGGTATGAAGAATGGTGAGAAACAAAAGATGGCAGGATCATTCTTTAAGCGTATTCAATCCATACTTGAATCTGAAAAAGTTGAATATGATGCGAAAGTAATTGCTGAACTTGTTAAGAAATATTTTCCAGATTTTCGTCGTGTCATTAATGAACTACAACGATACTCTCAACTTGGTAAGATTGATGTAGGTATTCTTGCACAGATTGGTGATATATCCATTACACAGATTGTAAAGTTTATGAAAGACAAAGACTTTACTGCTGTTCGTAAATGGGTTGCAACAACTGAAATTGATCCTGCAACTTTCTATCGTAAATTATATGATAGTCTATACGATATACTAAAACCTGCCAGTATTCCTGGTGTCGTTATAGTTCTTGCAGACTATCAATATAAACAGGCATTCGTTGCTGACCAAGAAATCAATTTGGTTGCTTGTTTGACCGAAATTATGGCAAATGGTGAATTTGTATGATAAATCTTTTGCAATGTAGTTCGGAAAGAGTTCCAACCTTATTTGAATACGATCATGATTTTGTAACTCAATATTTAATAGACAATGTTAATTGGAATTTGGTATTTTCAGTTATGATTTCATTAAAAAGAAAATATAATACTGGAGCTGAAACATTTATTAAAGCGGATATTGTTGGTGAAGCAATCGAACAGGCTTCGAATAATAAATTGAAGTATGTTAATGAAGTTGGTTGCGATTTTTATATACCAGAGTTAGATGTCAAAGTAGAAATGAAATCTTCTAATTCAAATATATTTCCAGAAACAGGTAAAAGATTTACTACAACGATGAAGTTGAAAAATTTTCGTAGTTTAAAAGTAATAGATATTTCCAAAATAAAAAAAACATTTGACTATTTGTTGATGGTTGAACCTCTAAGATGTGGTATTGTTTCTTATGAAAAAATTGTACCATACTTTCAATTATATTCTGACGGTATAGGTACAGTAGTTGATGTAGATGACATACAATTTATAAAGGAAGTATACTCTGTGAAAACAACCGACATTCTTTTGTTTGATAGATATGAACAGATGAAAAAACAGATTATACAAGATGTAAAGGATAATTTGTATGAGTAATCCATTTGATTACGTCAACCAGATTCTTCAAGGTAAGAAACAACTAATTGTAGATGAAATAACCGAGAAAGATTATGTACCTTTCTTGGTCAACCGGTCTCTTTCCTACCAGAAGGATTGTGTTCTATTTGCAAACGAGATGAACCAACGTCACCATTTAGACAAAAAGATGCAGAATGACTTTTTACTAAATACTGTAAGGTCTATGAAAAGACCATTTGCGAAGTGGGCAAAGTCGGAAAAAGATGATGATATAGCATGTGTCAAAATGGTCTACGGACTCTCCGACAGCAAGGCACGTGATGCCCTGCGTCTACTAACCAAAGAGCAAATCCAACAACTAAAAAAAGAAACCTTAACAGGTGGGTTAGGAAAATGACATGGTTGATATATCTAAATTTGTTGAGGTCACCTTAGTAGAACAGGATGACTTCCTGAAAGTTCGTGAGACACTAACGAGAATTGGTGTGTCCTCACGAAAAGAAAAGGTATTGTATCAATCTTGCCACATATTGCATAAGCAAGGTAAGTATTACATTACACATTTCAAAGAACTGTTTGCATTAGATGGTAAGTTGTCTACGATTACTGAAAATGATATACAAAGACGCAACGCTATTGCCAATTTATTAGAAGAGTGGGGGTTGCTAAAGATTGTTGACTATGATATTATAGAACATAATATGGCACCAATACATCAGATCAAGATCATTGCTTTCAAAGAGAAAGATGAGTGGGAACTGATCGCTAAATATAACATAGGTAAAAAGAAGTCTGATTACTAATATGGTGAATCATCATGCACAAAGCGAAAAACAATTTGGTCAAACTTGTAAATAAGTATACCAAAGAAGAAGTATTTACTAGAGATTACGATGATGTGATTAGAGAAGGCGCCAATGAATTCGTTCGGGTCTTTACTCAATCAAATCCTCAAAGAACTTATCTTGTCAATCGCACAGCATTTGAGATTGACAAGTAAGTCGTGATGCCTTCGGGGTCACGTATTTTAACTTGCTTAATAAGGAGAAAACTATGACTATTACTGGTCGATTTGGTCCAACTATTTTACATCAAACATTGGGCTTTGAAAACTTCATTCGTGATGTAGAAGCAATTCTAAATGACACTAAACCCGTAAGTAATTTTCCACCACATAATATCATCAAAGCAGATGAGAATAAGTATGTGGTAGAACTTGCAGTTGCAGGTTTTGCAAAAGATGAAATTGATATTCAAGTACAAGAAGGTAACTTGACTATCAGAGGTGAGAAGAAAGAAGGTACACCAGATATTCAATATCTACATCGTGGTATTGGTAATCGTTCTTTCACTAAAGTAATCACAATCGCAGACACCATTGAAGTGAAAGGTGCTGAATTCAAAGATGGTATTCTACGTATTGGACTTGAGAACATCATTCCAGAACACAAGAAACCACGCAAGATTGAAATTGGTAATGATTTAAAAGAGTTTAAGCCACAACTTCTCCAAGAAAAAGAAGCGGCATAAACAGTGGGGCTTTATGCCCCACTTATTGAAAGGTATATAATGGATAGAAATATAGAATCATATCTAAAAGTTTATCAGGTACTATCTGAAGAAGATTGTATCAAGACAGTCAATGCTCTGGAAGAAAAAGAGAAAGAATTTCAAACGCATCAATTCTACAATGCATCTAATAATACACATCATTCCTATGAACATGAACTTTCAGTAGCATATTCTCAAATTGAAACTAAAGATTTAATCATGAAAGAGATGTGGAATACTTTAAAAAAGTATTTGGCTGACTTAGATATGAAAGGTTGGTTTGTAAGTTGGAATGGATATTCTGAAGTACGTTTCAATCGTTATCGTACTGATACACAAATGAAACTTCATTGCGATCATATTCATTCCATGTTTGATGGACAACGCAAAGGTATTCCAACACTCTCAATCTTAGGTTCTTTGAACAATGATTATGAAGGTGGCGAACTTGTATTTTGGGATGATACAACTGTTGAATTAAAAGCAGGTGAGATTATGATTTTTCCTTCTAATTTTTTATATCCACATGAGGTCAAACTGGTAACAGAAGGTACCAGATACTCATATGTTTCTTGGGCATGGTAATGAAACCTAATTCAAACTTTAAAATGACAAAACCATTAAAGGTCCTGTTGGCCAACATGGAACCTGAATACAAAAAAATCTATCGTGATGCTATGATATCAGCAATCATTGCACCAAAGGTTGATTTCAAAAAGAAGAAAAAAGAGAATGCGGCAGAAGAATCTTAATTCTGAAATAATCGCCAGAGAAATTGTCCAAACGCCTTACGTGAAGTGAATACTTACTTTTAATTATGAAAACTAAATTTATACAAGCACACATGAAAGCGGCAGAGGTTTATGCCGAGTTATCATCAGCAACTAGACTTCACGTAGGTTGCGTAGTGGTAAAAGACAATACCATCATTGGTATTGGATATAACGGTATGCCATCAGGTTGGAACAATACTTGCGAAGTGGTGATATACGTTCTCAAAGAAGAATGTTATAAAACTGACTTGGAAATGAGAGAACTTGGTTATACCGAAACTGTTCATGGTTGGGTAAAATATAAAACTAAACCGGAGGTACTTCATGCTGAAACAAATGCTTTAGCCAAGATTGCACGTTCTACCAATTCTTCCGAAGGCGCATCACTGTTCGTTACTCACGAACCTTGTTTAGATTGTGCTAAAATCATACATCAAGCAGGAATCAAAGAAGTGTATTACCGTAACGACTATCCACGTGCCAACGGAGGTAAACAATTTCTAAAAAACTGCGGTATAGATGTATATAAACTTGACAAAGAATCAGAGTCTTGATATACTGTTTATAGTCTCAATTTTATGGAGTTAATATGAGTGTCACAACAAGAGTAGCAAAACAAATCGCAGAAACAAATCCAAAATATCCTAGAGCATATAAGTATGATGTTGTCTATCGTGAGTTTGACAACATGGTTGAGTTGATCGGTCTTGTTGACGATCCTACATATGACATCACTGACTTCCGTGGTCGTGAGATGTTGTTTCCTAAAAAATGGGTGACACTTGATGTCCTTGAAACTTCTATGAGGGTAGCAGCATGAGTAATATCAAACTAATCACATTTAACACACAACAAACAATCATCGCAGAAATTATTGAAGAAGATGATCTTGATTTGTTAGTAAAGAATCCAGTTCAAGTAATTGCTGTTCCACCACGCAATGCTAGTGATCAAGGTGGTGTTGGATTTGCACCATATCTTGCTTACACTGAAGAGTTTGATAAAGGAATTCACATCAAACATGACAATGTGTTTTGTGTCACAACTCCAGTCAGTGATCTGCTAGAACAATATCGTAAAATGTTTAGTCGTATTGAAATTGCACCTGCTGGTCTAAAACTATGATACAATAATTAAATGTCAAAATATTACACCAATGTTGCCGTACATGGCAATCACATATTGTTTCGTGGTGTAAACAACGGTCGGAGAGTTAAAGGCAAAGTGCCATACTCTCCGACTTTGTTTTTACAGTCTAACAAATCCACCGAATGGCGTTCATTGTTTAATGAACCATTGGAGGCTATGAAATTTGAAACCATCAGAGAGGCAAGAGACTTTGTTAAACGTTATGAAGAAGTTTCAAACTTTAAAATCTATGGTAATACAAGGTATGAATACGCATTCATTGCTGACAACCATAGAGGTATCATTGATTGGGATATTTCTGATCTATCAGTTACAATAATTGATATTGAAGTTGGTTCAGATAATGGTTTTCCTGATCCATATAAAGCAAATGAACCAATCACTGCCATTGCGATTCACCAATTGAATGGTGGCACTACAGTCTATGGTTGTGGTGAGTATAAAGTTCAAGGTGAAGAAATCTATATTAAATGTAAAGATGAAATTGATCTATGTAAAAAGTTTCTTACTGATTGGTCTGATAATTGTCCTGACGTTGTAACTGGTTGGAATACAAAGTTCTTCGATATACCTTATATTGTTAATCGTTTGACACGTGTACTTGGTGAAGATAGTGTTAAGAAACTATCGCCTTGGGGTGTGTATTCTGAACGTAAAACAGTTTTCAAAGGCAGAGAACAAACTGTTTATGATATTGTCGGTGTTGCTGCACTTGATTACATGGAACTATACCAATGGTATGCACCAGGCGGTAAGTCACAAGAATCATATCGGCTGGATAATATTGCACAAGTAGAACTTGGTGAAGGTAAGATTGCATATGATGACTATGACAACCTGCACCAACTTTATAAACAGAACTATCAGTTGTTTATTGAGTATAACATTAAAGATGTACATTTGATTCTGAAGATGGAAGATAAGTTGAAGTTGATTGAATTGGCTTTGACTCTTGCATATGATACCAAGTGTAACTATGATGATGTATTTGCACAAACAAGAATGTGGGATGCACTGATCTATTCCTATCTACTTAATAAAAAGATAATTGTACCGCCACGCCGTATCAGTAAGAAATCTGAAGCCTTTGAGGGTGCATATGTTAAAGACCCGCAAGTAGGTTTACATAATTGGGTTGCATCATTCGATTTGAACTCTTTGTATCCGCATTTGATGATTCAATACAATATTTCACCAGAAACGTTGGTTGATATAGACGATTACACCGATGAAATGAGAGAAGTAATTTCTAACGGTGTTTCAGTTGATGACTTGTTAATGAAACAGGTAGATACTTCCGGGCTTACTAATGTTACATTGACACCTAATGGTCAATTTTTCCGTACTGATGAACAAGGTTTTCTTCCTACGATGATGGAAGAAATGTATGAAGATCGTAAGAAGTTTAAGAAGTTGATGTTGAAGTCTCAACAAGACTATGAAGATGAAAGTGATCCAAAGAAAAAATATGAAATAGAGAAATTGATTGCACGATATAATAATCTTCAGTTAGCAAAGAAAGTTTCATTGAACTCTGCTTATGGTGCGATGGGTTCACAGTATTTCCGATTCTATGATTTGAGACAGGCACTTGCAGTTACCTCTGCTGGTCAGTTGTCTATTCGTTGGATTGAAAACAAACTAAACGAATATCTAAACAAACTACTGAAAACTGAAAAAGATTATGTTATCGCCTCTGATACAGATTCAATTTATCTCAATCTTGGTCCTTTGGTTAATAGTGTCTACAAAAAAGGAAAAGAAACTTCAGCAATTATCTCCTTCATGGATAAGGTCTGTGAAGATAAAATTCAACCGTTTATTGATGAGAGTTATAAAGAACTTTCTGACTATGTACATGCGTATGACCAAAAAATGATTATGAAACGTGAAGGTCTTTCAGATAAAGGTATCTGGACTGCCAAGAAACGTTACATTCTCAACGTGTACAATAATGAAGGTGTTCAGTATAATGAACCTCACCTTAAAGTTATGGGTCTTGAGATGATCAAATCATCTACACCTGCACCTGTTCGTGAGAAAATGCGCCAACTGATTAAGTTGTTGATGATTGCTGAAGAATCAGATATTCAAGAGTTTATTGCCAACTTTAAAGAAGAGTTTAAAACTTTACCTGTAGAAGAAGTTTCTTTTCCACGTGGTCTTAATGGTCTGAAAGAATATTCAGATTCAAAAACATTATATAAAAAAGGCACACCTATTCATGTTAAAGGTGCAATTCTATATAATCATTTTCTAAATGAAAAGAAACTGACTACAAAGTATCAGTTGATTCGTGAAGGTGAAAAATTAAAATTCACGTATCTCAAATCACCTAATCCATTTAAAGATACAGTAGTTTCTTTTCCAACACGATTACCAAAAGAGTTTGGTCTGCAAGAATATATTGATTACGATACTCAGTTTGATAAAACCTTTTTAGAACCCGTTAAAGTTATTCTTGATTGTGTTGGTTGGCGAGCTGAGAAACAATCTACATTGGAGAGTTTTTTTGGATGAAAAATATTCGTATAATTAAAACTGGCATTAACGTTTCAAAGATAAAGAAACAATTAGAAGAACATGCGTCTGATTGGAATTATCAGAAAGAACTGCAACATGCCACGGTACTTGATCCAGATGTTTATCTAAGCCAAAGTGGTGTGTTGCAATTAGTAATTGGCACGATTGATAAACCTGGTGATTATGTATTTGATTCTGAAGGTTGTATGGAAGCACCAGCATATTACCGACATACTGAAGCTGTTTCATTTATGAAACGACATTTCAAAGATTTTAAACGGTGTGGATTTCTTTCTATACCTGTAGGTGGTGAAGTTGGCAAACATATTGATTTTGGCACTTATTACCTTAATAAAGACAGATATCACTTGTCAATACAAGGTCGTTACGTGTATACTGTAGGAGATGAAAGTTTAGTTGTTGAGCCAGGTACATTATTTTGGTTTAATAATAAATTGGAACACTCTGCCAAAAACATAGGAGACAATGTACGCATCACGTTAGTATTTGATGTGCCACATAATAAACGCAATCCATGATACATGCTATATTACCATTTCTGACTGCAATTGCTTTATCTACTATCGCAGCATACTATTCAGTAATAGGTCTTGCACAGATATTTCCAGGTTCATATTGGCCGATTATTATTATGGGTTCGGTACTTGAAGCAGCAAAATTGGTAACAGTATCTTGGCTACATACTCATTGGAAAGATACATTCTCCGCATTAAAAGTATATTTTCTAATTGCTGTTATACTACTCATGGCAATTACATCGATGGGTATTTTTGGTTATTTGTCAAAAGCACATATCGAACATTCTACTGGTATCACACCACTGATTGAAAAGGAAATGATTTATGAGGAGAAGATTAAAACCCTCAAAGAGAGCATCGAGACTAATCGCAAAAATGTCTTACAGTTGGATGCGGCGGTTGACCAAGTCATGGCACGCTCAACGGACGAAAGGGGTGCAGAGAGGTCGAATCAAATCCGCAAAGCCCAACAGAAAGAGCGCACACGAATCTCTGATGAGATTGCTAGGTCGCAGACCGAAGTACAGAAAATTACGGAAGAAAAGTCTCCTATATCATTGGAAATTAAAAAGGCTGAATCAGACTTGGGGCCTATAAAATATGTTGCTGAAGTAGTTTACGGCACACAAGATCGTGATTTGATTGATAGAGCAGTTAGATTAGTGATCTTTGTTATTATTGTAGTATTTGATCCACTTGCAGTATTGTTACTAATTGCCTCTAATCAAACGTATCGTAGATTGAAAGATAAACCTGAAATAGAAATCAAAAAGGTAGTGAAGAAGAAAAAGATTGACAAGAAGGATGGTCCTAGTTTAGAATCCTTCTTTGTAGATGATAAACATCAAGTAATACCGAAAGATAAAATTGCTGATATGAATGGAGAAATGAATGAGCGTTCTTGAACAGAAGGAAAAATATGAAAGAGTTGATTTTCTATCCACATATGGAATAATTCCATATTCAATATGGGAAACCGAAAACGCTAAATTTTCAAATTCTATATTGAAAGAATTGAAAGAACGAAATGGAGAATCAACTAGAGAAAACACATTGAAAAGTTTTGGCGGTGCAGGAAAAAAAACAGCATATACTTCAACTACAAGTTATTTCAATCCTAATCTTTGTAAGATAATATATTCGTCATATTGTCCACCAAAAGGTAAAATATTTGATCCGTTTTCTTCTGTAGTTCGTCCATATATGGCAAAAAGTTTAAGATATAACTATGTCGGCTGTGAAATTCGTGAGAGTGAAGCAGAAAAAATTCAAAAAATATTAGATAATTCTTTTATTTTTGGTGAAGAATGTAGTGTCAATGTTCATAATATAGATTGTAGAAAATTTCAAACAGATGAAAAGTTTGATTTGATTTTTACCTGTCCTCCATATTGGACATTAGAAACCTATTCACAAGAAGAAGGAGATATTAGTAATATTTCCGACTATAAAATGTTTCTATCAGAAATGGAAAATGTTTATAGAAAATGTCTCTCTTTAATGCATGAAAACTCATATTGTTGTTTTGTTGTTGCAGATTTTAGAGATTACACTGAAGGTAGAAAACTTGTAAACAGGCTTGTTCCATTTGTGTCGGATATGATAAGATGTGGAGAAGATGCTGGTCTTGTTTTATACGATAAAGTTATACTAAAAAAACCTATAGGAACAGCACCATCAAGATTAAAGTTGTGGAATAATAGAAAAACTGTTAGAATACATGAAGAACTTTTAGTTTTTAGGAGAGAAATGTGATTACAAATTATGAGAAGTCTGTGTCAATTTATGAAACGGGAGGTCAATATGCTGTTTATAAAGCAGTGGAAAAAGGACACCTATACGCAGATTCATGGCAAAAGTGTTTGCCGTGTGAAGATAAAACACCACATGAAGTAAATATATGTTTGGTTTGCGGAACACAACAGGAGAAATGAATGAGCGTTCTTGATAAGTTGAAAAAGAGTTCAACGATTAAAGAGACTTCCATACTTGCGAAGTCTCAATTCTTTACTGAGAAAGATATGATTCAAACTGATGTGCCTATTGTAAACGTGGCACTATCAGGCAATCTAGATGGTGGTCTGACACCAGGTCTGACTATGTTTGCAGGTCCATCAAAACACTTTAAGACGGCATTTGCTTTGTTGATGGCATCTGCTTATATGAAGAAGTATCCGGATGCGGTAGTTCTATTTTATGATTCTGAGTTTGGCACACCACAGAAATACTTTGAAACATTTAATATTGACACTGACCGTGTTCTACACACACCGATCACTGACGTTGAACAATTGAAACATGATATCATGGTGCAGTTACAACAGATTGAAAAAGGTAATAAAGTTATTATTATTCTTGATTCAATTGGTAATCTAGCATCAAAGAAAGAAGTTGATGATGCAACAGAAGGTAAGACTGTTGCAGATATGAGTCGTGCAAAGCAAATGAAGTCGTTGTTCCGTATGGTCACACCACACTTGACTATCAAAGATATTCCAATGATTGTGGTAAATCACACATACAAAGAGATTGGTTTGTATCCTAAAGACATCGTTGGTGGTGGCACAGGTTCTTACTACTCAGCAGATACAATTTGGATTCTTGGTCGTCAGCAAGAAAAAACCGGCACCGAAATCACAGGATATAACTTCATCATCAACGTTGAGAAATCACGTTTTGTTCGTGAGAAGTCTAAGATACCTGTAACAGTTTCATTTGATGGGGGCATCAATAAGTATTCTGGTCTACTTGATATTGCACTTGAAGGTAACTTTGTACAAAAACCATCTAATGGTTGGTATGCAAAGGTCAACCAAGATACAGGTGAGATTGGTGACAAGAAACGATTAGATGATACACAGAATGCTGAATTCTGGAATGATATTCTTGCTAATGAGAAATTTAAAGAATATGTAAGGAAGAGATATGAGATCACGTATAGTAGCATTCTTGGACAAGATACAGTTTTGGAAAAAGAAGATGTCTCAGAAGTATGAAGTAGATATTGATTATCAGTTTATACCATCTGATGATGAACAGATAACAGGCATCGGCATACTAAAAGGAAAGTATGCCGGTGTTCTGTATCACTATGGTAAAGCAAAGGTAATAGAAGAAGGTGAGTTTGCCAGACTCTACTTTGATTATACCATTGAACATACACCCACTTTCAGCGTTCATGACTTGACAATTGATCAGGAATTTCATACAATGATAGGTGACATCTTAACAGAAATCTTAATGAAACAAACCAATGAAACGACTAGAGACGACGATATTAAAGAATTTGATATTTAATGAGGACTATGCTCGTAAGATTTTACCTTTCATAAAATCGGAATACTTTACCGACAATACCGAGAAAATACTTTTTGAAGAAGTCAATGAGTATATTAATCACTACAAGAATCTTCCAACCTATGAATCTTTGGTAATTAATTTTACAGAATCTAAAAAACTGACCGAACAACAAGTTCGTGATTCAGTTGAAATGCTTCGTGAAATTAATGCAGAGAAAGAAGAGAAATCGGATAACGCATGGTTAATTGATAACACTGAAAAGTTCTGTCAAGATAAAGCAATCTATAATGCTATCATGAAGTCTGTACAAATTCTTGATAACAAATCCGAAAATGATAGTAAAGGTTCTATACCAAAGTTATTGAGTGATGCACTTGGTGTATCATTTGATTCATCCGTTGGTCACGATTATGTTGAAGATGCGGATAATCGGTTTGACTTTTATCATAAACACGAAACAAAGATTCCATTTGACCTAGACATCTTCAACAAGATTACCAAAGGTGGTTTGCCACAGAAAACGTTGAACATTGCTTTGGCCGGCACAGGCGTTGGTAAATCTTTGTTCATGTGTCACGTTGCAGGTTCTTGTTTGTCTCAAGGTCTAAACGTATTGTACATCACGATGGAAATGGCTGAAGAACGAATCGCTGAACGTATCGATGCCAATTTATTGAACATCGATATTGCAGACTTGAATTCTATCAGCAAACAAGATTATGACCGTAAGTTTTCTGCATTGAAAGTAAAGACACAAGGCAAGTTAATCATCAAAGAATATCCAACTGCTGCAGCATCTGCACTGCACTTCCGTTCTTTGTTAAATGAATTGCAACTAAAAAAGAGTTTCAAACCTGATATCATTTTTATTGATTATCTTAACATTTGTGCAAGTGCTAGAATCAAGGCTGGTGCGAATGTCAATAGTTATTCTTATATTAAGGCTATTGCGGAAGAACTCAGGGGTCTTGCGGTTGAGTTTTCGGTACCCATAGTATCTGCCACACAGACAACACGTTCCGGCTTCACCTCCAGTGATCCAGGTCTTGAGGATACTAGTGAATCCTTTGGTCTACCTGCAACTGCTGACTTTATGTTCGCTTTGATAAGTACCGAAGAGTTGCAACAATTGAATCAAATTATGGTCAAACAATTAAAGAACCGATATAATGACCCGAATACATTCAAACGATTCATGGTGGGTATTGACAGATCAAAGATGAAACTGTATGATGTTGAACAGTCAGCACAAGAAGATTTGATTGATGCTGGTCAAGTTGATGATAAACCATTGAATTCGTTTGGTGATCGTGAAAGACTTAGTGGTATGAAAAATAAGTTTGGAGGATTTAAAGTATGAGTTACGTGAAATATTATGATAATGTTTTGCCTAAGACATTTTGTGATTCTGTTATAAAGAAGTTTGAGAATCATCCAAAACAACACAGAGAAACCTTTTTAGAAGGGCATCGTTCATTCACCGAATTAAATTTGAATGAGAACATTGTAAGTTGGAAATCTGAAATAGACTATCTAGTAAGCACGATGCAAACCTATATGGATGTGTATAAGAAGGATGTCGGTGTTGATTTGATGGCATGGCCAGAAAACTTTGGATTTGAACAATTAAGGATGAAACGATATCTACCAAACGATCAAGATGAGTTTAAGTTTCATGTAGATGTACAAGACTATGCCTCAGCACGTAGATTTTTGGTATTTTTTTGGTATCTGAATGATGTGGAAGAAGGTGGACAGACAGCATTTCAACTCAACAGAAATCAACCGGTTAAAGTTAAAGTACAACCTAGAACAGGTCGCTTGCTAATGTTTCCACCATTGTGGACACACCCACATGTGGCATTCAAACCAGTAGATGTACCAAAGTATATTGTTGGTGGTTACTTACATTACGTTTAAAAATTATGAATCTAACTAGAGATCAAGCAGTATATTGTGCTAACATCTATTCAAAATACTTTGATAAATTTCAGAGAATTGATGATTATATTCGTGATCAAAAACTAAATTCTTTATCTGAAAGACCTCCTACTTTGTTTGGTATGGGACCAGAAGAAGATTTATTTTCAGACTTTGATATACACCCACAAGATATGGAGTTTGAACTTGTAGAACTACCACAAAATAATTGGGACATTTATTTGAACATGATTTCTTCACATTCAAATATGACTAGTATTCCTGGTAGATGTTTTCGTTTGGCAGTACAAGAAAAGAATACAAAGAAGTGGGTTGGTTTCATTCGTTTGGGTTCTCCTGTTATTAACATGAAACCAAGAAATGAAATGTTGGGTGGTGTATTTTCTCAAACACCCGAATCTGCAAAGTCATTTAATCACACATCGATTATGGGTTTTGTGATTGTACCTTCACAACCCTTTGGTTTTAATTACCTTGGTGGTAAACTACTTGCTGCAATCTGTTGTTCACATTGGGTCAAAGAAAAGTTAGATGCAAAGTATGACATGAATACCTGTTTGTTTGAAACGACAAGTCTTTATGGCAGTTCAAAGTCATCATCACAATATGATGGCATGAAACCATATTTAAGATTCAAAGGTTTGACTGACAGCAATTTCTTACCAATGATGCACGGTAAACCTTATGATGATTTAAAGAACTATGTTGAGAATGCGATTGGTGAATTCGTACCTGCTGATGCATCATCACGTAAACTGAAAGTCTCAAACGCAATCATTTCAATGACTAAAGTGGCATTGAAAGGTTCACCAGAAGGTGAGAAGTTTGCACAGACTGTGGAGAATGCCTTGTCATTGACAGAAAAGAAACGATACTATGCCTCAAATTATGGTTACAGTAACTTTACAGATGTGGTCATGGGTAAAACGGACAAATTGATTCCAGACAAGGAGAACTATGATAAGTTTCATCTGGAGACGATCATAGACTGGTGGAAGAAGAAATCAACGACCAGATATGATACACTCAAGTCTGAGAATAGGCTACGCTCCGAGATAGAAGTATGGACAGGCGAAAAAGAACTTGACATTATCAGGTAATCCTGTTAGTATAAATACTTCATCAATCATATGGAGTATTAAATGGCAAAATCTTATTCAGCTGCAGAATTAACAAAGATGCAAGAACTCGGTTCTGCGTGGGTTTTTCGTAGAGTATTGAATGATAATCAAATATACAACACTCCAGACGATATTGTAAAAGATAAAAAGTATAGTGAGTTGGTGAAAATTTATCCAGCAATAAATGCTGAATGGTTGAAAGCATTTCATGCCCAACAAAAAACTATGTTTAAAGAATTCGCATCATCTAAGTTTACAGAGTTCACAAGAGATGGTGGATTTATGGATTACATTACAGAACTTGTTCGCACAAAATTTAAAATTTCTAAAAAAGATTCTTGGGATCCCGCTGATATTTGGTGTGTTCAGAATGAACAAAAAGTTATTGCGGATATTAAAAAGATAATTGAAGATGGTAAAGCATCCAGTCTTTTAGAGTTAAATGCTCTTATGAGAACAATGTATAAAGAAAGAAGGCTTGTTGGTGTTTCTCTAAAATTAATTTCTGGTAAAGAAGCAAAGTATGAAGAAGTTAATATAAATGAGGCTGATTTTCCTGATAAGAAAAATTATAATTTCAACATATCATCAATGAAGTGCCCTTTAAATTTAAAAAATGGAACACAATTTGCAACGCAAGATACTAGAATTATTGTGGAAGGTGATGGCGTAAAATATGATTTTCAAATTAAAGCAAATAGCACATCTGGTTATAATAACTTAAAATTTGAACCAACTTCATCAGCAGGTACTAAAGCGAGATTAGGTAAAACACCACTTGACTTGTTAGCAAAACTACTGAAAGATTATAAACTGCCATTTAAAAATAGTCATAAAGAATATCCAATGACTGGCGCAGAGTTCAATGATAAAACTTCTTTACAATATGCCAAGAATGTATACAATTCAATTGTTGCGGCAAAAGTTGATACTGGTGTGAAAAATGAAGAAGAGTTTATTGCAAATATGCAAAAAGTATTTACACTTGAACCACATACAGCGAATTCTAAATTAATGCAGTTAAACTTTTTATACAATATTTGTGAAATGGAAAAAGAAGAAAGAGATAATCTATTAACTGATATGTGCTTTCTTGCTCAGAAAAAAGGCCGCCAATTTGGTCCATTTGGAAAATTATACTAAAATGAAATTCAGAGAATATTTAACCGAAGCAAAAAAAGAAGGTAAGAACGTTCACCTAGAACATCTTGAAGATAATGTATTGAACAATGGTGTGTCTGGTGCAAGAGAAGCAATCAACTTTCTGCGTTCACTTCGCAATATGTTAGCAGGTCATTCCGATGTTAAAGTAAACGTGACAACAAAATGGGATGGTGCACCTGCAATATTTTGTGGCATTAATCCAGAAAACGGTAAGTTCTTTGTTGGTACAAAATCTGTGTTCAACAAGAATGCCAAACTAAACTATACTGACGCAGACATTGATGAGAATCATCCATCAGAAGGACTGAATGATAAACTGAAGATTGCACTTGCATACTTACCAAAGTTAGGTATCAAGGGTATTCTGCAAGGTGATATGATGTTCACCAAAGATGATTTAAAACACGAAACGATTGATGGTGAAGAGTATTTAATATTTCAACCGAATACAATTGTGTATGCAGTACCAGCAAATACTAAACTGGCTAAGATGATGCAAGCCGCACAACTTGGTGTGGTATTTCATACATCATATGTTGGTAAAAATATTGAGAACATGAAAGCATCATTCAATATCGATATTGGTCATTTACAAACAACTAAAGATGTTTGGTTCCGTGATGCATCATTCACTGACGCATCTGGTTCTGCCACATTCACAGAAAAAGAAACTGCTGACCTCACATCAATTCTTTCACAAGCAGGAAGATTGTTCACTACAATACCTGCACTCATACTTAATAAGATTGCATCATCCGAAACTTATCTGATGCAAATTAAAACGTACAACAATACCAAAGTGCGTGAGGGTCAAGAGATTCGTGATACTAGGGCACATGTAACCGGTTTGATGAAGTGGGTAGAAGATAAACTGAACAAAGAAATCTCTGCTGCAAAGAAAGCAGATACGAAAGAGAAACGCATCAAAGAGAAAACAGAAGTCATGCGATTCTATCGTACCAATGCTGCACAACTAAAAAACATATTTGATTTGATGAATATGATCATTGAGGCAAAACTTATGATCATTCGTAAGTTGGAAACTATTCGTTCAATCGGCACATTTGTTCGTACTGATGATGGATTCAGAATCACAGCACCAGAAGGATTTGTAGCAGTAGATAAACTAAAAGGTAATGCATTGAAATTAGTTGATCGTTTAGAGTTCAGTCATCAGAATTTTAGTGCTGCTAAAAATTGGAGTAAATGATGGAATACGATATCAATAAGATTATGGCAGAATATGGAGATAAAGATTTTGGTTTCTCCACAGTTGACGAAGTTGAATATGAAGCAGTTATTGCAGAAAAAAATGATACAGTCCAAGAATACAAAGATCGTTTAACTGAAGTAGAAAAAATTATCATGCCATTTTTGACCAATTTGCTCAAGTCAAAAGATCAACCATACATTCATTGGCCTAATCGTGGTCCAATCATTGAGAAACAAATACAGAAGATATTGACGTTGACGAGGAATTAGTGAAATCGTTCAAAGAATATATTAAAGATTTAAAAGGTACACAAGAGTTTGTATCTAAGGCTGGTGCTGGTGAATGGGGTAGACCAGAAACGGTACAAAAATATGTAAAAGACACACCAGGACAAACTATAGAACTATATAAGAAATACACTAATTAATTTTTTACGTGAGGATATTATGAAAGATTTGATCATTGGCTGCGCCACGAATTATAATTGGTCCAAATTAAAGTATTGGGTCAACTCTATCAATCAATCAGGCTTTGAAGGTGATAAATGCCTGATTCTTATGAATTGTGATAAAGAAACCGTAGATAAGATTTCTGATGCGGGTTTTGCTATCATAGCATTCAATCAAGATTCAAATGGTAATCTAACATACAACTCTAACATGATGGTGCATGTTGAGAGGTTCTTCCACATCTACAATGTTCTAAAAAATAATCTATATCGATATGTAATTACCACTGATGTTAAAGATGTGATATTTCAAAAGAACCCATCTGAATGGTTAGAAAATAATTTATCAAAAGATGAAGATTTAGTATTTTCATCTGAGAGTATGAAATATAAAGATGAGCCGTGGGGTAATCAAAATCTTATGGAAACATTTGGATCACAAATATATGAAGAGTTTAAGAATAATACTATCTTCAATGTAGGTGTTCTTGCTGGTCGTGGTTACGCCATGAAAGATTTGATGATGAATATCTTTACATCATGCGTTGGTCGTCCAATCAAAATTTGTGATCAGTCAACATTCAATTTCTTGATTTCACAACATCCATATCTAAAAACTTCCATGTATACCAAATCAGAAGATGGTTGGGCATGTCAGTTGGGCACAACTGCCGATCCAAGTAAGATAGATGAATTCCGTCCATTCTTACTTGAACCATCACCGAAATTAGATGGTGATAAGGTTGTAACTTCAGAAGGAATAGAGTATACTATAGTACATCAATATGATCGTGTCCCAGAGTGGAAGAAAGTAATCGAGGAGAAATATAATGGTTTATGAAAAAATGTATATTAATAGTGATAATGAAACATCACCTCAATCTAATCTAAAAGAAATATTCTGGAATTTGGACAAAGGTTGTACTAAATGGTCGGGTTACTTTGATGTGTATGAGAGACATCTGAGTAAATTCGTTGGTAAATCACCACGAATTTTGGAAATTGGTGTTCTTGGTGGTGGATCAATTGAGATGTGGTTAAAATACTTTGGTGAAGGCACAGAAGTTGTTGGTGTTGACATTAACGAAGAATGTAAAAATTATGTGTATGATGGTAAAGTAGAAATTGTAATGGGTGATCAAGGTGATCCACAATTTTGGGATCAATACCTATCAGACAAAAAAGGATTTGATATCGTCATTGATGATGGTTCGCATGTGATGCAACATCAAATTACTACACTCAATAGTGTATTTCCACATGTAAGACCTGGTGGTGTTTATATTTGTGAAGATACACATACAAGTTACTGGCCACAACCATGGGGTGGTTCATTCCGTGGCGCTGGCACGTTCTTGGAACATGCCAAACGCACGACAGACATTTTAAATCAACAACACTTTCAGGGTGAACCAATAATGCCTGAAGTTTTATCAAAATATTCAGGTCTATACTCTGTAGCATTCTATAATAGTATGGTTGTATATGAAAGAGAATCATTAAAAACATTTGGTATTGTAGATAACAAAGCAAATGTAGGACGTGATCTATGAAGATAGCATTATGTTTATCTGGTCAAGCACGAAGTGTGGAAGCAGGATATGAATTTCATAAGAAAAATATTATAGAAGGTAATGATGTAACTGTATTCTTTCACACATGGACACAAGATGATATGAGTTTCTATCGGAAGATTATAGACTTGTATAATCCTGAATTATCGGTTGCTGAAGATCCGCTTGATGAAGATTTGTCAAAATACACAAGAACTCCACCACCATCACCAAACTGGAAAGTAAAGGATGGTAGAATGTCAACATTTGCTCAACTGTATGCTATTCAAGGTTGCAATCAGTTGAAATCTGAATATGAACTTGAAAACAATATGACATTTGATTGGGTGATTCGGTCACGATTTGATTTTGCCATCAACGCTAAGATACCGTTTGATGAATTGGATAACAGCAAACTGTACATTCCAAATTGCCGTATGGTACCAACCAAAGATTTTGGTAATGATCAGTTCGCATTCTCATCATCTAAGAATATGGATAACTATGCAGAATGTTATAATCATATTGACAAATTCTATGATTCTGGTGTACAATATATGTGTGAAGATTTTATGAGTGCTAACTGGAAGAAATACGGTATGGTTGGTGAGAATCTGGTATACTGTGATGTCAACCATCCATTTCCACCAGGTGAGTATAACGGAACACCACATTCTTTAATCAGGGAAGATTTTAAAAAATGGTTAACTTAGTTATCTGTATGGCGGGTTATAATACCCGTTTTCATGATGTTGGTTTTGATATTCCAAAGTATCTGTTGCCTTGGAATAACACAACAATCATTCACGATATCTTAAATAATTTTGGTGAAACGTACCAAACAATTCTTGTTGCAAACAAGCGTGATGTTTATTTCAAAGATCAATTACTAGAAACCATCAAACCATTTGGATTAGATGAGAAGAACATTCTATACATTGGTGATACTAAAGGTCAAGCACATACTGCTGCCATAGGTATTGATCAACTGTATGATGACAACATACCAACATTCATTCATAATGCAGATACAATTGTTACAGGTCGATCTTTAAATCTGATTGCTGATTCGATGAATAATCTGTATGATGCTTATATTGATGTGTTTGTTGGCAACTCACCAAAGTATTCATATGTTCGGGCATTTGAAGAAACTGTACTGGAAATTGTAGAGAAGAAACAAATCTCACCATATGCTTCATCAGGACTATATGGATTTTTGACGGGTAATATGTACATGAGTTTTTTTAATTCACTTTGGGCGAAACAATATGAAGAAAAGAGTGAACTGTATGTAGCAGATGTGATTCAAAGTATGATTGCTGGAGGTAAACAAGTATTCATGAATGGTCTTGGAAATAACCAAGAAACGATTGTACTTGGCAGTCCACAAGAATATGGTATTGAGATAGCAAGACAAACATTAGGTGCAAGATGATATCCGCAGTAAAGAAACTTAAAGGTGGTTCCCTTAGTTCCACATACTATATTAAATCTTGTGAACAAGAATGTATCAGTAAAGAAATTGTTCGTGATCAAAATCGTGAATATGGTTTCGTTCGTTGGTATTCACAACTAAAGAAATTGCAACGATATAATACATTGTATCCTAATCTATTTCCACAAGTTATTAATGTTGGTGTTGATCACAATAAAGCATTCTTCAAAATAGAATATATGAAAGGTTTTCGTGACATTAAAAATATTCTGACTAACGACACTCTGACTGATGAACAAATCTTTCGTATGAGTCAAGCGGTGTGGAAAGGTCTGAATCAACTTCATTCAGTCACACATGATCCAATACCGGGAGCAGGTAATTTATATTTTGAAGAAGAAGTACAACAAAAGATAACCGATGCACTTGTTGTGCCAGAGTTTGCTGAGTTTTATTCTTATGGAACATATGAGTATCATGATACAATTGTTCAAGGTATAGGTGCTTCAATAAACGACTTAGAAAATTTCTTTTCCGAGTTAAAGTTGGTACAAGAGGAAAACATTCATGGTAATCCTACACTAGAAAACATTTTATATTCATTTGAGGAAGATCGTGTGGTATTTATTGATGTATATGAAGAAAGTATGATTGATACTAGGTTTTTGGACTATGCACAAGTTTTACAATGCTCACGCAGTAATTATGGTTACATAAATGATAATCAGGTAGATATAGATGGTGTTTCTGTAACTCATAGGTTGCAGATACCAAAGAATTTTGAAACCTTTAACTATCATTTTGAGTCAGGAATTACCGAAAAAAGAACTAAAGAGATTGTGAACATTTTTGAGGCAACTCAGTTCATTCGTATGCTTCCATTCAAAGTTCTGGCAGGTGATATAGATAAAGCAAAGTTCTTTTATATTCAGGCGTGTTATTTGTTAAGTAAGGTATTTAAATGAATGATTTTATGATGGATTACGACAAGTTCAAACGGACTTGGACAGTCAAAACAGAATTACCAGTAGAGTTCAAACTAACATACTCTGCTGATATTTTCAATCCTTTGAACCATGACTTGGTATCGTATAAGACTAACGATAGAGTGATGATTGTTATTGATCAGAATGTTCATAAGTTTTACACTGTAGAATTAATGAACTATTTCAATTCCCATAATGTTAAATATTCTATGTTGGTTATTGATACTGACGAAGAAAGCAAGACATGGGAAGATGCAGACTATATTTTACAATTTTTTGAAGATGAAGGAGTGTTACGCCGTGAACCGATTATCGCCATTGGTGGTGGTGTCTTGCTTGACATTGTTGGGTTTGCTTGCAGCATATATCGCCGTGGAATCCCTTACATCAAAGTCCCAACTACTTTACTGGCCATTGTTGATGCTTCCGTAGGGTCGAAGGTAGCAGTTAATCATTTTGAAAGACGCAATCGTCTTGGTGCATACTATCCACCAATTGCCACATTGATCGACAAGAAGTTCATTAAGACACAAAGTGAACGTGAAATCGTTAATGGTATTGCTGAGATATTCAAGTTAGCAGTTATCAAATCACCAGAACTATTCACACTACTTGAAGAGAATGCTGAACTGTTGATTGAAGAGAAGTTTCAGCACGGCGCAGTACCAGTTCGTGTCATCAATCTTGCTATCACAGATATGATTGCTGAACTTGGTCCTAATCTATGGGAAAGAAAACTAGATCGATGTGTAGACTTTGGTCACACATTCAGTCCTGTGATTGAGATGACAAATATACCAGAATTATTGCATGGGGAAGCAGTAGCACTTGATTGCTTGTATAGTTCATGTATTGCTTGTCTGCGTGGTTACATAGGTCAGAGTGTTCTCAACAGAATATTCAATCTAGCAAAACGATTAAAACTAAAAACATTTCATGAAGGTTTCACAAACATGGAATTACTTCAGAAAAGTTTATCGGACGCAACTAAACATCGTAATGGTAATCAGTATGCACCGTTGCCAATATATGTGGGTAATTATAAAATTGTGAATGATATTACAAAATCGGAAATGGAATACGCTATCGCACTTTTTAGGACTTATCATGATTAAGAAAAATGCTGTGGTGACAGGTTGCAGTTATGGTTTGGGTGCAGAGATTTGTCGTAAATTAATTGACGATGGTTATCATGTCTATGGTCTATCACGCAGTAAACCACCAGAAAGTTTCTTGAAATTTCCAGAAGATTTTACATGGGTTGAATGTGATATTTCAAGTTACGATGACGTTAGATTGGCATTCAAATATATGAACCAATATACCGATATCCTAGTCAATAATGCTGGTGTATTTACTGGTGGAAAGTTTGCAGCACAAAATCATGAAGCAATTGATAAAGTTATTGATGTTAATGTCAAAGGTGCGATGTATGTTACCAACGAAGCATTGAAGTGGATGCCATCAGGATCACGCATATTCTTTATTAATTCAGTTTCTGGTTTGTATGAGATAGAGTATGAAGCAATCTATGGTGCATCTAAACATGCACTCACTGCATTTGCGGGTGTGTTAGGTAAAGAATTGCAAAGTCGTGGCATCTATGTAACTAGTATTCATCCTGGCAGTATTGAGACTCCGATGCAACGAAATAATCCGAACAATGCACCAGATAAGTTTTTGAAACCAGAAGAGATTGCTAATCTGATTTCATTTATTTGTAAGACCGAAAATGTAGAATATAAAACAATCAAACTATTTCCAAGGACAGAATGGCACCAATGAAAGATAAAACATTATTCATCGTAACATCAGCTTTGAATGCTGATATGGGTGTGGTTAGTCGCACCGACAGGTTTGATCAGACTATGAAAGGTCTGATATCAATTCGTAAGTATGTACCTGATGCCATTATTCTTTTAACAGATGGATCGCCTCATGAAATTGAAAAAGCAAAATTAAAAGCAATTTCACACTTTGCTAATTTTGCTGCCGATTTTTCTGGCGATGAACAAATAACTGAGTTGGCTATTAATCATCGTAAAAGTGAAGCAGAAAATCTTTTGATGTTGAAAACTTTAATGCTTTTACAACAAGATGAGGATATGAAAGAAGTTATGAATAATGTTGAACGTATATTCAAGTTATCAGCACGAACTGATCTGACTGATGAATTTAACGTTGAAGAACATATGCATCAGGGTAAGTACGTATTTAAGAAAAGGATGCCAACTTGGTTGGAAGATTCTCGTAATGAGTTTGCTACAGACCTACTGATTACACGTATGTTTTCGTTCTGTCCAACACTGATGAACGATTACATGAAAATGTGTGAAAATAATATTTCACTGATTCTTCAGACTAGAATTGATACGGAACACGCACATTTTGTCAATATTAACAAAGATTTATTAGTAGAATTAGATGAAATTCACTGTACAGGCATCATGGCTGGCACTGGTGCAGTTGAAAATTACTAAATAGAAGAAAACGTAACCCTGCTGTAGAGGCGGATAAATGAAATTTAGCGATTTTCTGCGTGAGCAGAAAGAAAAACATGCTGTACTGGCATTCGGGCGTATGAACCCGATAACTTCTGGTCACGAAAAATTAGTCAACAAAGTCAAAGATATTGCCGATAAAGTCGGTGGTTCTCATCACATCGTTCTGTCACATTCACAAGACTCTAAAAAGAATCCTCTTACAGCAGCACAAAAAGTCAAGCATGCCAAACGTGCATTTCCCAATACTAATTTTACTGCCGCAAATAAAGATGCACCAACATTCTTTCATCACGCAGAGAAACTTCATAAACAAGGTGTAACTCACCTTCATATGGTAGGTGGTTCTGATCGTACAGACGAGTACCATAAACTCTTACACAAGTATAATGGTACACATGAAGGTGCTCGGTTTAACTTCAAATCAATCAAAGTCCATTCTGCTGGTGAACGTGATCCTGATGCTGAAGGCACAACTGGTATTTCCGCAAGTAAGATGCGTGAACATGCCACTAAAGGCAACTTCAAAGAATTCAAAAAAGGTGTACCATCTTCAATGTCTCATGAACATGCTAAACACATGTACAATGATGTTCGTAAAGGCATGAATCTGCATGAGTCTATTCTAGCAGAAGGTGTACACGATAAAGCAATATTCAAAGCCGTATTTTTAGCAGGTGGTCCAGGTTCTGGTAAAGATTATGTTCTGTCAAATACACTTGACGGACACGGCATGATTGAAATCAATTCAGATAAAGCATTAGAGTATCTGATGGATAAAGAAAATCTGGATAAGACTATGCCAGATAACGAAGCAGGACAACGTAATGCAGTTCGCAAAAAGGCTAAAGATATTACAGAAATTCGTAATCGTCTAGCACTTCATGGTCGTAATGGCTTAATCATTAATGGCACTGGTGCTGATCCAAAAGAATATGAAGAAATCAAAAAGAAACTAGAGAAGTTAGGTTACGATACTTCAATGATCATGGTTAATACCGATGATGAAGTATCAAAAGCCAGAAATGTAGAACGTGGTCAACGTGGTGGTCGTACAGTGCCAGAAGAGATTCGTAAGAAAAAATGGGAAGAAGTACAGGCAGCACGTGCTCAGTTTTCTAAAATATTTCGCAACAACTATATTGAATTTGATAACTCTGAAGATTTACGTAATGCATCACCAGATGTTGTCAAAGCAAAAAAAGAAGAGATGCAACAAATTTTCAAACAGATTCAAAAGTTTGTTGATACGCCTCCAAAAAGTGAACAATCAAAACATTGGATAGCATCAGAGTTAGGTCAAAAAGACACAGCACCAATTAGCAAAACCGCACAACCTAATACAAATGCAAAAACAAACGATGAGATGAATGCGATGGGTCTTGAGTATTATGGATTCGGTCGTTACGGTAAAAATGGTAAAGTTACTCATCGTTCAGTGCATGATCATTTAGTGCCAGTTGAGAAAATTGCTAAAAAAGTCAACGAAGCATTTGAAGATTTGTTTGAAGAAGAAGAAAAAAAGAAAAAACAAAAACTTATGTCGGATACAAATGGAAAACCAAAAGTGTTTCATTTTCGTATGTCTGCTGCAAAGGAAGCACATCGTAACAATGGTATAGTTCACAAAGTTGGAAAAACGTATGTTGTTAAAATCAGAGAGGACTTAAATGAAATATCTTCACCAGATAATAATGCTATTGAAGCAATTTATGGACAAAATATCTCCACCCCCAGTGCAAAACAACTTGGCAAAGTTGGAACCAACTTTAGACCAAAAGGAAAACCTGCCCTTGACAAACCAGTCAGTGAGTCGGACAACGGAAGCGGAAGTGAAACCCGCCCGAAAATCACCCTCAACAAAATCAAAGAAAACTGGAACAAGAAAACCCAAGAGTCCATCGACAAAGGGATAGAACCAGGTCTTTCAATGGCAAGTTCAGGTGAATCACCTGCACGTGATACTGGTGAGAAGTTAAGTAAGAGAGGTAAAGCAACACAAGTTATACCATCATCAATCACTGAGTTGACTGGTGATGAAACAACTGCATCTATTGGTGATCAAAAAGAAGATGAGTTGAAGAAAAAAGGTATCTCACTTACAACATTTAAAAAGAGAAACTTTGTATGAAAAAGTTTGAACAATTCGTAAAAGAAGAAAATAAATCTGGAGATTCTTCTTTGCATGATTGGTTTACTAAAAGTAAATCATCAGATGGTAAACCAGGATGGGTTCAGTTGGGTGGGCGATATGCAGGAAAATCGTGTGCCAAACAGCCAGGTCAAACTACTAAACCGAAATGCGGTAGTTCAAAGATGGCAGCATCAATGTCAGACAAAGAAGAGGATGCAGCCGCAAAAAGAAAAAGAGCACAGGATCCCAATCCAAATAGAAGTGGCGCACCAATAAATGTTCCAACAGAAGGAAAACGAAAGATGAAAGAAGAGTGGAGTCAAAAATATAAAAATTCAATTAACTGTTCACATCCTAAAGGATTCAGTCAAAAGGCACATTGCGCTGGCAAGAAAAAACAGAATGAATCTACTGATATGGAAATGGTATGCGAAGATTGCGGTATGTGCCAGACACATGGTAATCATTCACATGATACTTTAGGTGAAGCATGTTGGACAGGATATGAAAAAAAAGGAATGAAAACAATGTTTGGTAAGAAGTATCCTAACTGCGTTAAAAAAGAAAGTATTGAAGAATATATAGCTAAGAGTGAATGTCCAGAATGTGGTGGACATATGGTTTCAGAAGATGAGTTGACAGAAGAAAAAGATGCCTGTTACCATAAAGTAAAATCACGATACTCAGTATTTCCAAGTGCATATGCATCGGGTGCATTGGTCAAGTGCCGTAAAGTGGGTGCTGCCAATTGGGGAAATAAAACAAAACAAGAAGCAACTCAATTAATACCGTTCAAGGCATTTATTAACGAAGCCGCCAATGCTGCACAACAGGCAGCGATTGCAATCAATATGAAAAAGAAAGGCATCAAGCCTAAGAATGAAGAAGTTGAATTGGATGAGACTGAAGCATGGACACGCAAAGAAGGACAGAATTCAGAAGGTGGTTTAAATCATAAAGGTATTGAATCATATCGTGCTGCACATCCTGGCTCACACTTATCTATGGCTGTAACAACAAAGCCAAGTAAATTGAAAGCAGGTTCTAAGGCAGCAAACAGAAGAAAATCATTTTGTGCTAGAATGGGTGGCATGAAGAAAAGATTAACATCAGCAAAGACCGCACGTGATCCAGATTCACGTATCAATAAGGCTTTGCGTAAATGGAATTGCTAAAAAAATTAAAAATAAAATAGGAGACTTAGATGTCAATTTTCAACGATAAAGCACTGAAAGGTGTAGCAGCAGCAGTATCAAAGATTATGGATGAAGAACTAAAAGGTAATCAAACTAAAATTGATGCCAATCATAATGGTAAAATTGATGCACAAGATTTTAAACTACTTCGTGCCAAAAAAACTATCAAAGAAGATGATGTTGGTTATCAGCATCGCTATTCTGTTAAGAATGGTAAAGCAACTGTACACAATCCCGCAAAAGGTGAAAAGGATGAACCTCATCACGTTTATGCTGATAGTGAAGAACATGCGGTTCGTAAACATGCTGCCCAAAATAAACCAACAGTAAAAGAAGAAGTCAAAAAGAATGAATATCACATTGCAGGAAAACATAAATTTCCTACAAAAGATGAACATGCGGTAACAGTGAAGCACACCGAAAGTGGTCGTGAACATGTTCATAGTGGTAAAGGAAAGTATCTGTCAAAATTAATTAAGTCGAGATATGACATCAATCATCATTTTGAAAGTGTTGAACTTGATGAGGCATTTCCAACTGTGGCTGATGCTAAAAAACGCATGGCTGCTGGTAAAACTGCCACTGGTACAGTAACAAAAACAAAAACAGGTTTAGTTCATAATCGTGATTACAAAGACGATGATAATGATGCAGAAGATATGCAAAAGAAATCAAAAGGTTATGGTGCTCGTCAAAATTTCAAGCGTTCAACCCGTGTCAATGAACAGAAACTTTCTTTTACAGAAATGCTTGAATTGTACAATGAGGCAGGTGTAGAAGTTATTGCTAAGATTGCTCCACAAACAGTCAAGTTCGGTGACACTGAAGTTGAAGTATTTGATGCTGATAAAATCAACGGCGCTATTGAAACTACCGTTGTTGAAGAAGTAGATAACGAAACATTTACCAAAGAAGTTGAAGCACAGAAAGCAAAGAATGCTGGCGGTGGTAAGAAAGCAGATGTTGCTAAAGCATCCGTACAAGCAGTGAAGCAAGAGGAAGTTGAACAGATTGATGAACTAAAGAAATCGACTGTATCCTCTTACATTCAGAAGAAATTTGGTAAGATGAGTGATGAACCTGTTTCAAAAAATCAATATGGATATGCCAAAAAAGATGCAAAAGGTATTCAACGTGCTGGTTTGCGTATGAGTGGTATTAAAGCAACTCAAAAAGAAGAAGTAGAACACTTGGATGAATTGTCGAAGAACACTCTTGGTTCATACATCAAATCAGCATCACACGATGTTGCTGCTAAAGGTGCATTCACACGCCATTTTGCTGATAAATCACGTGCTGAAACTGCGGAACAAAAACATGACTTAGCACGTAAAAGCATGAAACAAGCAGATAAAGTTCAAGATGCTGGCATGAAACGCCGTGCGAATATGGCAAAAGCAGTTGATCGTTTGACCAAAGAAGAAACACAATTAGACGAAAAACTGCCAGCAAGTGCATCCGCTGGTGATTACATTCATGACTTTGTTCACTCTGACAATCCAAAGTTTGACGGTAAATCAACTAAAGAACGTCAAAAGATGGCATTAGGTGCATTCTACGCTAAGAACAAAGGTAAGTAATATGGCAACGAAGAAAATGAAAATAAATTTCAAGATGCCAACACCGACTGCTGCTGAGAGACTTCATGTTCAACAGCAAAAGAACAGGAAGGCCGCTGGTCTTCCTGATCCGTCCGAGTATAAAAAGAAACTTGATGCGATGAAGTCGGAAGAGGTTGAGCAGATTGATGAGATTTCTGCCGAACTCAAAGCATCGTATAAATCCAAAGCAAAAGATCAAATAAGACAAGCTAGACCTTTTACTAAAAAGGGTCACAGTGAGTATAGAGATATTGCAAAGAACTTTATTGCTAAACGTCAAAAAGGTATTGCTAAAGCATCCAAAGTTGAAGAACAATTAGAGAAAAAAGGTCGCTTTGTGTCTGGACCAATAAAGCAACCATTTAAATCGGATACTATTTTAACTTCGGTAAAAGAAGAACATTTGGTTCACGTTTCCGATGGTAGTAATTCACATTCTAAAGATGTAGAACATGTTAAGGCTGGTGCAAAAATGCATGGTGGAGTATATCATGATGCTTCCGATAAAGGTGCATTTTTTAAATTTAATTCTCACAATGATGCCAAAAACTTTAAGCATCATGTAGACAAAGCACCACACAAATCTGTTTATGCAGATTTGCATGAAGAAACTAAAGTTGAAGAAGGAGTTACAATTGGTGGCATGGTTGGTCGTGGAAACATTCATCAATACGACAGAAATCCTGGTCCAAAAGATGGAAATGAATTAAAGAATGTACCATTTCATGCTAAGACAGAAAAACAAAAGAAGTTGCAGAATGCCTTAAACAATTTGGGGAAAAAGATGAAAGAGACACATCCAAAACTAAAAGAAGATTATGCGGATCCTATTACGATCATCAAAAAAGGTACAAACATAAAAAAGAAAATTAGTGCTAATGCATATGATATATTCAAGCATCATGGTTTTCGTAAAGAAGAAAAAGATTCTCATGAGTATGATTACGAAGGCGATATGGCAAAATCTGATTTGCGTTCAATTATGCATAATGCCAAAGAATTACATGACATGATTGAAGATGATACAAATCTAGCAGAATGGTGTCAAGCAAAGATTACACTTGCCGAAGATTATTTGTCAACCGTTGCTAATTACATGCGTTCAGAAATGAATGAAGAAACGATGCAAGAAGATAAGAATGACTATCAGAGAAAGATTGAAAAGAATAATAAGAACTTTATTGCTGCATCCAAACGTCAAAAGAATCCCCTCACTAATGTTCATACAGCAAAACAAATAGAAAAAAACATGCAGCAGAAACCTGTAAAAGAAGAAGTAAAAGATGAATATGCACGTAAAGTTGACAAGTATTTAAAAAAGAAATATGGCAAAGATGATGTACCATTCAACAAACCATACAATAAAGATACTGGAACAACAACTGACAAATCTGGTGCTAAACACACTCCAATGTCCAAAGCAAGACATTTGGCACAACAAATGATGAAAAAAAATGCAGAGAAATCTGTTAAAGAATCTGCTGCTGAGCCAACAGAAGGTGAAATGAAAGATAAGCAACAAGGTTATTCACGCAAAGCACAGATTGTGAAAGATATTGCTAAAGGTAAGAAATCCGACAATTCAGAAAAGTTTCAGAAAGATCCTGAGTTGTCAAGTGAAATTCATAAGACTTAATCAATAACATAAATAACAAACGAAATAGTTTTTTAGGAGAAAACACATGTCACTTTGGGGAAATTTAGATGCGTCAAATAACGCACCGTACTTCTCTGGTCTAACTGGTTACAAGACTTCAGTCAGTGTAGCCAATGCACAGATAGATGCAGTATTCAATAACGTAACAATCAGTGCTACGGAAACAGCCGTAGCATTAGGTGTGTTTGCTGTTGATACCACAGAGATTCAAAATAACACTTCGGAAGATCACTCTGGCGCACATGCTGGTTGGATTGCTCGTCGTGCATTTACTGGTCCAATCACATCAATCACAGCAAATACAGGTGCTGTTGCCGTAAACAGTTATATCACGTTTACTGGTGGTTCTGCTGGTGCTGGTGCTGGATTGACTGGTAATACTGCTGCTAATGCTAGAATTTACGTAGATAGTAATAATTTTATCGTAAATGTCACTCTGTTATCAGTTGGTTCATATGCTAACACACCCGTTGCCACTGCTAATCAAGGTAACGGTGTATTTACTATCACTATGGGTGGTCGTGCTAATCGTGTTCAGCAAGAGTGCCTGGTAGCGATGGGTTCTATGTCTGGCGATTCAGGTGGCGTTCCATATCCATAATCTGAATGAACTTTAAAAGTTATCTCCAAGGACATGTAGAGGAATCTCCGTTCTCTGACCCACAAGTCAGAGCGGAGATTAATCATGCATTGGAAGCAGAGATAGATAGTACATTTATGATGACACCAGAATCTGGTGTTCAACGAATGAGGAAAGTTCTATCACGTTATAGTATAGATTTTCCTGCATTCGAAGATTTAGATACAGATGGCGATGAAAGCATTTACGAATTAGATGCTAATGTTTATCTGTATTTCATTTATTATCTCACCGATGATGGTAATTACGAATTCCATGCTGAAATCACAGACGATGAAGGCATAGAAGAAATTCTGTCAGATGTGGAGGAAGATTCCGAAGAATAATGTCATTTGATAATTTAACTGATGAGAATGTCATACTCTATGCAGTAAAAGCATATGACACACCAAATTGTGTAATGAGTGAGTTTACTGAAGATATGAAGCGGTTGAATTATCTTAAACGTTTATTCCGAAGATATCGTAAACATGGTGAGATGCGTGAGCGTCTTATACTAAATCATATAGTAGTGTTAAACAATTTGTTTGGACCAGAAGTCACAACCAGATTGTTATTTTTTCGTATGTCAAAAGACGATTATAGTGTAATGAAAACCTATTTGACCTTTTTGAATTTGATGCCAGAACGTGTCAAAGGAATAAATGGAAAAGATATTATATCATCAGATATTCAAATTGACATGCCAGTAGCAGATGTACTTAGGACTCTAAAATGATAATTGGACCAGGAATAACAATTGGCGGTGGAATAAATGTGGACACTCAAATTCCATCATACTCAATTGTTACAACTAATCTATTTGCCAACTACGATGCCGCTACAGGTATAAGTGGTAGCACATTTCTTGATAGTAGTGGTAATGGCCGTAATGCTACCCTATTCAACACTCCTACAACTACAACGGTTAACGGAACAACAGTATTAATATTAACCAGTGCTTCAAGTCAATACTTTGGTTACACTACTGGTTATGGTACAAGTTTAGATTCTGCATTTACTTTTGATGTATGGTGTCGCAATTTATCAGGCAGCACGGCAGGAACATTAATTGGAGAGTGGAGTAACAACACATTTAGTAGTGGATGGACTGATGCACAGATGGGATTTAATGCCACACAAATTAATTGTGGAGTATATAATACTGGATATGCTACTGCACAGGCTAGTTGGAACAATACAACGTGGTATAATATTGTAATGACTTATAATAGTGCTGCAGGTATTGCCACTTATGTTAATAACACAGCCGGTGCCACAAAAGCAGGAGCAAAACAAAATCCAAGTGGTACTGGCACATTCTTGAGTATGGGTAAACCTGATGGTGCCGGTGGTGGTTATCTAAACGGAGTCACTAATTATTTTAACGGATACATAGGCGTTTGGAAAATATACAATCGTGCTTTAACATCAATTGAAGTAACACAAAACTTTAACGCTTTGCGTGGAAGATACGGATTATAATCTATGTCAAACGAATTCAAAAAACAATGTGGTGCTGGATATTATTGGTGCTCTACTGATAAAATTTGCAAACCACTTCAAGAAGATGGTATGGCTGGTGGTGCTCCTACCAATGCTGTAGGCGGTGGTCAAGTTGCTGGTATCGGTGTCGGTCTACAAGGTGAACCTGGCCGCAAGAAAAATAAAATCGCAACATTCATTTCATACATGAGTAGAAAGATACCTAAATGATGTGGATGATGCATCTGTTACCAGATTCATTTCTAATTTTCGTAATCAATGCACTATTGGTCACTGGACTAATTGGCATGGTGATAGGTTTTATTGGCGGTAAAATACCTTTTGTTGGAGCATATGCAACGATCATCAAGATAGTTTCAATTGTTCTTTTCTGTATTGGTTTGTACTGGAAAGGTGGTTACAGTGTAGAAGCAGATTGGCGTGAACGTGTTGCAGAGATGGAAGAAAAAGTAAAAATTGCAGAAGAGAAATCACGACAGACAAATGTGGTTATTGAAACAAAATACCATGATAGAATCAAAAAGGTCACAGAAACTAGAGAGAGAATTGTCCAGACGATTAAAGAGAGGGAAAAAGTTATTGACGCAAAATGCGAACTTGATCCCGCAGTCATAAGCATCTTGAATGAGGCAGCAAAAAAACCATGAAAAAACTATTGATTCTTTTGTTGCTTGCAGGTTGCAGTACAACTGTGCCAGTGGCTCGTAAGTTTCCAGAAATACCTGATGTAATGATGGTACCTTGCCCGCCACTGTCACAGATCAAAGAAGGAACAACCAAGTTAAGTGAAGTAGTTGAGGTTGTTACGGATAATTATTTTGAATATCACAAGTGCAGTGATAAGAATGATTTGTGGATGGAATGGTTTAAAGCACAAAAAGAAATATTTGATTCTGTAAAATAATAAGGATTAACAATGGAATTAACAAAACAACAATTAAAACAATTACTTCCAAAAAATCCATACATTGATCAGTGGCATCATGCTCTGAGTCAATTGCTTCCGGATTATGAGATCAATACGCCAAAACGTATTGCATCATTCATGGCACAATGTGCTCATGAGTCGGGTGATTTTGTTTTTCTCTCTGAAAATTTAAATTACAAAGCAGAAAGTCTAGTTAAGATATTTGGAAAATACTTCAAAGATATTAACACGGCTAAAGCATACGAAAAGAAACCCGAAAAAATTGCCAACAAAATCTATGCAGATCGTATGGGTAATGGTAACGAAGCATCTGGTGATGGATTCAAATACCGAGGTCGTGGTCTAATTCAATTGACTGGTAAAACAAACTATACATGGTTTGCAGCATCATTAGAAATTACACCAGAAGAAGCAGCAGAATACATGGGCACCTTTGAGGGTGCAGCACAATCAGCATGTTGGTTCTGGGAAACTAACAAACTGAATGAATGGGCAGATAAAGGTGACATTGAGAAGATGACTAAAATCATCAACGGTGGCACAATTGGACTTGAAGATCGTAAAAAACATTATGCACATGCACTTCACGTTTTAGGAGCATAATACGATGAGATATATACTACTTCTGTTGTTACCACTATCACTCTTTGCTTGCCAAGAACGATATAGATATCCTTGTCAAGACCCTGAAAATTGGGAAACTAAACAGTGTCAAAAACCATATTGCACCGCAAATGGTACTTGTCCTGAAGATTTAAAACACTATGTAAAAGATAAAATTGGAGAAATTAAATGATATTTGCAAAAGAAAAATACACATCTGAAGAATTGAATGCTCGATTAAAGTTTTTCATCGGTATCATTCTCGGTTTAACACTTTTTGGTATTGTGTTCGTTGTTCTTTATAGTTTGATTTTTGTTACTCAACCTATGAATGGCATGAGTCCAGTGGATAATAAATTCTTTGAATTAATTATTCCTATTGCCACATTCTTGACTGGCACATTGTCGGGTATTATGTTAGCCGGTGATGACAAAGATTTGAGAGCAAAGGCAATTGATGCTGCTTCCAAACCTTATACACCACCACCTGAACCACAATCGGTTGCAAAATATGTACCTACTCCTGAACCTATGACACCACCTGCACCTTTTACTCCTGTAATGGCAGTAGCAGAACCTGTTGTTGGATTTGGTGGTAAACCTGCACCTTTTCAACCCCCACATCCAGAGGTATAAAATGAAAAAAGAAATTTTAGTTGGTTCTATGATTTTGTTTTTACTCTTTGCACCTTTGACCAAAGCAGCCTTTGCTGCAGAAACAAAAAAGGTATGTGTTAAAGAGTTAGATAACAAAACCAAAAAACAAAAAGAAGTTTGTAAAACAATCAAAGTGCATAAAAAGTTAGAAGGCACTGAACTACCTACTAAAAAATAATGGAACAAATAGAAGTTGATCTAAAAGTGGATGTGAGTGTATTGAAAGAAAGAGTCAGTACACTCACTGAACTTTGTGCTAAAATGGACCGAGTTATTGAAAAACTTGCGGATAACCAATTGGATCTTGCTGGACAAATTTACCAAGACATGGATAAAAGAAAAGAGCAGACCGTGAGTGACATCAAAGAACTTCATTCCCGTATCACTACTACCGATAGAAATTTATCCGATAAGATAGAACTTACCGAACGTAGGATTATGGATGAAATTAAATCTTTGCGTGAGTGTATAGATCAGCACAACGAAAAAGAAATATCTGACATGCAAAAACTATCACAATGGAAATGGATGATTGCTGGTGGTGTAATGGTATTTGCCTGGTTAGTTTCAAATGTTAAACTTGAGATGCTAGGTAAACTTTTTAATTAAGTTGACTTTTGTGTGTGGTAGTGATATTATGAATGCATGTCCCTTTCTACTGATTCAAAATACGTCCGTCTAATTTCTTCACGTTTGCGTAACTTCAAACAGAAGAATACTAATCTATGGAACTTTTCTTGTCCGTTCTGTGGAGATTCTCAAACAAACAAACTCAAAGCCCGTGGTTATGTTTTTGCCAGGGGCAATGATCTATTCTTTCGTTGTCACAACTGTGGAGCAGGTACGAATGTTGCCAATTTACTCAAGCAAGTCGATTCTTCATTACATGGAGAGTACATACTTGAAAGATACAAGTCGGGTGAATCCAATACATTCGTCCGCAAAAGTAACACTGCACCCACATTCAACATACCTGCACCAAGGTTCGGCAAACCAGAAAGACAAAGAGTATTTGAACACGCAGAGTGGGTATCAGACCTGCCAAGTGGACATTTTTGTCTAAACTATGTTGAGAATCGTTTATTACCAAAAGAAGTATACAATCAATTACTATTCACTAGTAAGTATAAAGAGTTTTGTGATACACTGATACCAGATCATGGTAAGACTGTAATTGATGATGCACGATTGATTATACCATTCTTTGACAGAAACAATGAATTAGTTGCAGTCTCTGGTCGTGCATTAGAAACATCCGATAAGACTCTGAGGTATGTAACACTACGTACCAATGACAGTGATGACAAACTTATCTATGGCATGGATAGAGTGAATTTGAATGAAACAGTGTACCTTGTTGAAGGTCCACTTGATTCTTTATTTCTAAAGAATTGTGTGGCATCTGGTGATGCAAACCTTTCATTAACAGCAAAAAATATTTCAGCAAAGAAATTGGTGCTGATTTTTGATAATGAACCAAGAAATAAAGAAGTATGTAAGATGATTGAAAATGCCATTAAGTCCAATCATTATGTCGTTATCTGGCCTGACAACATGGATGGTAAAGATATCAATGAAATGATATTGAACGGGTTTTCAAATGGCGAAATCCAAGATATCATAGATAGTAATACATTTTATGGTTTGGAAGCAATAGCGAAGTTTACATTCTGGAAGAAATTATGAGCGTGAAATTAATTGGTATTACTGCACCTTCTAATGACCATAAGTCAGCAGAAGATTTGATTGTTTACATGGCTAGGGTATCCAATCCCAGCAATCAAAACACTACACAGGGTAACGACAAACTCATTCGTTATCTTATCAAAAATCAACATTGGTCTCCCATGGAGATGGTCAGTGTCGTAATGGAGATAAGCACAACCAGGGACATAGCAAGGCAAATTTTGCGCCATCGTAGTTTTGCCTTTCAGGAGTTTAGTCAACGTTATGCAGAAGTTGATTTTGGTACTGCCGGTGACAATTGGGAACAACGTGAAGCAAGATTGCAAGACACAAAGAATCGTCAGAACTCTATTGAAGTCGATGATATTGGTTTACAAGAAACATGGAAAACACAACAAAGTTATGTAACATATGCAGCAGAGAAAGCATATCGATGGGCATTAAATAATGGTATTGCAAAGGAACAAGCAAGAGCAGTATTACCAGAAGGATTGACAAAATCAAAATTGTACATGAATGGCACACTTCGTTCTTGGATTCACTACTGTCAATTACGTATAGAAAATGGAACACAGAAAGAACACATGGAAGTTGCAAAAGCATGTTGGAATATTATAGCAAAAGAATTTCCAAATGTGGCAGCAGCACTAGAACAACAATAACAACGGAGATGAGATGGTAGATATCAGCAGCATTAAGATAGACTTAGATCGTGATAAACTGTTTGACGAATTGGGAATTAAAAGACTACAAGAATCGTACATGAAAGAGGATGAGAAATCACCACAAGAAAGGTTTGCATATGTTTCAAAGGCATTTAGCAGTAATGATGGACACGCTCAAAGATTGTATGAGTATAGTAGCAATCACTGGTTATCTTATTCTACTCCTATTCTCTCTTTTGGTCGTTCTAAGCGTGGGTTGCCTATTTCTTGTTTTCTTCCTTATTTGGACGATTCCGCAGAGGGCTTGGTCAATACACTATCAGAAGTAAATTGGTTATCAATGCTAGGAGGAGGTGTTGGAATTGGTCTTGGGATTCGTTCGGCAGACGATAAATCAGTTGGAATCATGCCACATCTTCGCACATATGACGCATCATCTCTTGCTTATAGACAAGGTAGGACTCGTCGTGGTAGTTATGCTGCATACCTTGATATCAGTCACCCTGACATTATCAACTTTTTGGAAATGAGAAAGCCTACAGGCGATCCAAATCTTCGTACATTAAATCTGCATCACGGTATCAATATCACTGATGACTTCATGTTATTGATTGAGAAGGCCATGCTTGATCCAGAGGCAGATGATTCGTGGGAGTTAAAAGACCCACATACACAAGAGGTACGTGAAACTGTATCGGCACGTGAATTATGGCAACGCATACTTGAAACACGTATGCTAACAGGTGAACCATACATTCACTATATTGATACAAGTAATCGGTTGATGCCAGAGTTTCAAAAGAAATTAGGATTATCAATCAAACAGAGTAACCTTTGCTCAGAAATTATTTTACCTACAGACAAACAACGAACAGCGGTGTGCTGTCTATCTTCAGTGAACTTGGAGTATTATGATGATTGGAAAAATGATAAACTTTTTCTGCGGGACGTTGCAGAGATGCTGGATAACGTACTTCAGCACTTTATTGACAATGCTCCTGATGCTATCAACAGAGCCAGGTTCTCTGCTATGCAGGAGCGCAGCATTGGTGTGGGCGCTCTTGGTTTTCATGCTCTTCTTCAGAAAAAGAATATCGCATTTGAATCGGCGTTAGCAAAATCAATCAACATGCAAGTGTTTAAACACATTAGAGGAAAACTAAACGATGCAAATCTTGAACTCGGTAATGAACGTGGTGAGGCACCAGATGCAAAAGGTACCGGACAGCGTTTTAGTCACCTTATGGCTATTGCTCCTAATGCTTCCTCTTCTATTATTATGGGCAACACCTCCCCATCTGTTGAGCCTTATAGAGCAAATGCATATCGCCAAGACACTCTTTCTGGTTCATATCTAAACAAGAATAAGTTTTTAAATACAGTTATAGAAAGACATTTGAATCCTGATCCTGGTGGTACAATTGCTACAGAGGATTACAATGAAATCTGGTCATCAATTATTGCAAATGATGGTTCAGTTCAACATTTAGATTGGATGCAACAATACACTAAAGATGTATTCAAAACATCTATGGAAATTGATCAACGATGGGTTATAGAACATGCAGCAGATAGGCAAAAATATATTGATCAAGCACAATCTATCAACTTATTTTTCAGACCTGATGTCAATGTGAAGTATCTTCATGCTTGTCATTTCTTGGCATGGAAGCAAGGGCTTAAAACTTTATATTATTGTCGTTCTGAAAAGTTAGCAAAGGCAGACAAAGTATCCAAAAAGATTGAACGTAACATTATTCAAGAGATTGATCTAAAATCTATAGCGGATGGAAATGAATGCCTTGCATGTGAAGGGTAGAATAGCCCTATTTTTACACCATCCACGATGTTCTATTCAGTCGGTGAATGGTATCATCAAATCGTTGGAGCATCATTATGTTTTCAAAACTTTCACTAAACACGAAATTGAAGATGGCTTCTTTGACGATGTGGATATCGTTTGCTTTTCTGGTGGCATTGGTGACTCCGATGCTTACGATTTTCTGTTTAGAGAAAACGGAGATACTATTCGCAAATACATTCAACGAGGTGGTAGATATCTTGGCATCTGTATGGGTGCTTATTGGGCTGATCACCATTATTTTAATTTGTTGGACGAAGTTACTTGCGAACAGTATATTAGACAGCGTAATACATGTACAAAACGATACTACAGTAAAGCAGTTGAATGTAACTGGAACGGAAAATGGATTAGACCATTTTTCTATGATGGACCAGCATTTATTGGAAATGAAAATACTTTTGAAACAGTTGGAAGATACAAGAACGGCAATCCAGCAGCAATTATTCAAGGACGTATAGGATTAGTTGGACCACATTTAGAAAGTCAAGATTTTTGGTATGATAAACCATATTTGGAAAGATATTGGCATTTCAATTCACATGGTAAGTTATTATTAAATTTTGTAGACAGATTGATGGAGAAATGATATGATAGTATTAGAATTGTTGATAGGCGGATTCTTTTCCGCACTTGGTTGGTGGGGTGCAAATCATTATGTTGTAGATGTATACCTGGAACCTAAAACAAAAATAGAAAAAACGGAGAAAGAAATAAATGAAAAATAAAGATTATACAGATATTGCAGTACAAAAAGAGGTGTTATTGGATTATTTGCAAGTGATGGTTGTGATGGGAGATTGGCATGGTGTATCTGATGTCGCAAACGACCTTCGTGAACTAGAAGCAAAAAACAATAACAACTATAAGAGCAAATAGAATGATTAAAAAACAGCAAGTAAGATTGACCGATGAACGAACAGCATTCAAACCATTTGCCTATCCATGGGCATACAACGCATGGCTACAACATGAACAGTCACACTGGATTCACACTGAAGTACCGATGCTTGAGGATGTTAAGGATTGGAAAAATAAACTTACGAAAGACGAAAAGAATTTTCTTACTCATGTATTCAGATTTTTTACTCAGGGTGACATTGATGTTGCAGGTGGTTATGTTAATAATTATCTACCTTATTTCCCGCAACCTGAAGTAAGAATGATGTTGCTTGGTTTTGCTGCACGTGAGGCATTACACATTGCAGCATACTCACACTTGATTGAAACACTAGGTATGCCAGAAACAACCTACTCTGAGTTTATGGAGTATAAAGAAATGAAGGATAAACATGATTATGTTCTTAATATTAGCTCACAGAATAGCAATCGGTCTGCTACTGCTGCTCACATTGCAGTATTCTCTGCTTTCACCGAAGGGATGCAACTATTCAGTTCCTTTATCATGTTACTTAACTTCCCTCGACATGGTAAGATGAAAGGTATGGGGCAAATCATCACGTGGTCAATCGTAGATGAAACACAACATGCTGAGTCGATGATAAAACTGTTCCGCACATACATCGAAGAGAATAAAGATATATGGAATGATGACCTCAAATCGAGAATCTATTCTATTGCAGAGAAGATGGTAGAACTAGAAGATAACTTTATTGATTTGGCATTTGCTACAGGTGGTATTGAAGGATTGTCTGCGGAAGATGTTAAGAAATATATTCGTTATATTGCAGATCGTAGGTTGATCAGTCTTGGACTCAAAGGCATATTCAAGGTCAAAAAGAATCCTTTGCCTTGGGTAGAAGAAATGATTAATGCACCAACTCATACAAACTTTTTTGAGAATAGGGCGACCGACTATTCAAAGGGTGCGTTGTCTGGTTCATGGGAAAATGTATGGAGTAAAGCAGCATAATTGTTACAATTCTGTTTCAATTCTTGTTTTTGATAGATATACTATCTAAACGAACAAATCGGTCACAATGATATGGTGACTCTGGAACCGTAACCAGAAAGAATAATGGATAAAACCTACCGCACTATTTTTATATCAGATGTCCACCTTGGAACGAAAGATTGCAAGGCAGGACATCTGAATAATTTCCTCAAGCACAATACATGTGAAACATTATATCTTGTTGGCGATATAATTGATGCATGGAAAATCAAAGAAAACAAATGGCGTTGGAAGCAATCACATACAAATGTGGTGCGTAGAATCCTTGGTCACTCCAAACGTGGTACAAAAGTTGTTTATGTTCTGGGCAATCACGATGAATTTCTCAGACCTTATCTACATTATGGATTAGGTTTTGGTATGATAGAAATTACAAATCAATGCGAGCACATTGGTGCAGATGGTAAACATTATCTTGTTACGCATGGCGATCTATTTGATGGCATCACAAGATTAGCACCATGGTTGTCCATACTAGGAGACAAAGCATATGATTTCGTCCTTTCTCTCAATTCTAAATTCAATTGGATACGACATCGTTTTGGCTTTGGTTATTGGAGTTTGTCTCTATATCTTAAACAAAAGGTCAAACGAGCCGTAGATTTTATGTTTCACTTTGAAAAGAATCTTGCTGGTTACTGTAAGAAAAAAGGATATGATGGTGTGATCTGTGGTCACATACACAAAGCAGAAATAAAAGAAATAGATGGCGTAACGTATATGAATGATGGTGATTGGGTTGAATCATGTACAGCATTGGTTGAGCATCACGATGGCCGATGGGAAATAATCACATGGACAGAGGAGAACGATGATGTGGTTGATGATATTGATAGCAATCCACCTAAACGATTCAAACGACATTCCAGCAAGAATGACAATGGAGTTTCCTGATCAGAAATCTTGCGAACATGCAAAATCCACATTGTCATATTCAGTGAAGTTTAAGAGTTATAAAATAGAGGCAATTTGCAAATCTAAATAGGCGTTTAAGGGAGAGATTCCATGAAACGTCTATTGTTCTTTGTAATTGCAACACTCATGGCAGTGGCAGCACACGCAGAATCATATCGTTTACCTTTTGTAGAATTACAAAACGGCGTAGTTAAAATTCCTTTTGTTGAAAATGAATGGGTTCTTGGAGCGAAAAGAGCCGATTGGTTGTTGTACCTAGAAAAAGGAATGTTCTCTAAACAAAATCAACCAATGTATGAATTTCATGCTGTTACATTATACAAAAAACCACATCATAATGATGCGATTGATACCGATATAAGCAAGATATATACATACGGAGTTTTGAACTGTCAGGAAGCAAATTTGTATATTTTGTTTGAATGGTATGTGGATGTAGATGAAAACATGGTATTCAAAGGTTCACATGAATATGGCGCATATACAGTTGAAATGCTGACGCCGACAACCGCAAGAAATGATGTTTATAACCAAATATGTAAGGATTCAGTATGAAAAAGATTATCAGTTTAGTTTTATTATTCGTAGCGCAGCATGTATTAGCATGGGATCAAAAACCACCACTACCAATTGACCAGTGTGCAGTTCATGCACCATATGGTATTCCAACAGTAAATAAACCAGATGCAACAGTAATTTGTCGGAGTGGTTATGTTACAATGCATGACAACGTAGCAAAAATCCCAGTGTGGTCATCCTATTCAATTGATGCAACAACTGGTCTTGGTTGTGTGGCACGAACAAATGCATTTGTTGCAGATAATTCATTGCCATTAGGTAAGAAGGCATCACCAACTGATTATGCTGGTACTGGATACGATCAAGGACATTTGGTGCCTGATGGTGATCAATCATATAATCAGCAAGTAGAATGGGAATCTTTTCTCATGTCCAACATGTCACCACAATTGCCTAATCTTAATCGTGGTGTATGGAAACAATTAGAATCAAATGTTCGTGCATGGGCAGTTCAACGCAATCATAAACTCATTGTAATACCAGGAGACATTTATGATACTGCTTCAGCTAAAAAGATTGGTAAGAATAATGTAGTTGTACCTTCGGCTCTATTTAAAATTGTGATTGACACGCAAACAAATGAAGCACTAGCATTCATCTATGAGCATAAAGAATCACAACCGACTGATATTACATTAGGTCAAGTATCTATTGCAGAAGTAGAGAAGCGCACAGGTATTACATTTCCTATGCCTAAAGGTATAGATAAGAATGCTAAACCAAAAATCTGGACTGCCGACTTAGGTGCATTAGGCAAATCCAAGAAAGCAAAGTGTGGCAAAGATGATTAGACTTCAGCACGAATGTTCCGCATGTGGTACAGATTTTACGATTCAATATGATGAGATGAATACTGAATCGGATCCAGCACATTGTCCATTTTGTGGTGAATTCTTAGTATTAGATCCAGATGATTTTGGTGATATTGAAGATGATGAGGATGATGAATAATTATGAAATGGTTATTATGTGACAGTGAATATATTGATGATGGGTTGAATTTTGGTTTTGTGTACATGATAGAAAACACCATCACAGGACGAAAATATATTGGAAGAAAGTATTTTACCGCAGCTGCGTATAAACAAGTTAATGGTAAAAGAAAAAAGATCCGAAAACCTTCTGACTGGCAAACATATTATGGTTCTAATGAAACACTCAAAGAGGATGTCTCAATCTTAGGTGAGGATAAGTTCGTAAGGACTATCCTTCACCTCTGTAAGACTAAATCGGAAGCATCATATCTTGAAACAAAAGAGATATTTGCCAGAGATGCTCTATTATCTCCACAATATTATAATGATTGGTGCCAATGCAAGATACGCCGTGCCCATTTGACCAATCTCCAAATATCAGATATCACTAAATAAAATACTGCAACGCAACATTTCTCTACTATATAATATCATAGGAGGGTTGCACAATGTTAAACAAACTGATACAATGGTTCATAAGACCACAAATAACCGAAATAGAACAATATATTTCGGCACACAATCCAAAGAATACAGCGGACGTGGAAATGTTAATTAATGAATTCAACTACAAAAGGAAACTACAATGTTTTTAAATCAACCACAATTTCCAGTGTTTTATACTTTTAATGATCTTAACCGCAAGGCAGAGGAAGCAGCCGTGAAAACTATTGACTTTAACAAGCAATTCATAGATAATACTCTAGCGTATTTTGATTCTATCACAGATAATCAGTTTACTACATACACAAAGAAGATGGTAACTTTTAATCAGAATACGGCAGAAGATGCAAAGAAAATCCTCAAAAGTGAGTCAACCAAAACTAAGGCTGGAAATTGAATCTAAGACTAAATTTTGGTACCCAGTGAGTCGCAATGGGTGGTGGATTAAGTTCTCCACCTATCGTGACCACTACATTTTATTAATGATAGTTTCCAAATATACCGCACAAACAATTATTAGATATTATGAGAATGAAGATGAGGCTGTAACATTTATCAACTTTATTACCACATGTAACGCACAAGACGTACTTGAATCAATCTAGGAGTTATTATGAATTTTGTGGACAAACTGGTCAACACCCAGCGAATATTTTGAATGATAGCTTCTAATATATGCCTGTTCAAAAAACTTGCCCAACATGTAACATAACTCACACTAAACGTGGACCGTATTGTTCACGTTCATGTGGTAACATTAGGGTACACAGTGAAGAAGATAAGGCCATACGTTCACAAAAACTCACCGAGTATCATCAAACACCAGAAGGTGCAGCAACACGTGAGAAATCATCCCGTATTATGACGGCCAAAAGAAAAGGTGAAGATTGGGAAGAAATCAGTTCGGATGAATTTGCGGTAAATATTCCAGATGTTACCGATTATGTGGCAGACTATGATAATACATGGGAACGTGCCGAAAAATGGTGACTTGACAATCCAAATATTGTATCATATAATAAAATGACAGACGATTCAGAAGATGAACTTAGCATTCTTGAAAAGATTGATGCTGCAATAGAGTTCTTTACCCATGTAAAACAATTCAAAACATTGTGTTACATACTTAAAGAAATAAGGCAAGAACTTTTAGAGTCGTATGGTGAAACTGAATACTATGAAGAGCTCTGCGAAGGGTATGAAAAAATGATTCAAGATTTAATAAAGTAATCTTATGAACATAAAAGAAAAACTGCTGGACATACAATACGCCATAGAAAATTGGTACAATGCAAGACAAATGACCGTTGTTGAGATGCTGGTCTTTGTTTTTTTATTAGGTTTATTACTTGTTGGTTCAGTAGAAGCCAAAACAATAAAACATAAACATAATATTCCAACTAATACTATGTCTATCATTCATGTGGATTTAAAACAAGATATTATTATCAAAGGCCAGAATATTGATCAGGTTCGTGCATTGGCAAGCATCACCAAACTAATGACGGCAATTGTGGCACTGGATTATACCACAGATATGGACAAAGTATTGACACTGAGCAACAAAGCAGGTTCTAAATTACCTCATCGTGAATATACCCGTGATGAATTATTTCACGCTATGTTGATCAAATCGGATAACGCAGCAACAGAAACAATAGCAGCAGATTATCCAGGTGGTCGTGAGAAGTTCATAACTGATATGAACATTCGTGCTATGATGATGGGATTAAAGAATACGCATTTTAATGATCCTACGGGTCTGAGTAACGGTAATGTAAGCACAGCAGAGGATGTATCGCATCTAGTGGCAGGTGCAGCATTCTATCCAATGATTAGAAATATATCTACAAAAAAAGAATCCACTATTCTATTTCAAGTCAAACACAAAAATAGGTCAGTTGTAATCAATAATACAAACAAAGTCCTATTGCATGAGTTTGATTCTATACGGTTAAGTAAAACAGGTTTCACTAATCCAGCAGGATTTTGTGTTGCCATACTAGTAGAACATTCAGTAAAGAATGAAATGCATCATCGGGTAATAGTGATCATGGGTGCTAAGAATACCACTCAAAGAGTTGACATAGTAAAACGAATGATGTATCATGTAACGTATGGAGGCACAGAGTATGACGAAAGAGTTTGATAAGATTATGGATCGCATCAAGAATCTTACTGAGTATGAGGTAATGGTGCCATTTCCTAAAGAGTTTGAGTTTGGTGGTCCTGTACCGTATGATATGAGTATATCTGGTGATAAAGCATTTGTAAAAGTTATTGCAGAATCAATAGAAGAGGCAACGTTTAAAGCAAATGAATATTTTGAAAGCAAATACAAATAAACCTTGGATGTCCAATGAGTATGAAACACCCATTCCTGAGAACGAGGAAATGTGGTCGCAACGGATAATTGATGAAGTTATAGAAGATTTGTTTAATGAAATGGATGAGGAAAATAATGGCAACAAAAAAGAAAAAGATTGACAAATTAATTGAAGTACCAAAAAATAGTACCATCACAGTGTATCCGGAACCAATTATTAATCAGGTATTTCCTACGCCAGTATCTTTCAGCAAATTACATCGTAAATTTACTGATGATGAAATTGCTTTCATTCAAAAATGTTCACAGAATGTAACAAAAAATACTGGCAATACTACTAGCGTAGATCGATACGTGCTGGAAGATCCTGTAATGTCGGGAATAAAATCATTCATTCAATTCTATGTGAATCATTATATGACCAACATAGAATCGCCATATAATCCTGTTGAAGCATATATTACACAATCATGGTTGAACTATACAAAACCAGGTGAGTTTCATCATAAGCATGAGCATCCGAATAGTTATATTTCAGGTGTATTGTATATCAATGCTGATCCAGAGAAAGATAAAATCTATTTCTACAAGAGTGGATACAAACGCATTTCATTACCCACAAATAATTTTAATCCATTCAATTCTGACTCATGGTGGTTCTCTGTTGGTACATGTGATATGGTACTATTTCCTTCATATCTAACCCATATGGTAGAACAAACAGAAAGTGCCGACACCAGAATCAGTCTATCATTCAATACATTCCTCAAAGGTTATATTGGTGAAGAGAATAGTTTAACATCATTACATACCGGTCAACCTGTTGATACTTCACAATGGCGTAAGACCGAAGTTGATAAACCAAGAGATGGATTAGGTGGTTCAATCTAACTGGCGTTAGTATAATGGATAATACAGAGGATTTCTACTCCTTTAATGTGGGTTCGATTCCTACACGCCGGACCAAATATATTATAGGGTTATAATGGCTAAAAATTCAATATTCTCAGTACCATCAAATTCAACAGGAATTTATAGTATACCAGTTGGTGTTGGTGGCGGTGGTGGTACCAGTATGGGTGATTTAAATAGAATACCACCATATATGATTCAAGATGTTGTTGACCATCAAATTACAGGTCAAACATTATATGTTGAGCACACATATACAGGAGATGTTGGTGATGGTCGTTATACAGAGGATAACATAAAACAATTATTGATGGATAAATTGGTAGTTGAAATGTACAAAGCAAATCACATAGAGTTCACACGTATGGAAAGGCATGAAACAAATGAGATGGTATTTCGTGCTAGAATTCATGTGGTGCCAGATACCCAAGTCCGTATTATTAGGGAGATAAAAGATGCAAGAAAAACAACGTAAATCACTATGGAGGAAGCGAAAGTTTCCAAATAGATAACAAAAAACGACACTCCGGTGTCGTTTTTTTACAACAATGCCACTATTTCTTGACAATCTTGCCGATATCTGTCATAATAAGAACATAGAAGATTAGATAGAAAGTGAGTTTGATATGAGAATAAAAACAGATTTTGATTTGACCGAATTGTGCGGTTGGATCGGTATGGTGTTGATACATGCAGCAACCTTACCAACAAGTATTGGTGTGATTCTAGGTTATAATGATAGACTTCCACCTGTTAGTATGGTGTTGATGGTCTGGGCAGGTTTGTTTCTGTTTTTGATTCGTGCATTAGGTAGGAATGACAGACTGTATATTATAAGTAATGCAGTTGGATTTTTCTTCAATAGTGTATTGTTAGCATTGATAGTTTTTAGATAGGAGATTATATGAGTAAAGAAATGTTTGGTATGTCCGAGAGTGACATCCGTGAGCAGTATATGGAAAGCATTACCGCAAGATTTAGTGGGTTAGAGATGGTGGTTGCAGGTATCCTGAGTGATTGTCAGGAAATGATATCAATGAAGAATCCTACAATCCCTGCTCCTAACACCGATGAGTTTATTCGCAAGCAGTTAAATGTAGCTAAGTTTATCTTGTTTGAGATGATGGATGCTAAGCGTGCTAATGAGTCGAAGTACATTGGGGAGGCAGCGTAATGAGTTTGAGAAAATGGGATGAGATGTCCCTTTTGGAGCAGTATGCCTGCATCTATTCAGACAGGTTCAAAGATGCCTATGGTTTTCGTCCACGTGGCAATGAAACACAGGATTGGAATGAGATACAGTACCTTGCCGAGTTTGCAAGATTGAATGAAATAGTTGCCAGACAGATTGCAGAGGAGTATTAATGTCAAGATTGAAACTTTTTGTTGTTGCTGGTAACTATAAAGAGTTCCAAGACTTTGTTATCAAAAAGAGAATGAAAGGTTTTAGTTATGATTTTATATACATTTCTGGTGCCGAGATGCTACGTGGATTGAGTACCATACGGGGGTTCTATATCGGTACGTACAGGAACCGTCCAGACTGGCCAGAGATACGGGATGCTATAGCCATTATCAAAGTGAAAGAAAACCACGTGGAAGAGTCTCTGGATGATTAATAATTTGACAATGGTTGACAAACCGAACGGGTTAGATTACAATCCTTATTGTGATGATTTTATTGGAGATGTTGAAATGATAACTGTTAGCGAAGATGAAATTAATGCATTGGCTGCCGATTTGGCGGCCATGAGTATTGAAGATGAAATTGATGATGAATATGAAGCTTTGATGGATGCATTATATGCCGAGCATGAGGCAAGAATGCACGCCGCCAATAGTTATGATAATGATGCAATCGCCTACGGAGAGATGATATGAATGTAAGCAATGAATTGGCTACGGCCTTGATCGGTTTGAAAGATGTAATCGTGGCAGACTATGCCAAGTTCCTTAGTGATTTAAATTGCTTGGAAAAAGATAAGTTCGGAATTGAGTTTGAGGCAGGTAGCAAGTATGTAAAGGTTGTCAGTATTTCTGCTGGTGGTAGCCGCTCGGTACACTGCTTTGTTGAGAAAGCAAACGGTAATATATTGAGAGCCGCAAGTTGGAAATCACCAGCACGTAATTTTATACGTGGTAATGTGTTTGACCAATCATCCTACATTAACCGTGTTCGTTGGACTGGTGTATCATGAAGTTGTGTAAAGATTGTGCCTTTTTTAGTGCAGAAAATGAGGAGTGTAATAACTCCTTATCCATACAAAGTCATGACCTTTTATATGGCAATCATTCGAAAAAGAGTGCTAAAGCCATGCGTGAAGATATTGACCGATGTGGTTTCAGTGGTAAACTATTTGCAGAAAAAATTATATTGAAAAACCAATCCAATTTTGTTGAAGGATTAGTATGAAAATCGTATTAACAATAATGCTCCTATCATTGGCAGCATGTAATACCGCATCTGGTGTATTGTCAGGTGCAGGTAAAGACCTACAAGCCGCAGGTTCATGGATGAGTCCAAAAGAATCGGTGCCCTTGAAATAAATAAGGCACTATGACCGATGATGCTGACGACCTCAAGAAAAAACTAGAAAAACACAAACCCAAGAAAAAACTGGATATTGCAGCCGGTTTACTTGAAGGTGCCAAATCCTATGAGGGTAAGTTGGAAGCGGTCAAAATTATTGCAGAGCGTGAAAAAGATCGTACCTTGTTATTGATTAAAGGATTGATCAATAGTGAAGAAAAGAAAAAATGAAAGACCTGCTAAACCTATTGCCTAAGTTATTAGAGATGATGCCAGGGGTTGTGAAATTCCTGAAGTATATTCCTATTTTGATGGTATTGGCAGGCATAGGTTACGGTGTATTCTATTGGTCACAAAATTACAAAGATCCATTTAAATGCGTTAATAATGAGATATATCAGCAAGTCCGTGTAGATTCTAATGTGTATCAATTTGTGGGTGGTTATTGTGTTGAGGGTGTTGATGAGCGAAAATAAAATAATGATTATATTATGGTCTGGATTGATTTGCCTTGTTCCTATACTGGTGTTTGGTCTATATCATGAGCGAACTGAGCATGCCAAACAATGTACCGAGGCCAATGGTACACTTATCTCCACCAAAACCGATTATATTTGCATCAAAACAAAGGCAATAATTCCTCTCAAATGACATGGTTTTTAGTTGTCATTTTTCAAATAACCCTCACCCTTCTAGGTATTGTCATTACTGCAATGTCCTACGAACTACCTTTTGTCATTCCGACAACGTTGCCTCCTAACAACACTCCTTCCATACCTCTTGACAATCTGCCCGAAATCAGCGATAATAGACCTATTGATGATGAAGATTGGGAGTAATTAAATGAGAGAAAAAGTCCGAGTTATTGTGAATGGTGTATCGTTCTATACAACCAAGGCACAAATCAAGCGTGGCGTTGGTGACAATGCATCCATTAACTATTTTGTCCAGTTGGCACTAGAAGAGTGCATCCGTGACGGTATCAAAGGTCTAGGTCGTACTTATCGCCAGTATGATGCGAAGATGAAGTTCACACCGCTTAACCTGCAAATTAACCTATAATTCTGGAGTTTATTATGGCATACGTATCCCAAGAGTTGAAAGCGAAAATCGCACCGAAGGTCAAGGCGATTCTGAAAAAATACAAAGTCAAAGGTTCACTAGCCGTTAATCACCACTCCACATTGGTGCTGAATATCAAAGAAGGTGCCTTGGACATGTATCAGGATTTTGCTAAGTCCGAAGATGCCGAGAAATTCGGTATTCAAGTGAACCCATACTGGTACAAAGAGCACTTTTCTGGCAAGACCAAGGCATTCTTAAGCGAAGTGATTCCTGCTATGAATGACGGCAATTGGGACAAGTCAGATATCCAATCCGACTATTTCAACGTGGGTTGGTATATCTCCGTGAATATTGGTAAGTGGAACAAACCGTACCAGTTGTCAAAATAACATGGTTGACAAAGTACCGACAATCGGTTATAATAGAGTCTGAATTGATTAATACGGAGAAGCAAATGATCCAATATATTACTGATGGCCGCAACGGCAAAAATGAACGTGTAGTCCTCTGGCGCACCGGCGAGTACACCTATGAGTTGGAAATTGCCGGTAAGAACCTGAAATTCTATGAGACCGAGTTTGGTGATGCCATAGGGTACTTTGATGCCGCTGTAGCCAACTACCAAGATTTGGAGGCAGTATAATATGACCAAAGTATTCATTGTGGTAGAGCGGAAAACATATGATGCCTACCGAGGAAGTGATACTATAATGCGTGTATTTGCCAATTACAAAGATGCCGTGGCCTATGCTGATGAATTGACCGCACAACAAAATGGATTTGATTATGACGTACTTGAGCGTGAGGTATATTAATGGAAACCTATAATTTTTGGTATGAAACAAAGGGCGGTTACACCTTTGAAGAAAAACGATTAACCAAGAGGCAGGCAGTGATCCGTTACAATAGACTGGAAAAGAACTACAATCCCAATATCAAATCCTTTGGATGGGGTGTAGAACAAAAACCAATAGACCTGAATAAACTGATGGAAGATTATGCCCAAGTTTAACACAAAAACCTATACAGAATCCATTGAGTTCATAGGTAAGATGGCAACCATACCTAATGCCAATGTGGACTCTGAGATAGCGACCATTGCCTTTATATTCAACCAAGACCTGTTTAAGGTAGGCAAGGACGTGATACGATTCGCACGAAAATGGCAGAGACTATTGGATAAAGATTACATAGCCAATGAAGGATAACCACCAATTTGTGTAGAATCGTGCAATAATCCCATAGGACGTATACTGCTGAGTCACAAAATATACTCTGCAATCGCACTAGTCTGGATGGTGTGAAAAAGTGGGATAAAGTGTAAATTAGTGTCACCGCATAATCCCATGTTGTCAACTGAACAACGCCGCACATACCCGCATACCCGCATACCCGCACTGCATCACCGTTGCGTCCTTACAACACTCCACAAACTGGTTGACAATCTTTGCCTAATCCACTATAATGAAGTCTGATTGATTGAAAGAGGTAAGAAAATGTTAGTTCTAGAGTGTATTGCGTTTTTAGTAACAGTGGCGATTTTGATAACCCCTGCGACCGGAGAGTAAAATGGAAACGATTGAGATTATTTTCGTTATTGCAACTATTTTTGGTGGTGCCTACATTGTCTGGGACGCTCTGTATGTTTAATGTTCTTTTTGCAAGTGGTCGGATCATGGAGTTCGGTACCGTTGACATTGCGACAATATACGCTACTGCCTATAACGGAACACTATTACCGACTATGGGGCTTGACAATGCCGTGGATAACGACTATAATGCTTGTGTGGTGAATGATATGGAGAAAATATGATTACCAGAAAAGAAACACTGAATGAGATAGCCACTCTAAAGGCCAAGTTTAATCCTGGTGTGTACGCTAATTGGGACTTGATTGTAATTGATTCGATTGCCAAGACACTGAACCTTGCTGCTGCTGATGTGGCTGCTGCTATTAAGGCGTTTAAATTATGAATGATTGGATATTAGAAGGTCAGAGAGTCAGAGCCGAGTACCATGGCTTATTCCCAGTAGAGGGTACAGTGACAGAATCCAGAGTAACGTATGGTGGCGCAGTGAAGCACACCGTTGTATTACCAGAGCCTGTGATGATCTATGGTGCACTCCGTGATACCCTTTTGTTTTATGCTGAGGATGTGGAGGTAGTAAATGGCTAAAGCCAAGTTTACACAAGAGCAATTGAATGCAGCTGTTGCTGAGTTCTTTGCTGATGAAAATTTGAGTATTGAATGGGGTTTGCGGCCCGCTGTGGGACTGCATGGAGCAATAACTGTTTACAATAAGGTAGAACAAAATGGCACGGATGAAAGACCAAGTAATTGAGATATTAGAGCTCTGGATGGAGGGTTACACCTTCGCCAGAATTGCAGGAGCTACAGGCCTTACACCTGAAGTGGTTCAGTATGTCATTGAGCAATACGGTGAGGACGTGATAGCATAGTGTAGCAATGCTGTGATGGCTGTGGTCAAAACAGCATTGCCACTATAAAAAGGAGTCCTCTAGAAGTATACTGCTTTATCCAAAGAGAACTCTTACGCACGACTTAGCACGTTTCAAAATTTTTTTCCTGGCCAAAAACGCTGTCCAGAATTTTTTTCGGAGGAAATCCAATGATAAAGTTCATTCTAAGTAAAAATGAGATAGCACTGCTCTATGATGCGTTAGAGGCCTATAAGATGCCGGATGATAAGGATAATCACTGTCAGATGGATTTCAATAGCAAACTTGATATGTTGATGGATTTTACCACATCATTCGAATTGGCACTGTATCCCGAAGAGTACGCATAATATGACAACTTTCACACAACCACTGCACCGTGCTGAGCCATTCTCTGTGGATCAGACTGCACCGGATCCAGAATATACACTGTGCATTTCAAAGCCTCTGACCTACGACCAGTTGGGTGATATGTACCAGAAGGCCACTGGGAATTCTGCACGGTCAAAGTCACTGGATTTTGTTCGTGAATGGGCAGAAAAACATGACCAATGGTTCTATGTCTGCCCTATAGATACAACCATTCACAAGAAAGGGTATGCTAAACCCTTACCTACTGGTGGTACTGGATCTGCTTGACAAACTACTGAGAATATACTATGATTGATTATTATACACTGAGGCGTATAGCACGGTTCAAATCATCCGGGAATGAATGGAAGATAGAAAGACTGGCTGAGATTGCTGCTGATCGTGTGAAGTCTCGGGAAAATGGTACCTACGACACTCGCAAATTTAATATTGTGTTTGCGGCGATGATTATAGATATCTGTATTGATCTTGTGGAAGATGGAGTGGAATATCGTGAACCGGCATCCCACTATGGAAATAAAATTCGTGAACACTTTGAAATGAAAATTGAAGATGAGTGATTATAAACCGCAGAATTCGCTGTTGTGTAAACTAGGTACCGATGCAGGTCTGCTGAATTATATTGAGCATGAAACGCCTCGGGAATATTTTATGTCATCATGGGCAACCGAAGAGGATGTCTTTACATTCGCTGAGACAATTATTCGTATCTGCGCTGATATCGCTCTGAAAGAGAATCATGATCCGTATGAGTGTATACTGAAACATTTTGATTTGGGTCCGACTGAGACTGTTGATGAAACTCTACGGAGGCGGTCTACTTACTATGGAAGCAATCCATGAAACCAGAACTACAAAAAAAATTAATTGAAAAATATCCCAAACTCTACAACCAAGAATACTTTTGGGGTTTTGAGTGTGGTGACGGATGGTATGATTTGATTGACCATCTCTCCAGTGCGATTGATACATACACGAATCCGATATCCGAGTTTAATGTTTTTAACGTTGGGGTATCTCAAGTCAAAGAGAAATTCGGTACGCTGCGATTCTATGCTGACAATACAGACAGAGTGATTGATGGTATGATTTGGCTCGCTGAACATATGTCGGCGCATACCTGCGAAACTTGTGGTAATCGTGGTGAAACACGGAATGGTTCGTGGTTGGTAACACTTTGCGATCTCCATCATGATATGAGATTGGAAAAGGAAGCAGAATGATAGTTCTAATATTGGTGCTGGTATTTCTATTTGCTGGTGAACCTGACCTATGGGACAATCTCCATGAATGGGCTATGCACGTAACTATGGTAAATAAGGATTGTAAATGAATAATCGATGGAATGAAATAGCATACAAATGTTGGAATGAACGAAAATCCGGCAGACAGTTCGACCAAGAGATGTTTGCCAAGTTGATCATTGACAAATGCCTACAACAATGTTATAATCGTGGTATGAATGATGAATTGTATGAAGGTCAGTTGCAAGCAGCTGCATATATTGAAGAATACTTTGGAATACAAAATGAAGCATAGGTACACGGATACACAAAATCGTACACTAATTGAGGGATAAAAAATGAACTTTGCATTAATGATTTATACCGTGGTTGCTATGTCCGGTCAAAACGCATCATTGGTACAAGCACATGACTGGCGTCCTCTAACCACACACTATACATTAGAGAGTTGCTTAAATGCCGCAAAAATTATGGGTATTTCATCTGAACGTTTTCGTTGTGTTCCATCAAAATGATAATTCTCGTTAGTATATTAATTGGTATTATTCTATGGGCAATGTCTGATGTTGCATGGGAAGAAGGTCGTCCAAAAATGGCATGGACGTATTTGTTTTTATCAGCACTGAATGGTGCTTTGGTATTGAATGCAATATTATAGGAGAACATATGATTAAAAATCTAATTAAATTTATGGATAATTTGATTCAGTATCGTCCATTTCTGGATGTGGCACTTCAGATGTTTTTTTGGCTACTGTTAGCAGCAGCAACATGGACTAAGAATTATGAGGACATGGCAATTGCAGCATGGTGGATTATTCTACTAGAATTGGTACAGGTGAACGATAATCTGAAAGCACTTAAAAAGGACAAAGATGAATCCTGGTTTAATGAATAAACTAGCACTTGCGGCAGGCGGTGCTAACTTTCCTGAGGTATTCAAACAAAATCAGGAACAGTACACCAAAAAAGTGTTGCAAGAATGCTACAAATTATTTCAAAATTCGCAACATTTGTCAAATGACTATCTGGCCATGGATTTACTTTTTGATATCCAAATGCATTTTGATATTGATTTGACAACTAAGTAAGTGTTGCCAAAATACAACACTGGTTGACAAAGCAAGCGTAAACAACTATAATTAGTTCTGTTGAGTTGATGAAGAAAAAAACGGAAATAAACGATCCGTCTCTGAAAAGAGTTTAGCAAGGGTTTGGTGTGGTAATGACTTCGGCACCATGTAACAGTCAGTTCTTTGTTAGTTTTAGATCAGATGGTAGACAACTACCCAATGGTTGTAGGTGACGATGGGCTTTATAGGAACCTTCACTTTTTATGCACCGTTCGTCTATCGGCTAGGACACCGCCCTTTCACGGCGGGAAGAGGAGTTCAATTCTTCTATCCCCTGCCAATTATGGTATCACGGAGGATTGGCCGACCGGTTAAGGCAGCGGGTTGCTAACCCGTCATTCAGAAATGGGTGAGTAGGTTCAATTCCTACATCCTCCGCCAGAATAACTTGAGTTGTGGCAAGTATAGTCCACAAACAGGAGTGTAACCTGATGAATACAGAACATAAGTATTCAACGTGATGAGCCTTGTTTGACCGGTGAGTTTAGGCAGGAAACACATAACGAAACGGCAAGCGTAAAACGTGACCACAATCGCTTAGGTGGTTTTAAGTTTACAGTGTAGTAGTTTTAAGTTTACAGTCTCGGTGTGGTGTAATTGGTAGCACGTAAATCTCCAAAATTTGTAGTTGCGGTTCAAATCCGTACATCGAGGCCACTTGACAATTCAAAAATTCTATGCAATCATATATTATGAATACAAAAATGTGGATTGACCCACCAGCGGGTTGGAAGTATGGCTTCCCAAAAGTGTATGATAAGTCGGTTGACGGCGATTGCACTGCATGGATGCTAAAAAACGGTTATCCGCAGAGAGAAATTGACTCTTGCGGTAATCATTTTCATGTACGAATGTGGGATTATACCGATGAAAACGAAAAAACTGAAAAAACCTCGTAATTTTGTTGCTAAAGACCTCTTTACAGCAAAATATTCCATGAAAGTTGAAAAATCCGATGCGATTTTTTATAAACGTGCAGCAGAAAAACAGAAAATAGAGAAAATTTATGGGTTTTTTTAAGAAAAAAGAAGTTCCTGAAGTAGAAATTGAAAATCCTCATGTCAGTGAAGAAAAATATGACGGTTTTTACTTTGTTCCTGACTATGAGGACTTTGAAGATAACATGAAACTAGCATTTTTCTCATTTAAAGATGAAATGAAAGATGCAAAACCGATAGAATCATCATCCGTAGGCGATAAATTTCATTTAGCGTTCTTTACGTCAGATGAAGATGGTGCTCCTACATTTCAAGATTCATTTGAAGCAATTTTAGCGGATCCAGTTGTGTATGTCAAGAATATGGTCGGCACTGGAATGTCAGGATGTATATTACGTAAGACAGAAAAGTCGGATGAGTGGTGGACTGACTATTTGGATTATGTAACAGGCGGTGTTTTTAAAGAAAAAGTGAAAGCAGCATTTTCTAATCTAGCGGAGTAAATTATGAGTGAAAATAATTTTGTAGGTGAGTCAAAAGAAGCAAAGAAAAGCCGTAAATGGTTAACCAATCTTTTAAATGAATATGTCGTTGAAGTTACATTCACGAAAAAAGATGGAACCGAGCGTGTAATGAATTGCACACTGCTGGAAGACTATTTGCCCGAAACTACAGGTGTAGGTCGTTCGGCAAGTTTTGATGCTGTATCAGTTTATGATGTTGACAAAGAAGATTGGCGTTCATTCCGCTGGGATTCTATCAAAGCAGTAAAAGTTGTCGTGGAGTCCGAAAATGCCTAAGTATATTGTCGAGCAGTTGATGACATACCGTAATGTATATGTTGTTGAAGCGGATAATGAAGCAGAAGCGACTAAAGTTGCGGAACATGCCGATGATAACTGGCAGAAGTTCCTTGGCACAACGAATATTGATATCAATGAATATACCGAAGAACGAATTGCATACTTTAAAGGAAAAGATTATTTCTGGAACGGTTGTTCATATGTTGATTCTGATGGATTTATCGCATATAGATATCCAAACGGTGATACAAATGAACCGAAAGAAATATTAGTTAAATAAAAAATGCGGGATTAGTTTAATGGTAAAACTTGAGATTTCCAATCTTACGTTGTCAGTTCGATTCTGGCATCCCGCTCCAAATTCTATATTATGACAAAAACTTGGACATTAGAAGTCAAAAAAATGATGGTGACTGATGACTATTACGTTGAGTTTCCAGAAGAGGTATTAGAAGAAGCAGGATGGAAACCTGGTGATACTTTGAAGTGGACAGATAAAGGTGATGGTTCATGGTCATTAACAAAGATTAATGAAAATACTGAGGACAATCCCGATGAGAAATGATTAAATAGAGTAGCAGTACAAACTTAGGAGAAAACTATGAAGTGGACTACACCATCAGCACAAGATATGCGTTTTGGTTTTGAAATCACAATGTACATCGCAAATCGTTAAACAAAAGAGACCTTAGGGTCTCTTTTCAATTTCACAGTCAATCCATTTTAAATTATTGTACTTTTCATATAACCAACCACCTTTAGGCAATAAGCAGCGACCTAATTCTGGCGAATGTTCTATTCGTACCTGAACAACTGCCCAAACTAACCAAACGAAATAAATTATAAAAGTTGCACCTATTCCGTATTTCCATGCTTCACATTTTATTTTATTAATTCTTTTTCTTTTTAGTATTGTTGCTTCTCTTTCCTTTTGCATTTTAATACGAATAGCAACACTTTGTTCTTCTTGAATTTTTTCCATCATTGCTTCAACTTTGGTATACAAAGCACCTAATTCTGGAGGACATTGATATACCATAATTTCACGAAGTTCTGCTTGCATAGCCTGAAGTTTAGTTTGCATCAAAACTCTAGATAAGGCACGTTTACCTACGCTATGTGGTCCATCATAAACTTCATATGCATGACTTTCTTCTTCTTCAAAGATAGCCATGCAAGTAGCCATATTTTCAAAGTAAGCACCTAAACTTTCACCGATTGCTGTATATACATCATCAGGTTGTTTTTTGCTTAGTTCTATTACACGATTTTTTTCTTGTATGTACTGATTATGTTCAGCAACGGTAGGAGGACGATCTTTGTGGGCAGAATGGAATTGTGACTCAAGGTCGCCAAGAATACCCTTAACATCACTTGCTGCGGATGCTATTTCTTTGTAAAGTTTACACCCTTGCTTTACGGCAGCAACTGCACCATTTGCAAGGGCAAAGAGGGTAATTGGATCCATTTATCCTTTTAGTAATCTTTCGTATGAGAAACATAAAAAAATTCAAAAAAGACAATACTTGACAATCACGGTCTATTTATGTTATGATGCTGGATCCTGAACTAAATATGTGCCTGAGGGTATTATGAGTAAATCAATTGACATTAAAGCAATCTTATCAAATAACAAAGAACCCAAGTTTTCGGGTGAGTTGTCACAAACAGAACTAACTCAAACGCTGAGTTGGTACGCTCAAAATCGTGATAGTAAAGATGCAACAAAATATGCTATCGAATACTTCAAAAAGAAACTCAAAATCCAAGCGCCTGACGGTTTAAAATCACAAGCTCCTACCTTCGGGTACATCTGTCGGATTGTCAGTCTAGGAGGCGTCCTAAACGATTCCAACACCAAGTGGTTTGAAGATACTATTGAGGAACTGAAAAATGCAAAACAACCTGTTGCAAAAGTTGTCAAAGTTGCAAATGTTGTATCAATTCAAGATCATATCAAACGGAAAGCAGGTGAGTGTATCGCAGAATTAGAAGGCCAAATTGACGAATTAATAATTACTAAGTTTTCTGCTGATGTTTCACCTTATGCAATGATGAATACTTTGGAAATAAAAGGTGCTCATACTAAATTTGTAATTGATCACTTTAAAACACGCCGAGCAGAATACGATGAAGTTTTGACAACTATAGATTCGGTTATGAAAGAAGGATATTCCAACTTTACAAAAGTGCAACTAAAGAAATTAGTGGCATATTGTGATCAAGTAATCGTTGACGGTATGAAACTTGCTGGTGAAGCGGTGAAGTCTCGTAAGCCAAGAAAGCGCAAAGTAAAATCGGCAGAACAGTTGGTAAGCAAAATGAATTATGCCAAAGATTTTGCTGAACTGAAATTAGTATCTGTTGATCCTAAAACAATTGTCGGTGCAAATCAATTGTGGGTGTACAATACCAAAACACGTAAACTTGGTGTATACATTGCTCTTGATGCTGCTGGACTAAGTATCAAAGGTTCAACGATACAAAATTTTGCTGAAAGTAAATCAATTTGTAAAACGATTCGTGTACCAACAACGACAAGAATGAATGAAGTGCTAAATGCAGGTAAAGTTGCATTACGTAATATATTAACTGATATTCGTGCCGCTGAAGGAAGGTTGACAGGCCGAATTAATAATGATACAATTTTATTGAGAACAGTGAAATGATAATCTTTGACTTTAATCAAGTGGCAATCTCGTCACTTATGGAACAGATCGGTTCTTCCAAGAAACCTGTGGAAGAAAATTTGGTACGTCACATGATTTTAAATGTGATTCGTACCTACGTGAAGAAATTCAAAGAGACACACGGACCGGAAGTTGTGATTGCTTGTGATAATCGGAATTACTGGCGCCGTGACTTTTTTCCACAGTATAAAGCATCCCGCAAGAAAAGTCGTGATGCATCTGGTCACGATTGGAATTCTATCTTTGAGTGCCTACATAAAATCAAAGAAGAATTGAAACTATATTCACCTTATAAAGTGATTGATATTGACACCGCAGAGGCAGATGATATAATTGCAGTATTGACGATGAAATATGCAGCTCACGGTAAAGTGATGATACTTTCGTCAGATAAAGACTTTGCACAATTACAAAAGTTTCCTAATGTTGAACAATTCTCACCAATACTGAAAAAGTTTATCAAAGAACCTCTGCCACATGTACAGTTGAAACAGATGATCATTCGTGGTGACAAAGGCGATGGTATTCCAAATATTATGTCACCTGATGGTGTATTCGTTGATGGTGGTCGTCAGAAACCTATTACAGAAGCAAAGATCATTGTTTGGCTAAATCAAGAACCAAAAGAATTCTGCAATGAAGATATGCTACGCAATTACAAACGAAATGAATTACTAATTGACCTAACACAAATACCTGAATTATTGCAGAAAACTATCATAGATACATATGAAAGCACCACTGTTAAAACAAGGCAGATTTTTATGAACTATATGATTGCTAACCGCTTAAAAAATCTATTGGAAATTATTGATGAGTTCTGAACTATTATATTCCGAAATATTGGAACAATTTACAAATGCACCAACAAAAGAGGAGAAATTAAATGTTCTCCGTAGAAATGATGATCCAAGATTTCGATTCTTCTTGGAACTAGCATTGAATCCTAATGTTGAATGGGATATTCAATTACCATACAAGTACCGACCGGCAGTAGAACCTGCCGGTTTAAATTATGCATATCTAGATACAGAAATGCCTAAAATGTATCGGTTCATGAAAAATCATCCTAATCGTCCAAAAGAATTTACGGCCGAAAAAACAACACCACAACTTCAAGTTATTTTAGAAGCACTTCACAAAGATGAAGCGGCTATTCTTGCTGATTTAATTCGTAATAAATTTAAAGTAAAAGGTCTAACTGCGACTTTAGTCAAAGAAGCGTTTCCTGGTATAAACATATGAGTAAAGGATCGAAACCAAGACCAATAGAAGTGCCAATGAAAAAATTTGATGATAACTGGGATGCAATTTTTAAGAAAAAGGTGAAACATGAAAGTAGCAGTAGTGACTCCAACAATCGCATCAAGCACACTAAAGAAGTGCATTGAATCGGTTGACAATCAAACTTATGAAGATTTAGTACATTACATTTATGTTGATGGTGAACAATATTTCGACACTGTTGATAAAGAAATTGTAGGCGCATCTAGAATTAGAACCGTTCATCTTGAAGAGAACGTTGGCAAAGGATGGTATGGTCATCGTGTATATGCAGCATGTGGTTTTCTTGTCAATGCTGATGTTATTTGTTATCTTGATGAGGACAACTGGCTTGAACCTAATCATGTTGAGACACTGGTTGAGAAAATCAAAGGCGGTGCTGATTGGTCATATTCACTAAGAAAGATTGTTGACAAAGACGGCGAATTTGTTTGTGAAGATAATTGTGAATCGCTAGGTAAATGGCCAGTATACTTTAAAAATGATCAGTATCACATAGACACATCATCATTTATGGTGAAGCGTGATGTTGCTATTCGTGTAGGTCAAACATGGTATGGTCAATGGGGTGCAGATCGCCAATTCTTTGGTGCATTGAAACAATACTTTCCAAACTTTGCATGTTCTAAAGAATATTCATTGAACTATCGATTAGATGGTAATGAGAATTCAGTCAACAAGGAATTTTTTGATAAAGGTAATGCGGAGAATGAGAAACAGTATCCGAATGGTTTTCCTTGGAAACAAAAAGGTGGAACAGAATATATTGTTGGTCCTGGCATAACAATTGTAGGAGCATAATATGAGAATTCTTGATACAGCACTTGAAGGTGTAAGATTAGTTCAACCTGTTGTATATGAAGATTATCATGGCACAAACTTTGAAACATATAATGAAACAAAATTTCGTGATGAGATTATATTCAACAATTTTGTAGTGGACAGCATTTTTACATCACGTAAACATACCCTTCGTGGTATTCACGGAGATAACAAAACCAGCAAATTGGTATCGTGTTTGTATGGTACGATTCATATGGTTATTATCAATCGTGATCCTGATTCGAAACAATACAATCAGTGGTTCACTACTACATTATCTGACCGTAATAAGTATCAATTGTTGATACCACCAAAGTTTGGTAATGGTTATTTGGTTATGTCAGATGAAGCAGTGTTCAGTTACAAGTTAAGTGAATACTATGACCGTGATTCACAGTTTACAATCAAGTGGAATGATCCGATGCATAATTTCTTTTGGCCTATTAAAAATCCTATTCTATCGGAAAGAGATGCATGAGAACAGCATTGGTGACAGGTGGTGCAGGTTATCTTGGTAGTCATTTAGCAAAAGCATTAAAGAAAGCAGGTTATAAAACAATTTGCTTTGATATAAAATCTCCACGCAACATGATCTATTGGGATCATGCAATACTTGGTGATATTCGTGATTTGATTTTAGAACGACCATTTAAAAGTGAAACGATTGATGTAGTATTTCATCTAGCGGGTCGAATTGAAGTTGGAGAATCTGTAGAACATCCAGAATTGTTCTGGGATGTTAATGTGGGTGGTACAACAAATCTTCTACAACTAATGAAAGAATACAATGTTAGGAATATTGTTTATTCTTCTACTGCCGGTCTTTATCGTTCTACTGGGACGACACTCTCAGAAAAAGATCCAATAGATGATAACAATCCGTATGCTAATAGTAAGTATGCTGCGGAATGTGCAATTCGTAATTCAACAATGAATCATATCATCTTTAGGTTCTTCAATCTTGCTGGTGCTGATCCAGAGGGTGAAATGGGTGAAATGCATAATCCAGAAACTCATCTGATTCCAGTAATGTTTGAAAATCTAAATAACTTCGTTATCAATGGTTCAGATTACAGAACACCAGACGGTACTTGCATTCGGGATTATGTACATGTATCTGATGTTGCTGATGCTCATGTTTCTGCTGACGAATATATGCAGACACGAATGGCAAATCAACCAACTTTATTCAATCTAGGAACTGGCAAAGGACATTCAGTATTAGAAGTAATTCAGGCAGCAATTGAAGAACTCAAAATACCTATTAATTATACATTTGGTCAAAAACGTGAAGGTGATCCACCACGCCTTGTTGCTATCACCGACCTTGCCAAAAAATACCTTAAATTCAAACCTAAACACAACTTAAAATCTATATTGAGAACAGCATATGATTGGCATGAAAAACAAAGACGAAATAACATTTGATGACCACAATCACTTTCTTACTGGTGAAGTAACCGGTGAAAGTGTAGAAAAAACAATTCGTTGGATAATGATGGGATCACAAAATCCATCACCAGAACATCCTATGAAATTGTATATCAATTCAGAAGGCGGTAGTCTAAACGATGCATTTGCCTTGTTAGATGTAATGCGTACTTCTCCTGTACCTATCGCTACTGTCGGCATGGGTAATTTAATGAGTTCGGCATTTATGATATTTGCTGCTGGTACATTAGGTAGACGAGCAATCGCCAGAAACACTAGCATTATGATTCATCAATATTCTTCCGATTATATTGGTAAATATCATGACATGAAAGCATATGTTGAAGAAATTGATACTATCAATCAACGAATGGTGGCAGAGTTGACACGAACTGGCAATTTGAGTGAATTAGAAGTAACAACCAAACTATTAAAACCGAGTGATGTTTGGATGTCTGCGGAGCAGTTGACAAAACTTGGATTTGCAGATATCGTTTTCTAGGAGAGTAATAAATATGTTGTCTGGTGGCAAGAAGTTTCAAAAACCTGAAAAAACCAAGTTTCGCAAAAATCGTGAAGCGAATGAATATTTACATAATGGTAAACAAAAACATCATGACAAGAGTCTATATCGACTTTTGAAACAGGAAAAAGACCATGTTTAAAGACCTATTACTTAAACGGATTGCGGTTTTAGAAGCAAAGATGGCCGCATCCGAATATGACAAAATTGAGTTAGAAAATCTCCGAAAAGAACTCGTCAAACTATCCGTACAGGACTTCGATGAAAGTCAACAGAACGAATCTACACAACAACTCCTCAAAGGATAGTGGTTTAATTGATCTCCTGTTTGTATAAATAACGAAATAGGAGATCAATTATGCCATTAACAAAAATAACTACAGATTCTATCCAAAATAGTACAATTATTGCGGATGACTTAGCAAATGCGTCCGTTAATGGCGCCAAACTAGATATAACTTCGGTTAGTGGTAATACCTTAGGAATCAAGTCTGTTTCTGGTAACAATATTGGTCTTGGTGCCGTTTCTGGTAACAATATTGGTCTTGGTGCCATCACATCAAATGTGTTGGCATCAAATCTAGCATTTTCAACTATCCGAGTAAATGAGACTGCTAATGTAAACACATCCAGTTCTGGTCCAAGCGGAACGATTAATATTGATGTTGCAAACAGCACTGTTTATGTTTTTGGTGCAAACTCTACGGCAAATCTCTCATTCAATCTTCGTGCAAATACAAGAAATACATTTGACTCAGTTATTCAAACGGGACAGAGTATTTCTGTAGCAATATTAGTTAAACATGGACTTAATCGTCATACGGCTAATCTTTTTATTGATGGCACTTTGCTTTCTGGTTACACAGTGCTGACTAATCAAGCTGGTTCATTTACAGGTAACAATATAATCTATGCAGGAAACACTCAACCCGCTTATGCGTCTTTGACTGGATCATATCCAGAAGTGCAACTTTTCAATTACTCAGTATTCAAAACTGCGGCAAACCAATACACTGTGGTTGCCAGTAACACTATATTTGGAATCGGATAAACTATGCCAATTTTAGCATCAATAGGTGCAGGCTCACTTGCATCATATGGATTTAGAAAAAGACTGTTAGGACAAACACCACTCACTATATTTAATGTAGTAGAAACTTTTAAATATACTAGAGACTGGACAGTACCTGATGGAGTTACTTCCGCAGACTATCTTGTTGTGGGCGGTGGTGGTAGTGGCGCTTACGGTGGCGGCGGTGCAGGAGGTTTTTTATCTGGAACGGGTACCGCATTAACTCCAGGCACACCGTATACGGTCACTGTCGGTGCAGGTGGTGCGCTTGCTGCTAATGGTACTAGTACAACTTTTGGCGCATATACTGCATTAGGCGGTGGAGGAGGAGGTACAAATGCTCCTGCTGGTGGGTCCAATGGAAAATCTGGTGGATCTGGTGGAGGAGGAGGAACGCAAGGGACTGCCGGTGCTTTTTTAGGAGGTTTGGGAACTCCGGGTCAAGGTAATGATGGTGGTGCTGGAACCTTTTTTGGTGCATCTTATGGTGGTGGTGCTGGTGGTGGAGGTGGTGCAGGTACAGCAGGCGGTAGTGCATATTCAATTGCACCTGCACCTCAACCTACACCAGGAATAATTTATGGTGGAAATGGTGGTGATGGATTAGCATCATCAATAACTAGCACACCAACATATTATGCTGGCGGTGGCGGCGGTCATACACGGGCTGGTGCAGGTGGTTCTGGTGGTTTAGGTGGTGGTGGTGCTGGTGTTTCACAATCACCAGCGCCTGCGTCTGCTGCTCTCTCTGGAACTCCAAACACTGGAGGTGGCGGAGGCGGCAGCGCAAGTTATACCAATGGGGGTTCTGGCATTGTCATACTAAGATATCAACGACCAAGTAATACAACATTGTTTTTTGCAAACTCAGGTTCATTTACTGTAGATTCACTTGTTGCTGGTATATCATGGTTAGTTGTCGGTGGTGGTGGTGGCGGTGGTGGAGGTCGTGCAGGTGGTGGGGGTGCTGGTGGTATAGCATATACTCCGTATGCTTCTTTTTCTTCATTTCCTACAGGATATAATCCATCACTAACAGGCACTGTTATTGTTGGTGCGGGTGGTGCTGGATCATCTTCTCCAACAACCGCAGGTGCGAATGGTGGTACAAGTTCCGTTTCTTTTGGTCCAGCAAGTCCTGGACCATATTTGTTTGATTTACCAGTAAGTGGACAAAGTTTGGGTACAATATTAGGATATGGTGGTGGAGGAGGAGGTGCCACTGGTCCTTCAGTTGCAGCATCGGCTGGAAGATCAGGAGGTTCTGGTGGAGGAAGCGGATCACTATCAATAGCAAATCCAGCAAATCCAGGTTTTGCAGGAAATGCAGGACTAGCATTGACTCAAGGTGAGGATGCTGGTGTGGCACCATACACTTCTCCTGCATTAGGAGTCAGTCCTGTAAATCCTGGAGTTCAAGGTTATTCTGGTGGTCTTGGTATATCAGCTGCATCACCATATGGATTATTGAGTGCAGGTGGTGGCGGCGGTGCTGGTGGTGCAGGTCAAAATGGAAACGTTCCTGCACCTGGAGTGGGAGGTGATGGTGGTATTGGAATTACAACTACGATGGCAGGTTTTGGTTTAAACTTGGCAGGTGGCGGTGGTGGAGGAGGTTACTCTCCTGTTGCTGGCGGTAGAGGAAGTACAACACCAAATTCTTATGGTGGAGGAATTGGTATTACAGATAGCACATTTACTCCACTTCAAATTGGTACGATCAATACTGGCGGTGGTGGTGGCGGTGGCGGACAAGTTTCTCCTACTATACTATCGGCTGGCGGCACCGGTGGTTCAGGTCTTGTGATTGTAAAGATATTCCGTCCACTTGAAGGTGTACAATTAAGTACATTTAATAGTGCAAATACAATTGTCATACCATCAGGTATAACTAAGATGGATTATCTTGTTGTTGCTGGTGGTGGTGGCAGTGGTGGTCAGTCTGCAAGTGGACCAGGAAGTCCATTTAATTCTGGTACTGGTGGCGGTGGTGCAGGTGGATTTAGAATAGGCACAGGACTTACTGTATCAACAGGTCAAGAATTTACTTTTTCTGTCGGTGCTGGTGGCGGCGGCGGTGGTAACGGAAGTAATAGTGGAATTTGGAATTCATCTCCAGGAAACGGTTTTTCTATATGGTCATCTGGAGGAGGTGCGGGTGGCGCTGGACAAACTAGTCCGACAAATCGTAATGGATACTTCGGTCAGTCTGGTGGTTCTGGTGGTGGCGGTGGCGGCGGTGGTGCTAGTCCGGTCGCCGCTCCTTCGCCGGCAGCAGGCGCATGGAATGGTGAGATAGGTGGATTAGGTAACTATGATCCTGCATCGCAATCCACAACACCGTTCAATCAAGGTAACGGAGGTGGTTACGGTGCTAATGCTTGGAGTGATCCGTTTTCTCCTGGAGCAGGAATTTCTAGTGGCGGTGGAGGTGGTGGAGCAGGCGCTGCTGGTGGCAACGGATATTCTTTTAACTTTCTTGACGTTTCATCAGGATATGGTGGAAATGGTGGAGATGGAGTATCTTCAGCAATAAGCGGCAATACTGTTTTCTATGCTGGCGGCGGTGGTGGTGGTATGTACTCACTTTCTCCATTTCCTGTTACTGGAGCATATCAAAATGGATTTTTTGCTGTTGGTGTTGGTGGTGCAGGTGGTGGTGGTAATGGTGGTGGAAGAGCTCCGTCTACTGGTATTTCTGGAAGTCTAAACACTGGCGGTGGTGGAGGTGGTGTTGCCAGAACTACTCTTACAGGAGGAGGTTCAGGAGTTATCATAGTCAAACTGTACAATTAATAGTGTTGTAAAAAAACAACACCACTTGACAATAGGCAGGGTTTTTAGTATAATGGTAATACTATGAAAACTTTGCCTATTGTCGGTTCAACAATTTCCATAAATTGTCAATATTACACTGGTTCCGTCAAGTTTGATGGTGTCGTGGTCAATCCATACCGTTGGTTATCTGCTGACGAATTCTGTTTACAAACTGACAACAAGACCTTTCCTGTGTCAGTTATCAATCTTGCAAATGTTGTTGATTTGAAAATACTTAACGGTTCAACAACAACCATCCGCAAGTTCAAGGTCAAGGGTTCTAAGAATGATGAATATTTGGTAACATTGTCAGGAGAACACTATTCCTGTTCTTGCATCGGTTTCAAATATTACAGTAAATGCAAGCATATTACAAAGGTAAAAGATAAACTTGCCTCTTGACAAAGGTATCACTACCTGATAGAATGATTATATTATGATGATTCACACATACCACAAATCAAAGAAAAAGAAAGTAACAAAAAAACAATTGCAAGACCGACAAGATTTTGAACGGTCTATCAATTCAATACCGTTACCTTCTGGTGCCAAGTTCCTTCCTACCAAGGTCAAGGTTCAGAAAAAGGCCTTGTTCACGTATCGTGTACCACGTGACATTGTACGAGCAGAATCTTTACCTGACACGGTTAAGGGCGCTCTGACAAAGACTGGCATCATGAAAGATTACCACAAACTCAGTAAATCTGACCGTGAGATTGTGGCTGATGTAGCGTCCTGCACGGCTCCATTGCATAAAGGTAACTATACCTATGTTACCGAAGGCATGAATCCTGCAAGTTTCGGTCGGAAAAATGAGGTGTTATGAGAGGGCTTGACAAATGGCAACCTTCATGTTACACTATTATTTCTATTGTTAATTAGGAGTTTATATTATGGCACGTACTAAATCAGGCAATCTGCCTCCTTTTGTTAAACTTTTGACACTGTTACAAACAGGCGAAGTTGTTACTAAAGATGAAATCGAATCAAAACTCGGTAATGATATTTACACTTACCGATTGTCAACATACATTTGGCATATCAAGACCAACACGAAAGGTGTTGTGAAAGTTATCAAAGATGGTCGTATTGTCTCTGGTTATCAGTTGACTAATCCGGATGCAATCAAACAGTTTCTAATTGATGCTGGCGCAGGTAATTTTGTACCAGGTCAAACAACACTAAAACCTTCAACGGCAAAACTTGCTGCAGCATCTGTGAAATCACTCAGTGGTTTGAAAGCAAAACCTGCCAAAGCTGTAAAGCCAACTAAAGTTGCTGCACCAGTTGAAATTGTTGCACCTGTGATTGACGAGGTCGTTGAAATCACTGAATGATAAAAGTTTCGGGGGTGATGGCCATTCTACGCCTATATTTCATTAAACAACAATGACTGTCGTGAGACAGACACGTGCCCCCATTTTCTTTCTAAGGTGATCATGTCAAAATTTACAAATTGGGTTTCAAAGAAGTGGTCAGAGATTGAAGATCGTTCACTTAAAGCAATTGACTCTGCAAATTTTTACAGTGCATTATTTACTGAACGACAAAAGTTTTACATGGTAGTGATTGTTATGGCATTTCTTGCCATGGTTGGTGCAAGAGGTGCTGTTGAGTTTATTGGTTTTGTTTATATTATGAATAAGTTTACACCTGATGAGGATCAGAAATGAAAACGATTATCCCTTTATTATTATTGAGTATGCTTACGGCATGTTCAACTGCTACACTAAAAGATCCTGTGGCTAATCCACAAGGTCTGACTAATCCAGATTTGATTAAAGTTCAACTTGAACAAATTGCAAAACTTGAACGTGAGATGGAAAAACGTGAACAGGAATTGAAGTATCAGCATTTGAAAGAACTAACACAAATGCAGATACAACAAAAACAAGCAGTATCTTCTGGTCACACTAATTGCAAATTACTTTGCTTCTAGAATGAATATTTTTTACTTACACCATGATGTGCGAAAATGTGCAGAAATGCATGTGGATCGGCATTGTGTTAAAATGATACTTGAATATGCTCAACTTCTATCTACTGCTCACCGTATTCTTGACGGTGTTCTTTCTACTGGCGTCAGTCAATCTGGTCGGAAGAAAACTATATATGTTCTTGCCGATGACCGTGATACCGTTTTGTACTCTGCTACTCACGCTAACCATCCGAGCGCTGTATGGGTAAGGCAATCAGATAAAAATTATGATTGGTTGTTTGCTTTGTTTCAAGCATTGATGGATGAATACACTTATCGTTATGATAAAGTTCATGCATGTTCTAAGTTGGAAATGCATTTGGCTAAAATACCTAACAATATTCCATGGAAACCTTTTACTGAACCAACGCCTGCTATGCCTGATGATGTGAAGGTATTAAATGATTCAATTCTATCATACAGAAATTACTATATACAGAATAAGACACATTTAGCCAACTGGAAAAAACGTGATGTTCCAGAATGGTATATTACTAAATAAAATTATGCCAACCTACGATTTCGTAAACACTGAAACAGGCGAAGAATTTGAGGAGTTCATGAGCATTTCCGCACGTGAGCAATACCTCAAAGATAACCCAAAAATTCAACAAATGCTAGGAGCCACATCAACGGTTTCTGGCGTATCAATTACTGGTAAAATACCAGACGGTTTTAAAGAAGTTCTATCCAAAGTTGCCGAAAACCATAAAACATCTGCTGTTGCAAATGCACATGGTCGCAAGTCTATGAAAGAAATCAAAACACAAAACTTAGTCAATAAACATATCGGAAAATTTGGGCACTAATTATATAATGCTAACTTGCTGTTGTATATAAGGAGCATTTATGGCACGTAAAGCGGCACTAAAACAGGTCTATAGTAGTGAAGAATCGTTGGACTTTTCAAAACCAACTAATCGTTTGAAGTTAAGATTAGATGATATGAAAACATTTCAACCACTAACTGATAACCAGAATAAATTTTTTCAAGCATACAAACAAGGAGATTACTTTATAGCATTACATGGTGTTGCTGGAACAGGTAAAACATTTTCAGCATTATATAAAGCTATTGAAGAAGTATTGGATAAAAGTAATACGTTTGAGAAAATTATAGTTGTGCGCTCAGCAGTGCAATCAAGAGAGATAGGACATCTACCGGGTTCTATAGATGAGAAGATGGATATCTATCAGCAACCATATCGTCAAATATGCGAAACACTTTTTGGTCGCAAAGATGCATGGGATAGATTAGAGGAACAAGGTCATATTGAATTCATTTCAACATCATTTATTCGTGGTATGTCATTTGATAATGCCATTATTATTGTTGATGAAATGCAGAATATGACCTTTGAAGAAATTGATACTGTAATGACTAGGGTAGGTAATCAATCAAAGATTATCTGGTGTGGTGATTACAGGCAGACTGATTTGAACAAGAAGAAAAACGATGTATCGGGTCTATTGAAATTCTTTGACATTGCATACCATATGGGTGCATTCACTAGAATTGAATTTACACCAGATGATATCGTTCGTTCAAGTTTAGTTAAAGATTACATTTTAGCAAAATTGAAGTTTGAGGATTTAGCAGAAAAGGCATAATGAAAATATTTAATCATGTGAAGTTGCCGCAACTTGACTTTGACTTGAAAGCAGAAACAACCGAAAGTGGTAGACTCTATGCTACTCCCACAGGAGAAAAGTATAAGTCTATCACTACGGTACTTTCAAATCATAGCAAGCAAGCAATCATGGAATGGCGTGATCGTGTTGGTGCTGAAGAGGCAAACAAGATATCAACCAAAGCGGCAAATCGTGGTACCAAAATTCACAAAATCTGCGAAGATTATATCAACAACGAAATCTCTGAGATGAAGATGAAAACGTTGATGCCGAATTTAAAGGAACTATTCTTTAAGATCAAACCAATTATTGATGAGAAACTTGGTGATGTATATTCTCAAGAACAGGCATTATATTCACACCAATTGAGAGTTGCCGGCAGAGTAGACTTGATCGGTATGTGGAATGGTAAGTTATCGGTAATTGACTTTAAGACTTCTACCAAACAAAAAGAGGAATCGTACATTCAAAATTACTTCATGCAATGTACCGCATACGCTTTAATGTTTTCAGAGTTGACAGGAATGTGGATTGATGATATAGTAGTATTAATTGCTACTGAAGAAGGTGAATCGCAGGTATTTGAACGCCAGATCCATGACTATCGGAAACCTCTAATGAATTATATTGATAAATATGCCTAAAATAGGAGGTATTATGTTATCACTCAAACAATATATGGTGGAAGGTAATCCACTGGCAAGACTACATAAACACGCACAAGAAGGACGCCATTATGCTGTATTATCAGCACATCGTCCAGAAGGTGAAGCAACACCAGAACAGAACAAAATAAGGCACAACGAATTGAAGGATAAACTTACTTCGCTAGGTTATGCTCACAAAGAAGTAGAAGGACACTATGAGGGTGGTAAAGAAAAATCAATTATGGTACATGCTAGAGGTACAGGTGATGAACATGGTAAAACATTGTTGCATGATGTCAAGAAACTGGGAAAGCATTATAACCAAGATTCCATCTTCCATCATGACACAAAATCTGCTAAATTACATGGAACAAATGCGACAGGTTTTCCAGGTAAAGACAAAGAAGAGGGCGTTGGTAAAACCAAGTTCAATAAACCTCATGCGCCATTTCAGACTGAGACTAAACCAAAGTCTGATAAACCATTGAAAGCAGGAAGAACTAGCAAAGGGTCGGCAAGATTTACGACAGAGTGATATATGAATAAAAAAGAATATGATGAAAAGTTTAAAGAATACTTAAAAGAAAAGGGACCAAATCCAGGTACAACGTTTTTCGGTGCTTGGGGTTGGTATGCAATGATGAAAAATAAATTTAATGATGAATTGAAAGAACAAAATGGACAAAATGGAACAGAAGAAAGAGTATAAAACAACACTCGATCATTTTGAACGTTGGTTTGATATAGCGTTACGATTTGGTTGGGCATTGTTTATCTATGTTGTGGTTACTGGCCATTACATTAGATAGTAAAGAATTGTTGTAATTCCTTCAAAGTAAAGGCATTCTGGACGAGGGTTCGATTCCCTCCATCTCCACCAAAAGCATATTGTATAGTGTGTTTCTGATGGGGATGACCTGGTTTCGACAGGGTGAAATAGCAGAGAAGGCAACACGATAGGCGATGATCGTTAATCAAGCAAAACTACAAATGCAAATGACGCATTTTATGGTGAAGATCGCCTAGCAGCGTAACTCACTTGGGGTTTAGGGAGTGTCCTTATTAACCAATCACTCCCACCAAATTCTATACATTATGAAAATCTATAAGTCAAATTATCGTAGTCATTGGATTTCTCCATATGTTATATTGGAGAAAGTTTTCTTTTGGCGTGAGATTGATTATGATGAACCACTCATTGAAAAACTTTCCAACTTCCTCAATCCTTTTTCTGTAGCATGGATGAATTTTCTTGACTTTGTGCATCCACAAATCAATTACATAAAGATTGATCGTTGGGATACATGGTCAATGGATCATACATTAGCCGATATTATTCTACCAATGTTGAAGCAAATGCGTGATACCAAACATGGTTCACCTCTT